TTTAGTAGATTTTGGATATTATAATAAAATTTCTAAATTTTTACAATATTTTTATTATAAAAAATATAATAAAAATAATAAAATTATAATAAAAATAAATAAAAAATAAAATAAAAAAACTAATAATAAAATTTTTTATTATTATATATAAGTTATATAATTATTATATATAAGTTATATATTCTGTGCCAGATTTTCGTACAGAACAGAAAGAGTAGTAGCCTTATGTGTAGGGGTAGTATTCGGGTAAAGTAAAGAAAGAATAGTGGTAGGGTGGGTTTCGGGTATAATAAAAATGAAATTGTCAATAGATACCAATTTTACAATTACAAAATGAAATTGCTATAAGTGTAGGATCTTAAGTTTTAGTTTTTCGCGCGGCGGCGCCCGCAAGCGGGCGGCTTGCGCGGAACGCCCAAGGAGTACTGGCTCCTCCAGCGCCCAAGGTAGGCGTTATATTACAACAGTTATATAACGACCCTCTGGCCCGCCGGAAAGCAAAGTACATTCTTCTTCTTTTCTTTTCCTTTCCTTCCTTCTTATTCTTCCGTGCCACTTTAGTTTGCTGAAGTATAGCGCCTCCAGCATAGTAGTCTTGTGCCGCCCACAACATTAAGTCTTCTAAAATTTTTGTCTCCTCAAAATTTGACAAAAACTCAAACTTATGCTATACTATATATGTAAGGTAAGAAAAGGAACTTACCTCCAGCAGTATTAGCTGGGGACTGTTACTGTTGGGTGGCTGGAGGTAAGTTCTGTATTATGGTTGCGGCTAAGCCGTAGAAAGGAGCCTTATATGGCTATTCAGTATTTTGTTGACGAATCTAAGCGTACTTGTGTTGCGAAGCTAGTGCTGGAGAACGGATGCGAAGCAGATGATGATGCTATTGAGTTCATCATGGGAAAGCTGACCAATGTTCTCAACAATTCCTCCAGCAATAAGGAACGTTACTGTCTATGCGGGTATAGGGCTGTTGTAGCAGGAGTAGTAAGGGATAGACCTGCGCCGCAGCTAGTAGGTAAGGCTGAATGTAGTCCACGAGATACTTTTGACCCTGATGTGGGTTGTGAGCTTGCTAAAGCTCGTTTGCTACGTAAGTATTATAAGTGGCTTACTGATTGTGCTGAAGCGGTAGAGTATCAGCTAGAGACAATGGCAAAGCTAGCTCAGCAGGCTTCTGCTAAGTCTTGGCGCTGTATGCGGCGTTGGGATGATGAGGTATTAGAGCTAGAATAAAGGTAGGAAGCAATGCGCAGCATTGCTTCTTTCTTTTATGGCGCGGCCTGCATGCGTTATATAACAAATGTTATATTACTAAGCAAATTTGTTATAGAAATCCATGTCGCATCATTTTTGGATGAGGCCGCTGAGCGATTGGTTTCCCACGAAATTTTTGGTAGAAAATTCAGGACTTTGTGGATTGAAAGTTGTGGAAAAATAATCATTTTTCTGTTGAAAAGTGCCACTTATCCACAAGAATGAGTGGTAGGAAAGCATCTTCTGAGAAAAATTTTTAGACTTGTAATGCGTGTCGCGCGAAAGTTATTATAGCTAAAATTGCGCGAATTACGTCGATGAACAGGAAGCCATTTCTGCTTCTGTCGCGCGAAAGACATAGCTGTTATGTCGCATAAAATTTTTTGGCATTTTCTGCTTCCGGAAAAAGCCCAAACTTTTCCGTTCATCGAAAAAACCACCTGTTTTGTATGTAAAATCGTAGGAATTCAATCCACAAAATACACACAAAATAGGTGGAAAATTTGCAAATCATCACCAGAGTCTTAAGCTGAATGGAATTGTCAGCGGCAAAAATTTTGTATTGCAGAAATGGTCAAAATTACCAAACGTGGACGGAAAATGCTACCCCTCCAGCCCGCCAAACGTAGCTGCTTTAGTCATTTTAAATTTTGAATAAACGTAGCTGCTTTCGCATTTTCAAATTTGGAGTATAGTTGAATAGGTTGGCATTTTGGAAAGTACTAATGGCGCATGATAGGGCAAAGGTTATGCTTTATCACTTTACCTTGCTAAAGTGCCGTCCTTCTTCATATAACAGGGGTTCGCTTTGTTTTCTTAGGTAGAAGGCGGGTTCAACTTTCGTTTCTTCTCCCTTAACTGTACTTATATTATAACATAACTTCAGTTTGCTTTCAAATTTTAAGCGGAGCAGGAAATAATGGATGTTATATAATGGGGGTTATATAACAAGCGGTGGAGATGGAGATAATACGTTGAACGTATTAACTTGTACCCACCGCAGTTAGTTATGACTAACATACTATTCTTCATAATAATTATACTTCATCACTATTATATAAATATAAAGAAGGGCTTTCGCCCTTCTTTTTTATTTCTTTCTTCTGTCCTCTTTTATTTCATCAATCATGGAATAAAACAGGTTTGCTAAATATTCTGCTTGAATGTATTTTTCACTTCCTTCTTTTGCATTGTTCTGCATAACTTTCAGCGCATTATACATAACAATTGCCTTTATAAGTTCATCCTGCGCGATAGATTCATTATAAAGTTCATTCGCAAGTTTCCGCAAATTGAATGTTTTATTTGCTAAACCTGCGGCGAATGTTGAAAGTTGTTCGCCCTGTTCTACTCTTTCAAGCATAACAGACAAAGCATTGTAATAATATTCTGCCGGAATACTAAAGGGAGTTTTATACTTTTCTCCGTTCTGTTCTTTTTCCTCTTTCCGTTGAATATATGCCGTTCCTTTTTCCGTCAAGTAATCGTATACGTTTCCTATTTCTTTGAATGGAAAATAGGTCAAGCCAATTGTGACTTTTTTCTTTTGTAAGAGTTTTACAAGGATATCAGATTCTATTATTGCATCTTCAATGGCTGTATGACTTTCTGTAAAGCCATTGTCTTTGAACATGTAAGAAAAGACGGTTTCCGCACTTGACTTAAAGAATAAACCACTATTTGTTAATTGTTTATTCTCTAGGCAGTATTTGCGGTATTTGTCGCAGTTTATTCTTTGTGTGCAAACATCTCCCCAAATATCTGCAAGCAAGTATTTCTTTCCCCTCAGTTCAAAATGATATTTATCAAATTCTTCTTGATTCTCCCACTTCTTTCCACTTAGAATATTTTTACAGATTCTCTTTTGTCCATACTCCCAATCATTATAAAATGGGCTGTATAATGCTTCTATATATCGTTCTGTAAAGCCTATCGCTTTTTTGAAATCGAACATGCTATTATAAGCAAGAACGATTTCAACATGTTGCAAATCATTTTCTAATACTTTTACCGCTTCATTCCATGTTTTCGCGGTAATTGTGCCGTTCTGATACTTCTGCATATATAGAGGTCGTTTTTCTCTATAATATGCCGTATTAAAAACATTTGGCACAAAAAAAGTCTCTTGAATTAAATAGCTGTGCTGGCTATATACATATCCTTTAGCGTCAATGATTCTCCAGCCAATGTCGTATATCAACGGTTTTGCAATAGCTATCTTTTTCTTATCATTTGTAGAAAGATTCATTTCATTTACAAATGGGAGCGTAGCCGTTTCGCAGTCTAATACAAGATACAATCTCGGCTTTTTCCCTTTGCGTTTTGGTTGATGAAAATCAACCTCATTCAAACGGTTTTCATAATAGTTATTCATTTTTAGGTCTCCTTTCTTTGCTGACGATTTGTTTTTTCATCGCCCATAATTAACCCATAACTATTATACCATAGCGGCGCGAAAAACACAAGCACAAAATATAAAATATAAAGATTTTCCTTGTAGGAAAATTTCACTATATAGCGAAAAAATATTACAAGATGGATTATTATATAATTTTCGTTATTTTCTACTTTGTAGGAAAAAATTGCTATATAGTAAAAATTATCTACACATAACAATTTTTAAATTTTCACCATTATATAACAAGGGTAGAAAATTTTTATTATATAACTGCGGATATCCGCAGCGTGGGATTCATACGTTGAACGTATTAGATTCAAAGATTGATAAAAAAATAGCAGGGCGGTTGCCCTGCTTGATTTTATTCTTCCGGTTCGGTTTCGGTTTCGGCGTTCTTCTTTTCCTCTTCCTTCTTCTTCTTCGCCTCTTCGCGCTTGCGCTTTTCTTCTTCGCGCTTCTTCTGGTCTGCCTCCTTCTTCTTGCGGTTCTCTTCCGCCTTCTGCGCTTTTTCCGCCTGCTTTTCGCGATAGACCTGCGCTTCGGTATAAGGATCATAGAGTTCTCCTTCACGGCTACCCTTCTTATAAGTAACCGTGATGGTGAATGTTCCTTCCGTCTTGTCCTCGTCGTCCAGTACGACCGGAACGGCAAGAACATTCGCCTTGACTGTGAGGGCTTCAAGGTCAGCCCCTTCAAGCGTCTGACGAATAAGGTTGAGAAGTTCGTTGCGCTTGAGTTCGGAATAGTTAGCCATAGTTACCTTCTTTCTGGTGCAATATGCACCGCACTATTATTTGTGCCGCGGATTGCTTTCATCCCTTCGGACAAGTATATTATACTACCCTCTAAGGAAAAAGTCAATCCCTTTTTTAAAGTTTTTTGAAGTTTCAGGGGTTAATATTCATACGTTGAACGTATTAGATTCAAGGAAGGGTTTTAGCCCTTCAAGAAACTTGTTACTTCTTCCAAATAAATTTTCAAGTAATCATCTCGGCTACATTCGCCGATGTAATCATTACAGACAAACGTCATATCTTCTTCATATTCCTCTCCATAGAAACCACGCACATAAGCAAGTGCCGCTTCTTTGGCTTGCTTCTTGTTGGGAAATACCCCAACATAAGTAGGATAATCATAATCTACAACAGCCAACCAGACAGTATCATTCATACAAACACTTCCTTTTCTTTGTTGTGTCTACATTATATCATAAAGGCGTGAAAAGTACAAGAGTAAAGTTCATACGTTCAACGTAATAACTTTAAGAAGGCTTGCGCCTTCTTATTTCCTCTTTTCCGTAATTTTAATTTCAAACTTCTTTTCGTTCATCCACACAATAACACTTTTCGTGCTTTCTTGCGTGTAACTGATATCCGCTTCATTCAACATTTTGACAATGCCGTTCATAAGGTTTAGTGCGTCATTGTCTTTCAGGTGCTTTCTTTCGACGTTGCTGGCGCGTTCGGTATGACGATTCAATTTCTTGTTTTCTGCTTCCGCTTCTTCCTTCATTTGTTGCTTTGCTCGTTCTTCCGCTTCACGAACGTTCTTTTCTCTTTTAGCGTCGATATAGTCACGAATGAACTGCTCACGGCTAACCTCTCCCGTTTTGTTGCCGTTCTGGTCTACTAAATTGATACTCATTATAAAACCTCCCTTTTTTCTTTCTATATATATTATACCATATGACGTGAATTTTGTCAATAGAAAAAAATAGACAAATTTTTACTTGACAGGAAGAATCTACTACGTTGAACGTATTATAATAAAAGGGGAGACGTTAGTCTCCCCAATCGCAGTCGCCAGCTTCATAATCTTCGGCTTGTTTTTCATCAATTACTTGCATATACTGCCCCAAAAAATCATCTAGTGCAGTATCATATAAATCTGTCATTTGATTTACTTCATTGTTACTACATAGCCCGCCAAAAATATACTCAAGAATAATGTTTTTGGTTAGTTCTTGATTATCAGCTAGTGTATTCCAAAATTCATTGTCAACAAAGGAACCTTCTAGATTAGAGCAACAGTTTTCTTTTTCGTGGAACATTAAATCATTATAAGTGTCAACATAAATCATATAAACACTTCCTTTCTTTTGATGGGTATATTATAACATAAAGGAATAGAAAAAGCAATAGAAAAGTTCTTACGTTCAACGTAAGAACTATTAAGGCGCGTTTAACGCCTATAATAATTTATTCCATCACGTTTAGTTCGTTTTAATTTTCCTGCGTTGCCCATTGCGGTAATTCGTTTACATATTTCATCTTCATCAATATTATATTTTTTGCTTATTTTCTTTATTGCATCTAAAATGGTAAATTCTTTATAGATATCTATTTCCCAATTTAGAAGTTCAAAGAAATTATCAAAATCTTGTTGTCTTTTTATTTCTCTTTTTGTTTCTTCTTCTAATTTATACATTTTGTTGCAGTATTTATATGCAAAATATGCGGCGGTGCAACCTGCGCCCTGTACACCAAGAAGAATTAAAATAACAGGCATTATTATTTCCTCCCGTAATTGATATAGAAGCACTCAATCAAAAATGCGATAGTTGCGCATAAAAGACTATAACCTAATGGAGAGAATGTTTTACTAAAAGTTGAAATAATAGTACCTGCAACCCAACCACTAATAATAGGGAGATATTTCTTCATACAAACAACCTCTTTCTTTTTTGATGATTGTATTATATCATAGAAAAGAAAAAAAGTAAAGTAATATGTTATTACGTTGAACGTATTATTCTATAAAAGAAAGAAGGCGTTAGCCTTCTTTTTTATTTTGAGAAAAAACTTTTGTTACTGTTTCATATTTATCCTTTAATTCTTCATATTCTATCCAAATGCCGCCTTCAAGTTCTGGGTCATAATACCATAATCCTATATCATCTGGCAAACTAGATTCTTCGCCTATCATAGTATCTAACCAATCAAAATCTTTTTCTGTACGAATATCAGCATAACGGATATCAACATTGCCTTGACAATTTAAAAAGTTTTCTTGAGTTATAAGTTTTCCATTCTTATCATAAAGAAAAGAATTCTGAATAAAATTAGGTAAACCTCTTTGTTTTTTCCAGCGTTCATAATTATAACATGCGTCACAATCATTAAAGATTTTCCCATCATTAGATTGATATAATGTCTTCATTCTTCTTCCCCCTCATCCATCCATTCATAAGACCAAGAATATTCTTTAGCTTCATCTTCGTCCAACATCGTCATATTATTATGAATAAATTCTTCTAGAGCTTGATAATATTTTTCTACAAAAGCACAAATTTTATTATCAGTAATATCATTGTCATATGCTAGTGGAAAAACCATCTCTTTTACAGTATCAATATTTTTTAAAATAAAGGGTTCAAGTCCTTTAGTAAGAAAAGTTTCTTCCAGCGCACTATAACATTTATATTCTGCATGATAAAGTTTTTTATTGTAGTCGTCTGCGTAATACATCTTTTTTCTCCCTTCATTTGATGGCTATATTATAACGCCGCCAGTATTAAAAGTCAAGTTAAAAGGTAATACGTTGAACGTATTAAAGTATATATTGACTTTTTATTTGTTTATGATATAATGAATCTATCAAAAAGAAAGAAGGTATTCCCATGAGATCAAAAAAATTGTCAGATATATTAGCTTTTATTCAGACGGAATCAACCAAAGAAGATTTGCAAGAAATTGAACATATTTGGGATTTAAGGAATTTTCAATTAAATTGTATAAATAATAGGACAGAACAGCAAGCTTGTAGAATTAAAATTGTAGAATTGATGAAGGAAGTGTGTAAAACTTTAGAAACTATTGCAAAAAGTTGGTCTCAATATGATTCTGAACAAACCGGAGGACTATTTATAGAATATTCATTGGGAGATTTGTCTCTTCTCGCTGATTGTTGCGGTTCATATGATATTATTAACTCTAAAACAAAAAAAGAGCCTAGTGATGAAGAGTACGTTAATAAAAATGTTACGCTTCCTTTGGATAGTTTAGACTGGGAACATTTAGATTTTATAGAGGATAGAATTGTAATTCCTCTAAAAATTGAAGGATAATACTTGAGCGCATCATGCGCTCCAATATAATAATACGTTGAACGTATTAAGGTAAGAGAAAAAGAAAGAGGAATATTATTCCTCCTTTTCATTAAAATAGAGATCAACAATTTCTGAATATATATTAAAACTTACAAATATTTTTTCTTCACCTTGTTTATAATAAAGATCGTAAGAAAGTTCTGTATAATCTTCTTCTGAATCATCATGGATAGAACAAAGAACACCTTTAACGCTATTACAGAATTTTTGAATATATTTTCGCGCGTTTTCTTCGGTAGAGAAAACAATAGCATGACTGTTATTTGTATTCATTTTTACAATATAAACTTTCATTTATTCCACCTCATAACAAATTTTATACAACTCTTTGATATATCCTTTCTTCGCGTTAATGGCGCGACTGCCAAGGTTTCGCCGCCAATTGCGACGAACTTCCAAAGAATCGTCTATCAACACGTCCCCATAAACTGCGAATAGGCTTTTTTCTTTGCCGTATTCGCATACAATAACTTGTTCTGCGACGGGAAAATACTGCTCTACCCATTGTTTCTTTACTGTGCGCGTAAGATTAAAGAAATCGTCTTTCTTGCTTACGCCCTTTCCCGCCCACGAAATTACGCCAATGTGATAGCCAGCTTCCTGCAAGGCTTTACATGCTTCTATAATGCGGTTAATGCTTTTGCGCTCGTATCCTTGTTCACAATACACGCCAGCATCTTCCCGCCGCAAGCGCGGTAACCAATTGGGGACTTTATATAGATTATATAATGTCCCGTCTAAGTCAAACCAAATCCAACGTTCATTATTCATTTTTCATTCTCCTTTTTATGCTTGTTTTCGGCTGACTTGCCATTGCTAAATCCCTTCTTTCTTTCGATGGTTTATTATAGCATAGGCTGAATATTTTGTCAATAGGTAAATTGAATTTTTAGCGGCGAAATGATTATCTTCTTCATACGTTCAACGTAATAGAAAGAAAGAGGGCGTCAGCCCTCAAAGATTTTGTTCATAAAGATATAATCTTTCTTTAATTCATTGTAATCACACCAGCGGTCTTTTTCATAGTTGTAATACCATTGACCAACTTGGTCAGGCATACTTACATAATATTTTTCTGCCAATTCGTCCCACAAAATTTGAAGGTCTTCTTGGTTTTTAATATCGAAATAATCAATATTATCTACTTTGTCAAGCTCGTTTAAAAAGATTTCGTCCCCATCTTTGTTATACATATGGGACGTGAAGTTCTTTCTTGCATGTTCTTGTTCTTTCTCATATGCTTCACACTGGCTTTGAGTTTCAAACTCCGTTCCATCCTCGGCATAATAGGCAATACGCATTTTGTTTTCCTCCTTCTTTATTGTGATTATATTATACTATACTTTTCTTTTTCTGTCAACTTTTAAGTTCCTACGTTCAACGTATTATATTTCTGTATAAAAAAAGAAGGGGCTTTCGCCCCTTCCGGTTACAGCATCTTATAACCTGCCTTGCCGCTCTTATCAATTTTCTCGGCTACGCCGTCATTAACAAGAGCCTTGAGAACTGCGCTGACCTTCTGCCAGCTAATTTCCCGCTCCGGCGGGAACATTGCCGCGACTTCCTGCGCCGTCGCACCATCGTCGCCCATGGTATTGACACAGTCAATCACATCGGCACGGAATGTTTCCTTTGCCGCGATAACTTCCGGATCGTCCTCCTTCTTCTTGCGCGGCTTGTTGGCGTTATCCTGCTTCACTGCCCAGTCCGCAAGAGCCTTCTCAAGGTCGAAAGCCTTAGAACGCTTGGTGTCCTTCGTGGACTTCTTGCCCACGCTAACACTCAGGAATTCGCCGTCAACCGGAATAACAAACTCGGAAGTGTCAATCTGGATGGCGTCGGTATAGTTAGAGAAGATTTCAGAAAACAGCTCAGTCTTAGTCATAGTACATTACTCCTTTTCCGCACGCTTTTCGCGCACCGCTCAGTTTTTAGTTTTCAAGTGACTATCAGAAAGAACTTGAAACGTGACGTCTTGCGTTTCTCTTGTTCCCTCTTGATGGTATTATTATATCAGAGATTCAAAAAAATGTCAATAGGTTTTTTGAAAAAAGTTTTGAAAAATGAAGAACTTTTTAATACGTTGAACGTAGTAGAATAGAAGGAAGAGGTTTTAATCCTCTTCATAGTCTCCCCACATATAACCGTTATCATATAACTGGTCTGTAATGTCCATTACTTTTTCCATATTTCCTTCAATAGTGCGCGAATTTCTTTCAATGAAAATTTTGTAAGTTGCGGCGTATGCTTCTTTCATTTGCCGCAACCAATCACCTGCCGTGACAAAATCACCACAGCAAAGACTAACAACAAAGTTTACAGCTAGCATTTCAAGGCTTGTTCCATTGCTCTCCGCAATGTCAACCCAGTTGTTAAGCAAACATTCATTCAAATCTGCTCGCCAGTTTTCTTCATTGTTCCACATAGTTTCATCACAATCATTGATATAGATTTTCATGGGATTATCTCCTTTTCTTTTGATGGTTATATTATAACAGAAAAGTAGAGAAAAGGCAAGTAATTATTTAATACGTTCAACGTATTAAGTTATAAGAGGGCGACATGCCCTCAGAAAATCCTAATAGCTTTTGTGTCTTCTGTTAGTTCAACATCACATTTTACACTTTCAATATCGTCGTCACAGCAATATACTGGCGCATCTTCTCCTACAATCGTCATTGCCTTCTCCAGATACGCTACCAATTCTTTACATGTCATAGTCATTCTTTTTCTCCTTCCATGCAATATGCCAGACTTTGCCTACGCAGTAAGTACACCAAGTGGTCAATGCCCATAGGATAACCCATTGCCAATAAGTGAAAAAAGTTGTATCAAACTGCGCGAATACTATACCAATGAATACTCCAATCATTGCCGCGAGAATGTGTGTCATGGGAATCGCCCTCTTTCTTATTTCTGTAATAAGTATAACATAGAATAAGAAAAATGTCAAGGGTTTTTATAAAATAATTTTTTATACTGGAGGATTAGGTTATTACGTTCAACGTAGTATCTTATAAGAGAAGGCGGTTAAGCCGCCAGTTCTCAATTAAGTTCTGACATCACGCATACAATATTATTAGTATCATCTATGATAATGTCGTTTAAGGTGTCAGAATCAAGTGAAAATAAATATCCTTCAATATCATCAACTGTATGAGTCACGCGATTTTTGATTGCTTCTTCAGGAATAAAGAGATAAACAATTCTGTCTCCTGCTTCACAAAAGCGCATAAATTCATTTACATGTTCTTCAACGCCTTTTCGCAAATTTTTAGCTGATTCATTTACTAACTTTGTTTTGTAGTCGGTCAATGCCTTGATGATATCATCAGCCTGCTCCGGCGTTTCAATAGCGGTGAAATCAATTACTTTCGACTCATTCATAATTTATTCTCCCTTCAGTTCATTTCTTTCCTGATTTCTAAGATAAGTATATCATAGATTCAAAATTCTGTCAAGGGCTTTAGTAGAAGAACTTTTTATGTTAAAAGATTAGTTACTACGTTCAACGTATTAGAATATACAATATAAAAGGGGATTTCTCCCCTTTTGAGTTACTCAAAAAATTCTTCAGGAATCAGTTCAGGTTTTCCAATAGCACGACAGAAAGAAATGATATTGCCAATGTCGCGATTATATTCATCACCACCCGCGCATACCGCTCTTCCAATAGAGAAAGGATAATCCTGCTGTGGGGAAATGGCTATACAACAAGTATAACGCCCACAATAGGAAAATTGAGGTCTATGTCGATTCATAAGTTGTTGATTATGATTCAACCATTCTGTCGCAATTTGTCCTTTGTTATGTTTAGGTTGATATACATTGATCACAAAACCATCTTTTGTCATAAAGATTTCAAAGGGCTGTCCTTCTTCAATCTTGAGTTTATCACGAAACGTCTTTGGAATAGCGATTCTTCCCAGTTCATCAATGCGGCGAATAATACCAATAACTTGCTTCATAGTGCTTAGCACTCCTTTCATTTGATGGGTATAGTATATCATAGAAAGAAGGAACAGTCAAGTAAAATAAAAAAGTTTTTTCTTATTTATTCCTACGTTCAACGTATTAAGTAAGAAGGGAGGACTTAGTCCTCCGTATCACATTCTTCATCTCCCCAAGTATAACCTGCTTCAAGCAGGGCAGTAAGTTCTTTCTTCATTTCTTCCTTGCCGCCGCACTCTACCGTAGCATAGAAATCATTATAAAATTCGTCTCTTCCTTTTTCATAAAGCTGTATCATTTTTGCCATAGTTTCGCCAGCATAGGCATAATTCTTATTATGTACTGCTTCACAAATGTCAAGGGCTTTTTGCATAATAGAAAAACTACTTTTATGCGCCCCTCCTATCAAGTTAGCACCTAAACAGTCATTCAAATCTTGCTCGCAGTTTCCTTTGCTGTGCCAAATTGTTTCATTATACCGATTAAGATAGATAATCATGTAAATTATCTCCTTTCTTTTATTGATTGTATTATACCATAAAATCAATATAGAGTCAAGTATTAAGTTATTACGTTCAACGTATTAACTATGAAATGGCGGCGATGCCGCCTTGTGTTAAGGTTCGACTGTACGAGTCACAATACGATACATTTCATCATAGTTAGTTTCAAAACAATCTTCGGAAATCCATTTACCATTTCCACCAGCCCAATTACTGATTGCTCTTCTTGCGCCTCCAAAAGAACTATAAACCCCAAACAAATCTGTGGTTTCATTCCAATCGTTAAGCACTACATACACTTTATTCATAACTATTTCTCTCCATTAAATCGTTCAATGTATTAAAAGAGAGGAATAACTTTCGTTATTCCTTCACAGTCCATTCCTGAACTGACCATTCTTCATACCTGCCTTTACAGGTAAGAAAATGACCATCCCAGCTAAACTTGTTAGCCGGAAACAGACTAGCCGCGCAATCTTCGGCGCACTCCTTTGCGGCGGTTTCGGAGGCAAAGACATTGGCAATCATGTCCTCGGAGCCAGTGTGGAACATAACAGTAAAGACTTTCATTGTTTTAATCTCCTTTTTCTTTCTCTTGATGATGTTATTATAGCATAGTATCGGGAGAAAGTCAACCCTTTTCGGGAAATTATTTTTAAATTATTTGGGAATTTCGGGATGGAATTTCGGGAGAATGAAATTGTTATATTTCAATAGATATTCAAAATGAAATTGCAAAATGAAATTCATACGTTCAACGTAAGAGATTTAAGCATAAGAAAAGCGGCTTGCGCCGCCCTGTTAGGAATGGAGAACAGATGGTTCGATATAATATTCACAATATTCCTCGGAGAATAATTTTTTGAACTCCTCTTGAAGTTGTGAATCTTTAATAGAGTTAATACATTTTTCTCGATGATGCTTGGCATCTTCTAAAGAAGTGTATACCCCAATAGGATAAGTATCACCTTCATCATTTTTCCACATTACTACATAAACACTAGTCAGCATCATCAAACGCCTCTTTCTTCATAAGCATTTTTAGAATGAATATTGTCACAAGCAGAAACCAATACCACCAATATGGCAGAATAGGCAGATTGCACTCCCACAGAATTCTATTAACTACCTGCCATGCGAACACACCAGCTAGTGCGCCACCAGCCAGAAAACGCAGAGAGAGAAGAAACAGATTATACAGCCAAAGCAGGAATGACCAAGTATTTGTATACATCAAACAACATCCTTTCTACTAGGGAATTTCTTTCCCATTTGTTGATTAGATTATATCATAAGAAGAAAAGAAAGTCAATCATCTATCTCATACGTTCAACGTAGTAATACAAGCTAAAGTAATAGCGGCGATTGCGCCGCTATTATATTAGTAGTAGACAGGAATCATCAAATCATTATCTTCATCCAGCTTCATCTTCTCAAAATCCAGCGAATCAAACCAGACTGTCAAGAATCTTTCGTCATCACGATCATCATCTTCAAGACGTTCGGGAGGAAAACGTACCGTGGCTCCGGCATCAGATAGTAGTTCCAGTATGGTGTTCAGTGGAATACTAATATATACGCTGTCTCTAGCGGCGTCGAACGAATCAAAAGCATCGCCTGCGGCTTTATCCAAGATATCAGCGCATTTATTGAAAGCAACTGCCATAATGCGACACTGTTCTTCTTTCTTCAGTTCGTCCTTTCGTGCATCAAGTTCCTTTCGTTTGGCATTAAGTGCCGCGAGAAATTTTGCATATTCCTCTTCATTTTCGATGCTGTTGATTGCATCAATGCCCATGTTGTTCTGATAGTCGTTCATAGTGTGACCACCTTTCTTTTATTTTCTGAATATAGTATAACATGAATTAGAAAGTTTGTCAAGGGTTTTATAAAAGTTTTTTTATTTGCTGGAGGCAGATAATCATACGTTGAACGTAAGAAGTGAAGGAAGGCAGTGCCTTCCTATTATTCATGCAAGTCTACTTCTGCAATATAATAATGTGTGCCGCTTGTTGTAGTAAAGGACATATCTTCTTTCCATCCTTGTCTAATAATATGATTTTTGCTCATTTCGTTAAGTGCCTGTTTAGCTTGCTCTAGAGAAGTGTAAGCACTAATTGCATTGCTGTCATCATTCCAGTCCCAACAAATAACGTAGATTTTCTTCATAATACTTCTCCTTTCAGTTCTCGCCGGCGTGCCCGCTGGAGGCTTCATAGTTCAGCATATGCAGCGTGGCAGGCGTAATGTGGACTACTTTTCGTTGCTTCAATTTTGTAGCTTTTTCGTAGCCGCCAAAATTCGTAGCTGCTTTTTCCATTTCAAAAAACGCAGCTGCTTTTGCTTGCAAAGATTCCGGGCGCGGCTCGGCGAGCCGACATTTTGAAAAGTGCCCACAACCCCACGCCGCAGTTAGTTATACCTAATTCCCACCAGATGGGTAGGAATTAGTTAGTTATACCTAATTCCTATTAAATAAGTAGGAATTGCCTGTTATACATCATGCCCGTTATGTATCGACCTGTTATATATCGACTTGTTATATATCGACCTTTTCCTATCGCGGTGCTGGGTTTTGTGCAGTTTTCACAAAAAATCACCTCTTTTCTTGTATACTTTTCACAGTATCGTTATCTTCTTGTCAATCGGTTGTTTTGTTTCCTCTTGACTTGCTTATATTATACCGTAATATCTAGAAAAAATCAACCTTTTAGTTCATACGATGGACGTATTAAGGAAAAGATTGACAGGTTTATGTCAATGTGATATGATGGGAGGGGAAAAGAATTAAAAAAAAGTCTTGTAATTTGCATAGTGATATGCTATTATATAGGTGCAGGCAGGAACCGACAACCGACTAACAGAAAAGGAAGGAATTTGAAAAATGACTAAATATGAACGTTGTGAAAAATTGTGGGGCATGTTAGAAACTAACATGAACAAGATACATTATAAATTATATAGCGCGATGTTAGAAACTCATTCAGCGTTATATAGCAGGGCATTACATGAAGAACATGAATATCATATCCGAACTTTTGCATTTTATCTGCAAGTGTATAACGCGCTGGCAGATGACTATCAGAAAATCGGCTGGGGACAACGTGCTAAAGAATATAAAATGATGATTAAGCGAACGGAAAAACGGCTAAAGCGCAAATAATCCTTTTTCAAGCCGTCTGAGCGCAGACGGCTAACAAAGGGATTGTAAAGCCCTAAAAAAAGAAAAGAGAAAAAGAAAATGAGTGAATTGCAACCGATTATTTTTAACCCAGTAGACACGAAAGAGCGCGACAAACTATTAAAGTTTATCGCAAAGCTGGAATCTGAGCGCGGGCAGGAACGACTGGAGAACGGTTCCCGCCAGCCGTTCCCCTATAATGATGTTGAAAAAGCCGTGTTATATTACACGGCGAACGAAAAAGACGGCGGCAGGTTTGGTCGTGCGCTGGAAGTGCTGGCACGGTATTATTTGACTGGCAAGGTGGAGCCGGTACACCCGCAGGGCGTATCGGATATAAGATACGGCGGGCACGCCGTGGAGGTCAAGTCATCGGCTGGTACACTCACGCCGTATATATACAGCACGCCGGAAGACGTGCAGGCACTGTATAATGCCAGCTGTCCTACAATGGCGCGGGCACGGTACATATTATATAGCCCGTATCCAGACATTGTAAACCTGCATAATATCGGCATACAGCGTATATATACGCAGTGCCGGTTTATGCAGGCGGCAGAATCGGCTGGCATGCTGATTATAAGGAGCAAGCAGGGATTGTATGGCGCAGGGTTGCGTCAATTTTATCAGTCTAACAAACAGACTGATAGATGGTTGCAGGCGCTGGACGATGTTCCCAGTATATCGGTCAATGATTTTTTTAACCGATATGCGGGCAAAGAGGGTTAAAAACCCTCTTTTCTTTTTCGTAAAATATAACGCCAGTTATAGGCGATGAAATTATGAATGATATATAATCATGATTGTATCATATATAAAAATATAATTATAATGATATAATGGGGGATATATTTCGGGCGTTATATATAATAGGCGTTATTTGAGGATAGGCCCCTCACCCAAAATTTCCAAGAGTTGGAATTTTGAAGCAACAAAACTCTAACTTTAAAATTTGACAAAATAAAAAATCTGTGTTATAATAAAATATCAAAAGAAAAAAAATAATTATAACTATTGTTATAATAACGGAGAAGAGCAAACATAATATAATGCAATACATTCGCTTCTCCAAAGGAGACACCTAATGAATCTATTACAAGACTTAAACTACAACTTATACACTGATACTGAACGCGCCGCCGCCGTAAGTAGTATACTAAAGCAAAACGAACCAGAGCTAATAGCGGCCTTAGACTCCGCCCATAGAAAAGCAGGAATACAAGGCAGTGGTACTGCTACTACTTCCACCTCTCCCCTGCGCCGCAACCAGCCTAGCGCCTACACACAGCTAGAGAAATTAGCCGACTACATATTATATGGCAAAGATAGTCAAAAATTGACCAACCTAGTACAACAGAAACGCATACTCAAGCCGCAAACCATACACAGCAGCTACAACAAGAAAACCGCAGAATCATTAGAAGCCTTACAGGAATCCCCAGACTTTCCCACTCAAGAAGCCAGCCTAAAGCCTTACGAAGAAAAGAACAGCTACACTAATCCGCGCCCAGTTATAAAGCGTCCTTCTGCTGATGGTACTGATTGCGGCGACAGCGATATTCCAGGCATGGTAGAGCTATGGGATAGCATTGATAAGCTAGAGCACCAGCTACGTATTTGGCGCGGCCAAGTACAGCCCGCCACCGAGGAGGAGAAAGCCATTCTCACTACTTGGACAAGTTTGCTTGCTTATCGAAAAAATCATTTATTGATTGATCTTCGGAAACACCAATACTATCTCAAGAATCACTACAAACCATTCATTCCCGCTCACCACAGCTTCCCTCACACTACTCCAATAAATTGGTTTAGTAACGCGGGCTATTGGACAGAAGCAACAGGGGCTAGATTTGAGGAGGATTATAAAAAGCATTCTACCAATCATATTATGCTCACTCGCATAGTAGGATTTACAGAAAGTGTTAATGCGGATATGAAGAAAAAAAATGTTGTATCCTCCCGTATATTACAACCACCTTTCTTCCCCATTATGCCGGCCCGCGCATACACAGGAGGAACCTACTACGACTGTACCAATAAGTTACCTTCTTATTATGCCATTCTTCCTACTGATAATAGCGGCGACCACATAAGTAGTCCCTTTTCTTCTCTTTGGCATTTTCTTTGTGCTTCTGGCGGCGAAAACATAAGAGAGGATAGGTGGTATTGCTACCTAACTTATGAAGGTATAGATTTTCGCATTCAGAAAAACTATTGCTTTGCCCGCCTTGAGTACTGGCATCAATTGCAGGAGCATAGGCTGGATTTGACTAATCCAGATCATATTTATCAATTATTTCAAAATTATAGTAATTTAAAAGAAAGTTCCTATGATGATACAAGCGGGCAAATGAAGTATATCATGATGACTTTAGATGATTTGCAAGATTTGAGCGAATTAACTCTTATCCAGCAACATATTCTGGATAGGAAGGTACTAAAGTATACGAATGAGCGCATAAAGGACGAATTGAAAGAAATGTTTAATGTGGATTATAATGTTAATTATATTTCCACTTTATACAAAGCTACTTGTAAGCAAATTGCTGAAACAGCTAAGTTACAAGACTTGTTCTTCCAATATAAAGATGATCCTTCAATGTGGAAAACTTGTACTTGTTGCGGCAAACGCTTATTGCGCGACCCTCACTTCTTTGTACGTAAGAATGAGAATCGTGATGGGCTAGCCGCACGTTGTAAAAAATGTGATAAAAAAATAAGAGACAGGAAGGTGTAATCTGTGGCTAAAACTGTTTGCCGCTACTGCGGCTCTACCAAATCCACACTAGACTTTCCACGCACCAATGCAATATGGTTCCGGCAAGGTTATTGTGATCTTTGCTTTGATTGTTTGCACGACATTTTTGACTATCAGAACTTACAACAAGTAGACAAAATGTTGCAATATTTGGATGTTCCTTTCTTTCCTGATGATTGGATAAAGTTATTTGAGGATAATGGCGCGAACACACTTCGCGCTTACATTCTCAAGAATCAGGCAAGACTAGAACGTCCAAATCGCGTGGATTGGTCAGAAGTGAATAAAACGTGGAAAGACCGTCAAGAAGGCGGTATGCTAAATAAATATGTGGAAATAATGAATGAAGAATGGTTAGCCAAGGCTCGTAAGCGTTGGGGCGATAACTATACTTCTGATGAGTTGGAAGTAATGGAGAAGATGTATGATGACACTGACCATACACAAAACATTATTACTTCCATACAAAAAGATCAGGCGGAGAATTTATGCCGACTAAGCATCACAATTCGTAACAAGATACGTAGTGGTGAAGATGCTAGCAAGGAACTAAAATCATATAATGACCTTGTGAAAGCCGGCGGCTTTGAACCTAAGAACTCGCGTAATTATGGCGAGCTAGAAAGTGTTGGTGAGCTTATGAATTTCCTCGTAAAGAAAGGCTATACGCCGCAATTTTATGATGGGAAAGACCGAGATTTAGCTGACCTTACTATCCATAATCAGCAAACCTATTTGCGGCGGCTTGTACAGAATGAGCCTAATCTTGGTGAGCTTGTACGTGAACGTGCGGAAAGTTACAAGATTTCTCAACAGCTAGCAGAAGAAAATCGTACAGATGAAGAACTAGAATCTTATGATACTAGCGCGTCCGCCATTGTAGAATATGATGATGATGATGGTGGTGAGATTACGGATGAATGAAAAGATTGCCACTAAAGACGATATACAGATTCAAAAAGGATTTATGCTGACGGAAGATTGGGTACTGAAGAATAGAGATACGATTGAGAAGTGGCTGAATTGCTGGCTCGCTTATCCTGACGTAATGCTAGATATATACAAACCATCTGATTCTCAATTTAAATTTTTCTTTTATCAACGAATCTTTATGCGTGCGACCATGAGATTCCGTTACGTGTTTGGCACTTTTACGCGGGCTTATTCTAAATCTTTTATGAGTATACTTACTCGTTTTGTGAGATGTGTTCTTCTTCCTGGCGAAAAAAGTTTTGTCTGTACTGATGTAAAAAAATCTGGCGTAAAAATTATGTCAGAAAAGATAACTGAAATTTATCATTTATTTCCACTATTAGAAAAAGAAGTTCTTGTTAAACATGAGAGTAATGATTATGTGGAAATCATTTTTAGAAATGGTTCGATGTTCGATGTGGTCGGAACTACACAGGGCACCCGTGGCATACGTAGACATTCTGGGAATTTTGATGAAGCTGTTCTGCTTGATGGAAATGAAGTAAATGAACGTGTGTTACCTACTCTAAACGTTTCACGGAGAGATGTACTTGGTCGTATCACACCTGGGGAGCCAACTCAAGCCCAAGTTTGGATAACATCCGCAGGCCCAAAAGCCTGCTATGCTTATGAAAAACTAATTGACTTTACTGTAATGTCAGTGCTTTCTCCTAACACAGCATATATTGCTGGCGGCGACTATCGAGTCCCCGCTGCTGCTGGTTTGCTAGATGGCAGCTATATTGAAGATTTAAAGCTATCTTCAAGTTATAATGCTGATTCTTTTGGTAGAGAATACCTATCTATTTGGAGCGGCTCCAGCTCTGATAGTTGGATAAATAGTGACAAACTTCAAAAATACCGTACTATTTTGCGTGCAGAACGTCAAGCCAGTGCCCGTAGTGTTGCTGGCGGCGCGTGGTATATGTGCGCGGTTGACGTTGGCAGATTTAGTTGTAATACTGTTATTACAATAGTAAAGAATGTACCAAAAGAAACTTATTTTCAAAAACGCTTGGTAAATGTTATTGTTATCAATGGAGATAAATTTATTGACCAGACCATAAAAATCAAAAAACTGCACAAGGCTTTTCATTTCCGCGAGATTTGTATAGATACGAACGGTATTGGTTCTGGTTTGACTGACTATATGATGGACACGCAAATAGATCCTGAAACCGGTGAATCATTAGAACCACTGGGTATAATCAACGATGAAAACTATCCCAACCAAGATCCAAGCTGGGAAAGAGTAGTATACGCACTAAAAGCTAATGCGACCCTCAATACACAAATTCATAGTAACTTCTATACTCAAGTTACAGGTGGTCATGTAAGGTTTCTTGCCCATGAGCGTGATGCGCGTAGCAAGTTAATGGAAACTGTAAAAGGTCAACGCATGACACCACAGAAACGTGTTGAGTTCTTACTTCCATATGAAATGACTAGTCGTCTATTTGATGAAATTAGTAATTTAAAAATCAAAAACACAGTCTCGAATTTAGAAGTAGAACGTATTAGCTCTCGTATATTAAAAGACCGTTTTTCAAGCTTTGAATATAATCTATGGCGCATAAAAGAATATGAAGATAAATATTATCGTCAGCGCCGCCGGAATAGAGATATGAGTAAGTATCTATTCTTTACCAAGGGGAGGTAATGTTAATGACAGAGGAAGAACGACAAGCCGCGCAAAAGTTTGCCAATTTTAAATCTCAAATACAGAGCATGAGTAATAAACGTGTAGGCACTAGGGATAATGCCTACACAGTTTATCCTATTTCTTCTGATCCCGTGAGTTGCCAATATTACGATATGAAGGAAGTTATTTCCACTCTTACTTATGGTTCACCTGAAGACTTGCGCGAGCTAAGTAAATTTTATTATCGTTATAGTGGCATTTATAAACGCACGCTACTATACTATGCTAATCTTTTACTTTTTGACTTTGTAGTAGTGCCGCGTCGTATAGGAAAAATTGCAAAAAACAAAATCCAGACTCGATATGACAATGTGCTAAAGTTTATGGATAAGCTAGACCTAGCCAAAGCTTTTCATGAAATTACGCTTAAAGTATTGGAGAATGGTGTGTATTATGGTTTCTTCCGTCAATATGATGACGGATGTGTATTCCAACAATTACCTTCTGAATATTGTCGAAGCCGCTATAAGAATTCACAAGGTGTTGACCTACTAGAGTTTAATCTTTGCTATTTTGATTCTATTAAAGACCAAAGTCGCCGTGAAAACATGTTGGCGCTTTTCCCGCCAGAAATAGTAAGGCAATATAATCGCTATCATAATCGTGCAACCAATACTACAATAGATAATTGGTATTTAGTACCCGACACTTTAGGTGTGGTTTTTTATTTTGGTGATTTTATTCCATTATTCGCTACTGCTATTCCACAAATCCTTCGTTTAGATGAAAGTAATATTCGTGAAGCAAAGCGTGATCAGCAGGAACTTCGTAAACTTCTAATTAACAAAATGCCTATTGATAGCAAAACCAATGAGCCGGTTTTCTCTATTGAAGAAACCGCGGTAATCCATGAAGGTATGGTTGGGATGCTGTCAGATAATGATGAATTAGATGTTATTACTGGTTTTGGTGATATGAAACTAGAAGACACTCAATCTTCTTCTTCTCAAGCTCAAACCAATAAAACTGAAAAGTTTGAAGAAAATCTATACGCCTGTTTGGGCATCTCCGCGCAGTTATTTAATGCTCAAGGCAATACTGCGCTAACTTATTCAGTAGATAAAGATACGAGTATGATGTATGGTTTTTGTGAGAAGTACACTAATTGGCTACGTTTTCTTCTCAATGATAAGTTCGGTGATGCAAAAATCCAAATCAGTGTTACTCTTTTACCTACTACTGTTCATAATCGCGCGGACATGATGGATTTATACTTAAAGGGCGCACAGTATGGTTATTCCAAAATCTTTACCGCAGTTGCACAAGGGATTAAGCAGTCTGAAATTAGCGACATTATCTATCTTGAAAATGATTTACTTGACCTTAACACAAAAATGGTTCCATTACAATCTTCACATACTTTAGGAAATTCTGAAAATTCCGCCGAAAAAAGTAAAACAAATACCAACAATAAAGACAATAATAATGAACCGGGGCGCCCCGAACTGCGGGACAGTAAAAAAAGTGATAAAACGATTTCTAATAGAGACGCAATGTAATAAAAGGGGGTAAGCCCGATGGCTAATCAAATTCCAGTTAGTTTTGATATTCAAATTACAGACAAGCTGGTTCCATATGAGCTAAACCCAAATATGAGTAAAACGCGCGTTAGTGTATTTCGTAAATATGGCAATGCGAACGGTAGTTATTTCACTGATGAAGTAGCGGATAAAATGGTAGAGGAATTGCCCGGCTCTCCTATCATTGGCCGCTTCGTTGCAGAAGATAAAGACTTTAGCAGCCATCTTACAGTCAATGACACTCGTGCATATGGCTTTGTGCCGCCAGAAAATGCTCATTTTGCTTGGGAAAAGCGAACAGAGGCTGATGGTAAGGAATATGAATATGCTTGCTTCGATGCCGTTCTTTGGACAAGTCGCTATGATGAAGCTAAGATTATTCCTTCTAAAGGTCAGTCCATGGAACTAAATCCCCGCACTATTACAGGTGATTGGCGCGAAGTTGATGGAGAGACATACTATGTTTATGATAGCTGTTCTGTCTATGGACTTTGCGTACTAGGGGATAATGTACGTCCTTGCTTCGATGAAGCTTGTTTCTATGAAGCGCAGGATGGTAAGAATAATATCGAAACAATACTTTCTCATATGAAAGAAGAAATTCAAAATAATTTTTCTCAGTTAGTCGCTGAGAATGAAGGAGGTATGGAAGAAATGGGATACAAAGTAAACTTACCTCAAGATAATAAGATTCAGGCTCTTTTTGATGCTGTGAATAAAAACGTGGACGAAAATGGCGAGCGTATTGTTGATTATGCACTAATCAATGTTACCGATGACCATATTGAGTTCGGCGGCATTGTTGGCGGCAACTACAAGAGCGTGAACTATTCTCTTGATGAAAATACAGTTGTACTTGGTAAAGAAACAGAAATGAACGTCGTTCTTTTCGATGAAGAAGATAAGGAAGCTTTTAACGCTTTCGCCGCGATTGGTGGAGAGAATCATTCTATTGTAAGTGCTTTGGCAAAGTACAACGAAATATCTGCGGCTAATGAACAGCTAACTGCTGACCTTGCCGCGGCTAATACTAGGATTGATGAATTCACCGCCAGTGATTATCCATCTCAAATCCAGGCACTAAATGATAAGATTGCTTCTTACGAAGCTCGTATTGCGGAATATGAAGCTAAGGAGAACGAAGTCATTGCTGCTCAGAAGGATACTGTTATTGAGGAGTACTCTGAGCTTGTAGATGCTGAAATTCTTGAAGAAGTAAGAGAAAATAAAGACGCCTTCTCTTTAGAGCAGATTGAGAGCAAACTTGCTATCAACTTTGCACGTAAGAATAAGCCGTCTCATCATAGGGTTCCCTCTTTGGAAGAGGACGAAAGCAACCCAACTCTCAAAATCTTAAATGAGTATAAGAAAAAGAAGGGGGAATAACTAATGGCTATTCAGCGTTTTAAGACTGAAAAGTATGCTACTATTGAGCTAAACCATGTCAGCTGGCCAGAGACAGCTCGCGTTTTCGCGCAGCTTCCACTAAGTGCTGACTTTACTGATGATAAGCCCTGCGAGAATGGCATGTGGCTTGTTTATGATGACGTAAAGGGTGTTGCACGTCCAGCAGAAGCCGCGACCGAGCATGTTGGTGTTATGTATCTAAACGAAAAGGAATATAATCCTTATGTTACTGGTATGAATCAGTGGGCACTCAAGCCAAATACCTGGTATCCTCGTATTGGCATGCCAGAAATTCAAGATCGTTACACCACCAACTGCTTCTGCTATGATACTACTGATTTTACTGATGACGAGGCCGTTGTTACCGCTCTAAAGGCGATCGGCACTACTCCTCTATATCTAGTAATTGAACCAGGTCAGGCTGCACCAAAGCTGGCTAAGACCGCGGCAGGTGCTACTGTTGCTAAGGTAGTTAAGTTCTATACAATGCCAAATGGCGAACCAGGCATCAAGGTTTCCTTTGTTGCTTGCTAATTTGTGGGAGGTGTAATTATGAATAAGGTTCTATATGATCTAGCTGATTGCGCCATTCATAATCGCGTTCCTGCGAATTTTGAAGGCACAGTTGAAGATGTTGAAGGTGCTCTTCGCGAAGAGTTCCGCAAGCTTGCTGGCGATTACAATATGTTCCGCCGCAATAAGTATGATATTTATGAGCTAATCCAAACTCAGGTTGATGATATCCTACCAAATAAGATTATTTCTGTTTTTGGTATGTTTGCTGAAGTACAGCGTTTTGCTCAGGGTACTAAGCCAGTATTCAAGCGTCGTCTTGGCAAGTCTCGTGCGAAGCAGTTTGTAACCAAGGTCGGCCCAGCTGGTACTTATGAGACCTTCCGTCTCGACAGCACTGACTTCACAATCGACATCAGCGCATATGGTGCGGCTGTCGCTATTGACTTCGAGCGTTATCTTGATGGTCTAGAGACTCTAGCTGAACTATATGATATTGTTGTCGAGCGTATGAGCGACATCCTTTACGAGGAAGTCCAGAAGTGTCTACTTGCTTCTTGGAATAACACAGGTCGTCCTGCGGCAAATAAGAAGACTGTCAGCGCATTCGATGCTACTGCAATGGTTCAGCTTTGTAATACTGTAAGTGCTTATGGTTCTCCTGTTATTCTTTGTGCGCCACAGTTTGCTGCTGAAATGAGCAATCAGATTTCTTTTGCTAATGCTACTCCAAACATTCCAACTAAGGATTTGGATGAAATTCGTGAGATTGGTTATATTGGCCGCTTCCGTGGTTATCCAGTAGTTGTACTACCACAGAGCTTTGAAGATGAAACCAACACTAAGTTTGTTGTCAATCCAAAGGTTGCTTATGTACTACCCGCTGGCAAGGAAAAGCTAGTTAAGATTGCCTTTGAAGGTAATACTATCGTTGACGACTACAAGAATAAGGGCGATCGCTCTATGGAAATTCAGACCTACACCAAGGTTGGCGTCGGTATGATTACTCCTCTCAACTATTGGGGCATCTACGAGAATACTGGTATTGTCGCAGAAGGCTGGGACAATCTAGGCTAATACATGGGGAGAGGTACTCCCTCTCCCCTTTTCTTTTTGGAGATAAAAGGAGGTTACTATGAGCGATACTCGTTTAGTAGAAATTCAGAATAAGACTCGCGGTAGCTTGGTATATTCAATTCCAGCACTTCGTGTACGTAGGGAACTGCTTCCTAATATGAAGCTACGTGTTCCTTATGATGAAATTCAGGAAAGCATTTGCGATTATGGTATTCGTAAAATGTTTGAACTTGGCTATCTAATTTGCACCGCACGTAATGATAGTGATGATTTAGGCCTGACAGAGCCTGAAAGTGCGCTATCTAAGACAGCCGATAGTATTGAAGACATCTTCAAGTCCGGTGATAAGAGTCAGGTTTATCTTCTTTTCAAGAACGCTAATAAGGGTGAGCAAGATGATATTATCAATTATCTCGTAAGTTCTCACACATATGACAATACTATTGTATCTTGGTGCAAGAAGTTTTTTGACTACGATCTACTTGCGGCGCTAAGTCTAACTAACGTTGAAGAAAACTAAGGGGTGAGCTTATGGGAACCCCATTTCAAGCTGTTTATGATGCCTTTCTTGCACGGGTAAATTCAGATGATTGGATTATACCCGATGATATGTGGATAGCACAGCGAGATTGGTTTGAATTTTTGAAAATGGCGATTTTCCGTTTTCGTTTCCCACGAGTGAATCTTGCTTTTGATGTGGACAATAACTGCTTTATTGAGGAGATTGGACTTGCAGAAATTCAAGTCTTAGCCACTTATATGAAACATGAGTGGGTAAAGCGTTGTGTTGCCTCTTGGGAAGAAATAAAAATGTTATATTCTAATAAAGACTTTTCTCAAGCTAATCACTTAGATAAACTAATAAAACTATCAGAGCAATGCCAATTAGAGTGCATCAAAACTGCGGCAACATACAGCCGCTCCAATATGGGCAAACCTTTTGATTACACTCAATTTGCGGGAAAATCTCATGGTGGAACTACACGTTGATACTTTTGATTCTTATAAGTTAAAAATCAAAAATCGACTGTATGGTTTACTTTGTGAAAAAGAAAAAGAAGGTCAATGGGAGCGTTTTCTTGACACGATTATAATTGAGTTGCTTGGTTATCAGAAAGAGCTAGATAGCATCAATTATTGGGCGTTATTAGGGAAGTTGCAAAGTTTACGTTATCTTTCCTATTCATATTTCCGCCGCACTATATTTGAATGTATGAATTTGGTCGGTGCATTATGACAGATATATTGAATTATTATGACGTGTATCTCGCCCGCGTGACAAAACATGGTGCAACCCATAAAGAAAGAGAATATAACTATGGTATTGCTAATTTTGAAAAATTTCTGCGCGAATCTCCTAGTGCAGAAGAAGTGCTAATAAATGGTACGCCTTTTATGGCGTCCATTGCTTCTAATAAACAAGACCAATATAAATTAACTAAAGAAATACTTACAACCCTTGCTACACCAATAGAACCTGGTTCATTGGTGAAATGGAAAGATGCGTATTGGCTGGTTTTTCAAAAAGAGCTTCAATCAAATCAAGCATACAATTCTTGTTTTATGACACGTTGTAATCATCTTCTTAAATGGATTGATGTTTATGGTGTAGAACGTAAAACATGGGCTTATGTACTTAGTAGTAAGGATAGTCAAGTAAAGCAAAACTTCAGGACATGGAACCGCTTAATTACCGCGCAGCCGAATCAGTATATAGAAATGCTGACACCAGCTCAAGACAGTATTATTCTTGGTCAAAAATTTATTATAGACGATCGCGCTTGGTTTGTCACAGAATATGATAAAACTAGTTGTAAAGGATTAGATTATTACTCTCTAGTTGAAGATATGTACGACCGTATGGACGATGATAAGCAATTAGGGCTTGCAAACATAAAGGACTTAGGTCTTTATCATATTGAATGTGATGATATAACTATTGCACTCAATACATCTTATAGTCTCGCGCCATTAGTTTATAAAGGCGAGGAACTAATAGAGAATGAGAAGTTGGGTTATAAAATAGATGACCAAATAGTAGCTGAGGTTTTATATGATGGCGGCGACCCTATGGTTGTTCCATATGTTACAGGCACTACCACTCTTACCATATTCCTAATCGACCAGCCGCGAGTTAGGAAAAAAATCAACGTAACTGTAACTGAGAATGAAACAATAACTACCTATTCTTTGGTGGGAGATAGTTCAATTAAGACTACCGACACAAAAGTATATCGCATTATTAAGACAACTAATACAAATGAATATTTGCCAATCACTAGCTTTGCAATAGATGATGAAACTTTGGCGACCGGCCACATAGAGAATGAAACTGATCTAATTATCACAGCGAACGATGATAATAAGCTTGGTACATTTATTTTGTCTGTAACTTCTAATGAAAGTGTCTTCACTAAGCAAATAGTAGTACGTTCGCTATGGTCGAGGTGATAGTATGAGTCAACGAAGATTTAATGTAATGGGAGAAAACATTTTTGAAATTGCAAAACGCTTATCCCGCAATCAGCGGCTTTGCCGCCTTTTACATTATACAGATACTACACCTTTTTCTGAAGAAAAGCCTGATATAAAAGGTATTGATCTTTTACATAAAAATATTCTAGTTGTTCCTAAAATATCTGATGATATACTTGAAAAAGAAAATTTTATTGTTGTTCTCTTTGATAATTTTGTTCTAGATGATAACAATAAAGACTTCAAAGTTACCACGGTACGTTTCAATATCATATGCCCATTCAATGAATGGCTATTGGAAGAAAATTCTTTGCGCCCTTATCTTATAATGGAAGAAATAGATAAAATGTTTAATGAGGAAAAATTAGCGGGAATTGGTAATTTGAAATTCTCTAATGGAGAAGAGCTGATTATTTCTCCGCAATTAGGCGGATATAACTTGGAGTATAGTGTCCATGAATTCAACTAAAGCTGAATTTGATAATGGAACTTTATTATCTGGCGCACCAATAATACTGCCGGATATTTGCACAGTTTATCCTCCTTCTATGCGTGAAATTCTTAATAATTTTTCTAAATATCAAGAGAATGTTTTTTCTATTATAGGTGACATGAAGAAAGTTCAAAAGTTAGATGACAAAATAGATATTTCTAATTTTGAACTTATTGTGCTTTTTTGCGTAAAGAATAAGGAGTATAAAGAAAAATTCATTAGAGCTTTATCTTTCTTTACTAAACAGGAAGTCATAATATTACCTGAAATTTTTGCTGTTCAAATAGGTCAGCCGCGTTTGCGGAAGAACTTACTTACTAAAGAGAATTTTCCAGAACTTCAAAGAATAGTTCGCGCTATTTCTAGACAAGGGGAATATGATTTAGAAGAAAGTGAAAATCAAAAAGTCCAAGAAATATTGCAGAAATTCAAAGAAAGAAAAGAAGTTTTATCCCGCGCAAATAAGGATGACACTATTGATGTTCCAACAATGGTGTCATGTTTAGCTTTGCGTTATCAGGATGTTGAAAAAGTACTTGACATGAAGTATTATACTTTTCTTGACCAATTTATTCGTATGGGATATGAAGAGGATTACAATACGAATCTTCGCTCTGCTTTGGCTGGAGCTAAGGTTCCTAAAAATAAAATGAAATATTGGGTTCGTCCAATCCAAGAAGAAAAATAATAGGAGGTTTATCTCATGGCTCAGAATATTTTTGAACAGTTCGGCATGAAGGAAGTTGCGAACGTCCAATTCGAAGCCCTAGAAGATAGCGCACGCCTTGATGTAAAAGCTGGAGACATTGTCATGTATCTGGACTCCCTAAAGGTTTCCACCGTAGAGACAACTGCCGATCAGACTGAAGCTCGTGGTGGCTGGGGCAACCCTGCATTGATCATGTGGGACTTCAATAAGGAAATCACCCTAACTCTTCAGGACGCGCTATTTACTATGCAGTCTCTTGCTGTTATGACTGGCGCCGCGGTAAAGGACGCCACTGACAGCGCAAAGGTAAAGGTTCGTTACAATGAAGAAATTATTGCTGCGGAATCTATGACACTAAAGCATACCCCAGTTGGTGCTTTGAAGTGGATTGATACTACAAGCGGTAAGCGTGGCCAGATTGCAGAACATACTGGTACTACTGTTGCTCTAACTGCTCTAGTTGGTGCTGCTGCGGGCGATCGTGTTCGCTTCTTCTACGATGTTGAGGCTGACGGAACTGAGAATAAGGTTGCTTATGAAATCACTATTTCTGCGGCAAACTTCCCTGGTACTTATCGTGTCTATGGTGACACTCTAGTTCGTAACCGTAATGGTAAGGATACTCCTTATCAGTTTGTTATTAACCGTGCAAAGGTAAGTTCTGAAGTTACCTTCACTATGGAGGCGGAAGGCGACCCAGCGGTGTTTGATATGTCTCTTCGTGTCCTACGCGACGACGACGGCAACATGATTAAATTCATCAAGTACGACCTTGGTGACGCCTATTAAGAAAAAGGGTGCGTAGAAATACGCACCCATTTTTTTATTATCTTGCGATAAAAGGAGGAGATGTTATGGTGATGACTGACCAGTATTTTGGTATGAAAGAACTCTATCAAGTTAAGCTTAAAGCTGCTGACAGAATGATTATTGGCAATCGCCAGGTTGAAAAAGGAGAACCGGTCACATATTTTGACCATATACAAATAGCAAATATTGCTGAAAATGTTGTGCCTGTCGCGGCGAAAGGCGGCAGAAATAATGATTCTTTAGTTATTTGGGAAGATAGGAAGGAAGTTACGTTTCGTATGAGTATGGGCGTGCTAAGTGACATTGGCTTTGCACTATTGACTAACGCGCGAATAATGAGTGAACAGCCAGATGTGCTGCCGGTTGGCGTTTCAGAAAAGATAGAGCTGGACGATAAAGGTCGCGCCATTTTACTGAATCATACTCCTATACAACATAAAGATTGTCCTATTTTCTGTTTTTTATATGAGAACAAACTTTTGCAAAAGAAAGTCGTTCCCATTACTATTGATTATGAAAATGCAGAATTACAGTTTGATGAATCTTTAGCAGGTCAAACTGTTATGATAGATTATTATTATAATTATAAGAAAGGTTCAAGTATTTATATTCTTGAACGCAACAAATTTGAAGGCATGTTCGAGTTAGAAGGAAAATTTTATAGAAAGGGAGAAATAGACGGTGTGAATAGAACTACTTTGTTCAAGCTTCCAAAAGTTAGAATAATTAGTAATTTGAACGTTACACTTGGCGAAATTGCTTCTCCCGCTGTATCTTCTTTCAATATCATTGCTACACCACAAAGAACACAATGGTCTGAGTATAGTGTGGCGGAATTTTATAATTTGGACGAAGACGTGGTATAAGGGGGATAAGTTATGGCTACAAAGAAAATAACCATACCCGTAGGTTTCCAATTTGATGATGTTACTGGCGAGTTAGCTAATGTAAGAAAATCATTATCTAACATAAAAATCAATACAAATCTTGGAGATTCTTATGCCAAAGCATTTAGTAAAGCAGAAAAAGAAATAGAAAAACTACAACAGCGTGCCGCGCGAGGTTTTTCTTCTCAAAGTGATATTGATGCTTATAGTACGGGATTAAATAGTGTACTAGATGCGTTAGAACGTATTCAGACTTTATCTGGTAAAATTAAGTTTACTGATTTAAATTTAAATGCCGATCAATTAAAGCAATTCACTAGTTTGAAGAACTCTCTTGGTAGTGCTACTCAACTACTAAGTAACTTCAAGCGTAATCAGATAAATAATCTATTCCAAGGTAATGAGCAATTCGCCACCACAATGAAGGATATAGTGGGGCTAACAGAACAGACTTATAAAGATCAAAGCTCACTTACTTCTAAAATAAATGAAAGTACAAAAGCTCTTCAAAATCAAGGCGAACAATATAGGAAGAATCTGGAGCTTGCAAAGGCTCAAGTAGCTACATTCCAAGGCGCACAATTGGATGGAGATATAGAAAGTGTTGCAGCTCAGTATGGTCGAAAGAATAAAAATGGAAAATGGTCATTCAATGCTAATCAAGGTAAGGTTGGCAGTGAAGGTCGTACGGCTTTACTTAATTATGGGCAACAGACTGGTTTCTTTTCTGACGAAGATGTAAAAAAACTAAATTCAGCAGATGTGTCATTGCAAAGTATTGTAAACACATATAATGAAAAACATGCAGCATTGCAACAAGCTATACAGGATCAACAGCAGTATCAAGATCAACTTGATCAAAATAAAGCCAAGCTTGAAGCAGTAAAAACCGCACAAGAAGCTCTGGATGCCGCGTTGAATAATGGAGCAATGCAAAAAGCTCAGAAAGATTACGACGAAGCTAATTTAGCTTTGGAGCAATTCAAGGCATCTACAGTGGCTGCGGCACAAGCACAAGCTCATAGCGCCGCTCAAATGGATGTTAGTGCTGGCACGTTAAAAGGCTATAAAGCTGAACTAATTTCTTTCCGCAATCAGCTTGACACAATGCAAAGTGCGGATAATCTGTTCAATAGTCTTACCAGTAGTGTTAAACAGCTAGTAGGTTTTGGTGCTGTTCTTACTCAAGTTCGTCGTGGTATTCAATTAGCTGTTAGTCAAATTCAAGAACTTGACAGTGCAATGAATGGTATTTCTGTTGTTACTAATATGTCCACGGCAGAATTGTGGGGACAAATCAACACCTATATGGCTATTGCCAAGCAGTATGGTGTAACAACAGAAGGTACATATCAGGTATCTCAACTTTATTATCAGATGGGTCTTGATACTGCTTCAGTTATGGAGCTAACTACTGAGACTCTAAAAATGGCTAAAATTGCTAATTTGGATTATGCTAGTGCTACTGACTACATGACAACGGCAATGAATGGTTTCCAACTATCTGCAAGTGAAGCTGGCCGTATTGTAGACGTTTATTCTGAATTAGCTGGTATTGCCGCGACTGATACTTCTGAATTGGCTGTTGCTATGAGTAAGACAGCGGCCATTGCTAATAGTGCTGGCATGAGTTTTGAAGCTACTTCAGCTATGCTGACACAAATGATTGAAAGCACGAGAGAGGCTCCGGAAGCTCTTGGTACTTCTCTAAAAACGGTAATTGCAAGAATGCAGGAGATGAAATCCAATCCAACTCAACTTATTGAAGTGGATGGAGAAACTGCAAGTCTAAATAAAATGGACACTGCACTATCTTCTGTTGGCATTAAACTAAAAGATGCTAGTGGACAATTCCGTAATTTGGACGAAGTTATCTTTGAGTTGTCTAAGATTTGGGACACTCTTGATAGAAATACTCAACGTTGGATTGCCAACACAGCTGCTGGTAGCAGACAGCAAAGTAGATTTATTAGCTTGCTTAGTGATTCTGAACGTCTCCAAGAACTCTATACTGCAGCTCTTGATAGTGAAGATGCCGCGCTAGTCCAATACTCTAAGTCTTTGGACAGCATGGAGTCTAAACTAAATCAACTATCTACTTCTTTCCAGCAATTCTACATGCAGATTTTCAATGGTGAAACTCTAAAGTCTGCTGTTGAATATGTAACACAATTTGTAGATAAGCTGAATGAAGTTGGCCCTGTTGGTGCGGTCGCTATTGTTGGATCATTAGTAAGTGCTCTTGGTAGTATTGGTATGGCGATGTCTACCAAAATTACCGCAGCTTATAAAGTTTCTAAAGAATTTTTGGATGGACGAAAAGCTGAAATTCAAGCCGTAGGTGATTCTTGGTGGGATGGATTTGTTGCTAACTTTGTACCTAAAGTACAAACTGCAACTAATCAGGCCGTACAAATTCTACAAAATGCACAGACTCAGGTGCAGGGTGGGACAAGTACCCAAACAGCAACTGGTACCCCTCATCGCCGTAGCGGACGAAATGACGGAAAGGCAAAAGGAAGTGTTCCTTCTACTGGCACACTAGACAATGCGACTAAAAGCACAAATAAATATGCTGATGCCGCAAAATGGGCAGTGAATGGTTTGACCAAACTTGCACCTGCAATTAGTCTGGTAAGTACGCTTCTTTATAGTAATGCTGATGCTGCAGATAAAGCTTCAGTTACAATAGCTAGACTTGGTTCATTTGCAAAGATTGGAGTAGGCATCGCTCAGGTTTATAGTGGTCAGGTAGTGAGTGGAATCACTACTATTGTATCTGGTTTAGCTCAACTAATAGGATTAGAAGAAACAGCCGGAGAAAAGTTATCTCGTCTTAAAAAAGATGCAGAAAAAGCTAATATTGCTCGCGCGGAAAGCAAAACCAACTTAACTACATTAGACAGTACCTATAAAAAATATGTCCGCTTACGTGACGCTCAGTATGAGAGCAATGAAGCTTATGAAGAATGGATAAGTTATAACCAGCAAATTATTAGTGACTATCCAGAATTAGCTACCACTTATGATTCACAAGGCAATCTTATTGCTAAATTAGCAGAGAAATACGATGTTCTAAAACAGTCAGCAGACCTGGCTTATAAATCTCAAAAGAAAATATCTCAAGATGCTGATGTCGCTGTTGCTTCTCAGCCATTATATAAATTTACTACTGCAGGAGTAGGCGACCAATCTAAAAAAGATGTTCAGAGCATACTAAACGCTGTTGGCAAGGCTACCAATCAAGAGGAAGCTAAGAACTTCTTATTCCAAGAACTTACTGGCATGTCTTATGACGAGGCTATTGATGAATGGGAGAAAGAGCTTGGTAATCAAAGCTATGCTGAGGCACTAAGTTCTAGTCCATTACGGATACCAAGTTATTTAGCTATGCCAAAACGTTTGGCTGAATTGATGGATTCAGATAATCCACGACAGTACTGGGAAGATAATAATTTTGAGTCTACAATTCTCGGTGGACTTAGCCTTGATGATTTTCTGAATATCACTGGCCATTATTCTGAAATTCTTCAATCTGGTAGTTCTACTTTATATAAAAATGCTTCCACCAATATTGAAGAAACAGTCGACGCCTTGGATGAAGCTTATAACGAGACTCAAAAACAATTATTACGAGATTGGCTACAAAATCAGTTAGACACCATTTATACTGCAGGAGAACTAACAACTGATATATTCACATCTCAGTATGATGTTAATGCTATTGAAGATATAGTAAAAGATTCAGCCACACAGCAATTCGGAAAAGATGGAGCACTTGCCAAATATACTGAAGATCAGCTAAAGCAAATACAAGATTTTCAGGCGGGATTAAGCGCTCACAGCTTAAAGGACTTTGAGACCTTTGATTATAAAGATGCTTTGACACAAATTTACGGTATTACTTCTGAAGATTTCACTGATCCAATAGAACTATATATTAGCAAAATTGCACAGATTCCAGAAGCAGTAGAAAAAGGATTAGTAGATAATACAGGGGAGTTTATTGATGATAGAATTTATCAGTCTCTATCAAATCTTCCTATAACTTTCCTATCAACCTATTTCGAGTCTTTATCTCAATTGATGTCTCAATCTAATCTGGGAGATAATAGAGATGCAGTTGTTACTGGTTATATAAACTTTTTCTCTGAGTTGTCAGAAATGGGATTGACTTATGGTGAATTATCTACTCTTCTCACAGATGCAGATTTTTCTACTCGTAGTGGCTGGCTAAATTTTGCAACTGCGATAGAAAAAATAGGTTATGTTTTTGATGGCGTAGATTTAGAAACAATTGCTAATTCTATCCCCGTTACAATGGCTGACGCAGAACAAGGCCTAACTTCTCTCCAGACTTCTATGGCGTCCGCCGCTGACATTATAAAGAATCTTCAGGGTTCTGATAGTGAAAAGAAGCTTGCGGCATATAATACTCTAAGCACCTTGGGTATCAGCACCAATAGAATCAGTGCTCTAGCAATGGGCGAAGATTTGACCGGTGATATAACTCAGGAAGTATATGACAAATATATTTCCCAGCAAAAAGCTAACTTAGAAGCAATTATAGATTCTTTATATAATGCAGAAGGCACCACTGAAGAACAGAAGGCTGAACTAGAAGGTATTAGCGCAATGATAGCTGCTTTCGACAAGGAAGTAGCTGAAGCCGCAGGAACTCGCGCGACTAATATTGTTAGTCTAGTTCTTTCTCAAATGGAAGATGTGTTAGGTGGTAAAGCTCCCACTTTATCACAAAATGATATTAGTGCATTGCAGACATATGCCCCAAAGATGGTTGAAATGCTTGAGCAGACTGGTAGTAACACTTGGACTCTTAAAGCTGGCATAACTACTAAACAATGGGCTGATGCAATTTCTGGTCTAGCCGAATCCGTGGACGAGCCAGGTATTGAGTTAGTTAAAACTCTTCAAAATAGTTCTCAAGAAGAATGGGATAAGGCTGTTCGCGATGCTGACTTAGAGAACTTCATTACTCCAATGCTTGAAGCAATAAGTGATAGCGGCGAAATCACTTTTGATGAAGATATCTATAAATTTTTATCTGAACAATTGGGTAAAAATGTTGTAGATAAGATGCTTGATCCTGATGCTCTCACTGCTTTTACAAGTCTTTATGATTTTGATGGTACGGTTAAAGAATGGCTTGATATGGTACAAAAAATCATTGATAAGCTATTCCCTGATTATCATGACGACTTTATCAAATGGCGCGAAAAAAATGAATATGGACTAAATCAATCCCGCGAATATAATCGTGCGCAAGAGAAGATGGATAAAGTCCATCAGGCCAATGAGACTCCTGAAGCAATGGCTGACATTGTTCTTAAAATGAAGAACATGGAAGCATCTACTGATGACGCTACCGAAGCCGTTCGCCGCTTCAATTTGGAGTATACTGACCTTGTACAGCTTGCTAATGGTAAGTGGGGGCTTTCTACTACTGGACTAAAGAAGTTTGAACTTGATGCTCAAATCGTTAGTGTTGAAGATTATCGAGATGAAATTGCCAAACTAAAAGCAGAATTATTATCAGCTCAAAAGAGTGGCATAAAAGGGTCACAAGAAGAAGCTAATAGAATCAAAACTCTTATTGCTCTTCGCGAACAAGAACTTAAGCTTCTTAATGAAAAGAATCAGTTGGTCTCTCAAGATGCTGATGATTACAATACCTTGCTTGATGCGCCTGAAAACTATGCTAAGAACATTCTTTCTTATGCTGATGAACTAAAAAGCGCGGCTAAGACCGGTTATATTGAAATTAGCACTCTATCCAATGTCATCAATAATCTTGGCCCCGCCAGCAATACAGTAAAAGAACTTAGTAAACAGCTAAATGTTGACCTTCTTAAAGATGGCACAGCTAATATTGTAGCTCTTACTGATGCTTTGTATAGTACAAAGAAGTTAGCTACTATTGACGGAAAACCAATGGTACAAATTGGCGCAGCCATGGCCAATATGCTTCAAGGCGCTGCTCAGTTAGATCTGAAAGGTGTAGCACAGCAAAATATTGATATGCTCGATGGTATGATTGCTACATTGGAAGCGCTTCAGGCATTAGAGGATGTTGACATTGATGGCGGCATCAAGATGGATATGCTTACCGAAGCTACCTTCACTACTACTGACGGAAAATCGTTTACTAGTTTTAACGATTTGTGGAAAACATTTAAAGAGACTGCTGAAGACGATTCTGACTTATGGATTGATTTTGCTGCGCATGTTACAGCCGATATACAGACAGAAGAAGGTCAAAGGCAATTCATCGATTGGCTATTAAGTAACCAGGCTCTTCAACAGAGTATGGGTATCACGTCCCGTACTGTACCGATTGACGTACTTACCAAAATACAAACTATTAACCTGGAAGATCCAGATAGTATTGATGAAGCTAAATTTGCCATAGAAAGATGGCTTGGTATTATTCAGAAAAATTTACAAACCACAGCTAATGAGAATCCTACTGCAATCGAAACTACAACAACTGTAAATACGACTCTTAAAGATGGCACAATTACTGACGGACGAAGAATTGCTGAAGAAATGAGTGACAGTGCGATGGATGAAGATTATAGACGAAAAAGAGCATCCACCGACACTATCACTACCAACACTATTCAACAAGAATTAGTTATTCATTCTAATGCTGAAGAAATACAAAAAGCTGTTGATGAATTAGCTAAAGATCGGACTAGTACTCTAACCATTGTGAAAAAAGTAGAAGAAGTTACTGAGCCTACTTTTATTGGGCCAACTACTTCTTATGATGAAAAGTCCATACCTGTTATACAACAAACACCCTCTCCTGAACAGCAAAAACTCGCGCAAAAAACTACTAACGCATTGGAAGAAATTAGTTCTGGTGTTCCTGCTATTGCAGAATGGGTTAAAGGACTTTCTCAAAGAGAGACAGGAGCAGAGGCGGTCGCACGGCCTTTGCCACCACCAAATCAAGCTCTCACTTCAGTTACACCTACTCAGACTCCCTCCCCAGCTGCTACACCCGCACCCAGTCAAGGAAAAGGTGTAAAATCTACTTTAACAACTGTTCTTGAAGTTGATGATAAATCAGCTCAGCAAGAAATAGATAATTTCCTTACAAAGAATAACAACCAAGTTATTTCTTTTAAAGTTGAAGGCGATACTGAACAAACAATTGCTAGTGCTGATGAAGCTACTCAAAAAATTGAAGGTCAAGACCCTGTCGTTAATATCAATGGCGATCCTGCTGATGCTTTAGCTGAAGCACAATATGCTGTTAGTGTTATTGACAGCTCTGGTGGTACTATCAATGTTGGGGCTGATGCTAGCGAAGTATATGCCGCCGTTAATGAGCTTAAGGAGAATCTTAGTAATGTAAATATTAACGTTAATCTTATCCCTAATATTGGTCAAAAGAATAGAAAAGGCGGCACAGGCGGAAAACAAAGTTATACAGCACGCGCTAATGGTGGTGGCGTTCCTAAAACAGAGCAAGCCCTTGTTGGCGAATTAGGCCCAGAGTTAGTAGTCCATGATAATAGTTACCGTGTTGTAGGACAGTATGGCGCAGAATTTGTAAAACTCAACCACGGTGATATAGTATTTAATGCTTCTGACACAGCACGCTTATTACAGCATAAGAGCGGCGTGCGAGGTACTGCTCTTGTAAATGGTACAGGCCCCGCATATGGCTCAGGTTTAAGTGGTGCTATTAGCGCTTTAAAAGAAGCACGTGCCGCTTGGAGCAGCATCCTTAACAGCGTCCCAGATATGTTGAAAAAAGGTTCTGGCGGCGGAGGAGGCGGTGGCGGAGGCGACGATGAAAAAGAGTACCTCATGCAGCTTGAAAAATGGTTTAACTGGTTACGTCGTATTGAGGAACTTGAAAATCGTATTACTGTACTTCGCGCTAAACGTGAAAATCTAAAAGATGGTAAAGAGTATGCTAATTCTATTTATGAAGAAAATGCCTATCTCAAAAAACAATCTGGACTTTACGCTGGATTGATTGAAGAACAAAAAGTATATCGTAAACAACTTCAAGATGACTATTTAAAAAATTATAGCAAATATTTCTATTTTGTTGGCGATGCGATTCAAATCAATTCTGAAGCTATTCTTGCTGATACTAAAAATAATGAAGAACTTGGCGATAAGATTCAAGACCTAATTGATGATTATAAAGATGTAACTGAACAGATTACGGATAATACTGAAAAGCTAGAAGAAAACAAAACTCAAATGGATGAAAATATCAAGGCACTTAGAGATAAGTATATTGATATGGAAAATGAAATTCTTGAAGCATTAAAGAATATGTACCAGCAAGAGATTGATGAAAAACAAAAAGCACTGGATAAAATGAAGGAAGCTGATGACGATTATTTAGATGCTCTAAAAAAGAATCTCGATAAAGAAAAGGATTTACGTGAAAAGTCTAAAACTCAAGAGGAAAAGCAAACTCTCCAGCGTAAAATCGCTTTGTTGTCTCGTGATACTAGCGGCGCCAATGCAAAAGAACTTGCTGATCTCCGTCAACAGCTTCGTGATATGCAGGAAGAGCAATACTTCACTGATAGAGAGGATGCCATAACTTCTGCTGAAAATGCTACTCAAACACAGCAAGATGCACTACAAAAAGAAATTGATAATTTGAATGAAGCTAATCAGATAAAGTTAGATAATATGCAGCTATATTGGGAAGAAGTACAAAATATTATTAACCAAGGTAGTGAGAACATCTTATCTTTCCTTCAATCTTATTCTGATAGTTATGCTGAAATGAGTAAAATTCAGCAAGAAGACTATACCAATAGTTGGAAACAAACTATTGATGCTGCGCTAGAATATGCAAAAGATATGCAAAAGCAATTTGATGAAATTATTGCTGCGATGACTGAAGCTTTAAATCGTGGGACAGGTAACACGACAGGTGGACTAGAAAATGGCTCTTCTAATAGCCAAAATGGTTCAGGTAATGATTACACGGGCTTACAAGGAAGTGGAAATGGCGGCAATAAGTCAAATAATAAGGTTACTAATAGTACTTTATTAGAGAATTTAAAGAAGTTTTATGAGCTTCAGTTAAAATCTCTACAGGCAGCAAAAGATAGAGCAAATGCTGAACTCGCCGAAGCGAAAAAAAATAAACGCGGTACTAGCAAATATAATTCTAAAAATAATCAAACTATTGTTAAAACAACCACAGGTGGGAAAAAGACGATCAATCGTACATTCTCTAAATATGCTTCTGGTGGTATAGTAGATTATACTGGTCTTGCTTGGGTAGATGGTACTCCTTCTAAGCCGGAAACTTTCCTAAGCGCAGCAGACACTAACTTGCTTGCCAATTTCCTCAAAGCTGCGCATAGCTTAACTTTTGGTCTATCTAGTTCCAGCGTGAGAAGCAATGTTTCTAGCGCACCCACAGTGAATGTTGATACTGTTGAAATCAATATTACTCAAGCTGAACTAAAAGACGATGCTGATTTGAGTAAGCTTAGTCAAGATCTCAGTCAAAAGTTCCTAATGGATATTGCTCGTCAATCAGGTAACATTAGTATCTCTCGTCGTTAAGATTTTGTCCCGAATAATATATCATATTCGGGACATTCTCTTATGTGCTAAAAGGAGGATTATATGCTTGAAAATGTAAAGGACAAAAGTTTTTTGAGTTTTACCTTCAATGGTCATGCCATTGAAGAATTTGGATGTGCGGTCGTCAGCAATGACGACCGTTACTCCACTTTTTTACAGCCCCAATTTAGTAATACAATTACTACTGTGCCAGGTCGTATTGGGTCTTTGTATTGGGGTACAGATATTACGGGAATTCAAAGAACAATCAATATTGCAACTGACCGCGCGACCGCGCGACAAATTGCTAACTTAAAAAAGACATTTGCTCCAGGCATCTATGGTAAGATATCTTTTGCTGAAACTGAATATCGTTATGGATATGCGCTGGTTGACAGCGCCACTTCTTTTTCTTTTCTTCCATTTGATGAAACAACTACTATAAATGGGAAGGAATACAAAACAGGCATTTATAAAGGTACAGGAAGTATTATATTATTTTATCCTGATCCATATGAATATGGAGAAGCACAATATCAATATGCTGATGATTATATAGATAAATATTGGATGCTTGAAAGCGGTTTGCCTTTTAAGAACACGATCACAGAAAAAAATTGCTTTTTGGCTAATAACCAAAAGTTGAATGCAGAAGATGCAAATCGTATTCTTTATGCCTATAATGCCGGTAATGCCGATGCTAGATCTAACTTCTGTTTTCAAAAAACTATTAACTTCTCTAACGGCGATAGTTATAATTGGGCTGATATTACAATAAATAACGTAGCTATCTATGAACCGCGATTATTCAAAGATATAAATTATACTATGGCCTTACTAACGGCTAATAATACGGCATGGGAAGATAAGAAAACAGAGCTAATCAATGACTTACGTGATAATCTTGATAGTGGCTTGCGTGCGGAGCTAATTGGTATTTGTAATGCCACAGGAGCAGGACTCCAGTGGGAAAACCCAGAAGCCGCGAAAACCGAAATTCGTAGCTTAATTGATGGAAAAACTTTTTCATTCTCTATCAATGCTCTGGAAATTCAGTGTATAATGGAAGCAACACTAACGTTACATACTTTTGAAAATCCAATAACTACTACACAGCAGGTTGTAGTTGAAAACATTGAAGATGCTACAAATGGTCAATACATAATTATAGAAGGTTCGGAAGGAATCAGTTCCAAAACTGGGAAAGTGACCCCACAAAAAATTGTCTGTAATGAGGGGCTACAAAATGTACGTATTTATTTCTCTAATACGTATAGCGTATAAAGGAGTGGTGTAGATGGCGTGGGAGACTTATGAAATATCATTGTTTGATCACAATGATAATTATATTTCTACTCTAGTTCAATCGGGGAAATATTATGATAGGCAAGCATATACTCCCATGCTGTCTATGACTCGTTTGGGAGAAATCACTTTGACTTTTACAATTCCTATTGTAATTTATAATAAACAAACTAAACAATGGGAAGATAATACACTATGGTATAATAAACTTCGTGAAGAAGGTAATTTAGCCGTAGAGAAGAAAGTAAAAGTAATTTTTGACAAAAATAAAAAAGTTAATGGAAAATATGCTCATCGCATTGTTGAGACGGTCATCACGGGTATTACAGAAACTCGTGATGGCCGCCAACTTTATTGTAATGTGACTGCTACGGGATTAGCATTTAAATGGTTAGGCAAGATAGGCTACACTATTACTCTTAATAGTGATACTGTTCTTCTAGAAGAAGAAGAAAAAAATACAACTATTGAACCGACTATCAATTATTGGCTAGATAAGATTTTTCCACGTAATACAGAAGGAGTATGGCTAACTCCTTGGCGCTATGATATTCAAATGAGCTATGACTATGGTTCTAAAAGAGAAAAATCTAAAATTTATGAAGATGATGATATTGTTAGTTGGACAGAAACGGCTGAAGGGCTAGAACCTGTTTATAATAAAGAACCTATCGAAAAGAAGCGTTTCTTGTCAGTAGAAGGAAGTAATAAATATAATATAACTCAAGACATGGCTGAGTTATTTGAAACTTATGTCCGCTATGAATTCCTTTATGAAGATATTACTAATCCTTTTAAAGTAACTGGCGGCGTAGTGGTATTTTATAATAATGACATTCAAGCTACTGAATATGCTATTACTTATGGTGATAATGAAACAGGTTTAAGCCGCAATATCGACAGTACAGATATGACAACTAAAATGTATGTCACAGCTATCGAAAGTGAATATTCTGACAATGGATACATTTCTATTGCAGACGCGGATAATAATATTACCAAAGATAATTTTATTTTGAATTTTGATTACTACGAACAAGCGGGTTTCTTATCTAGTCGTCAAATCAATGGTATTGCAACATATAAGAAAGATATTCGTCGACTCAATACAGACATTGAGAAAGCATTAAATAAAATCAATGTAACAGAAGATAAAATTATTGAAGTTGAAGTAGATGTTGCAACTTATAAAGACAAAATTGAGGCAGCACAACAAAGTATAAATGATTATACCGATAAACTTTCTACTATTGATACTTCTCTGACAACTAATAAACTAACAGATACTAAAGTAGCTTATATTGTAAAACAGGATGATAAGGGCGCGACTTATGTTGTATTAAAGCGCTCTGGCATTATTAGTGATTCTATTAAATGCGATACTGCTAATGTTACTTTTTCAATTCGTAAACAAGATGATTATGGTTTTGTTTCTGAATTAAATGTCACAGGAGTTGCCGCACAGAAAATTGTATATTTTACTTATGAATATGATTTATTAAGCTATTATAGAAATGAAGTTGAATCTTTCACTTCTATTCGTGATGCTTGTCAAAATAAATTAAAAGATAGACAGTCTTTTCTTGGTGTAAAAGATGACAAGCAAGGTATTGAAAAAGGTACTTTATATCAACAATTAAAATATTGGAACACAGTTTATGATCAGCTTAAAGAAGAAAAGAATAGAACAACCACTAACTTTGAAAACCTTATGGGTTATTTTCTTAAAGAAGGTCAATGGGATACCTCTGATTATGAAGCCCCAACAGAGAATAAAAAGATAAATAATGCTTCTTTATATTATGATGATAAGGCTTTAGACGGAGAGCAACTAGCTTATTATTTATCTGGCAAAGAAGAAAAGAAAGTTTATTATAATTATATTCTGTGGGAAGATGCTATTGGAGATTTGCCAGAAGGTAATATTGAGAAATTAGTTATCGTTGAAAAGTGGACTGATTCTACAGGAAAAGACTTAGTAAAACAATATCAATATAATGCTCAATGGCAACCTGCTTTTATAAAAGAAAATAATGTCCCTAAATTTATTCTTCTTTTAGATACTTCGGTTACTTTTACAACTGGACGAAAACTTTATTATAAAAACAATAGCGGCACTGATGTAAACATTACTTCTTGGTTTGTTAATCCTAACTTGGAGACTGACAAAAAAGAATTATGCTATCGCCGCTATAAAATTGATGATAATAATGTTATTACTAGCAGCATTGAAATTTCAAAAGATGGTAAAACTTTAGAAGAGTTTTATGATTACTTTATTGATGTTATAGATGGTAAGCGTTATATTACTTTTAAATGTAATGGCGCGGTTCCTTATAATTATGATAACTTTACTGTTGCCTATAAATGTGATAGAACAACTGCTCAATTTTATTATGATGCGTTAGATGTATCAGAAAATTCTGCTTTTCCTACTACTACTTACGATGTGTCTTTTTCTTATTTGCAGAAGGCATTAAATAAAATGCCAGACGTTGAAATAGACACGATGTATCAATCAATTAGTAAAAAGCTAAACAATAAGATTGATTTATGGTTAGGTTATGTAGTAAGAATCAATGATGACCAGATGAAATTTAAAGGCGTCCGAGGTATTGTCTCAGAACTATCTATCGATCTTGAACAACCACAAAATAATAGTTTTAAAATTCAAAATTATAAAACAAGTTTCCAAGATTTATTTGGCCGCATTGTTGCTTCTTCTGAGCAAATGAATAGTCGTGGTGACAGCTATGAACGTGCCGCGAGTGCGATTGCTCCAACTCAAGAAATAATAGGCAGCATCTTACAGAATACCATCAATAATAATCAACTAATATTTAATAGCGGTTATACCAGTGGTGTTACTTTTGATGATTATGGCATTACAGTAGAAAATAATTACCCTTATCCAAATGGTGTAAAAGGTCAAGTTATTATTCGCGGTGGTGGCGTATTCGTTAGTAATAGTATAGACTCAGATGGTAATCGTGAATTTATTACGGGTCTTACTCCAAATGGAATAAACGCGTCTGCTATTACAGCTGGTCGTATTGACACTGAAAAAATCAATATCTATTCTGGTGATCAAGTACGTTTTACTTGGAAAGCTGATGGATTATTTGCTTATAGTCAGTATGATAATGGCGTGACTAATTTTGAACGTTTTGTAAGAATGAATGAAAATGGTTTACTATATGAAGATAATGGATTTAAAGCAGTAGAATTGGGATGGAATGGATTGTATATTGGTGCGCAAGATGGAAGCGTAGAACTAACCGCGCAAGACGGCCTAACTATGTATGATGATAATTCTAACAATACTAATAGAATTATGCGTTTCAAATTGGGTCGTTTTGAAGATACGCCTAATAACTATTCTTATGGATTACGTTTATATAATGCTAATGCACAAGAAACGCTTGTTACACGGGATGATGGAGAGCTATGGTTGCAACGCGAACTTACGGTTGGACAATCTAAAGCGCAAGTTGGTCTCAGTGGTTTGCCCGCGAGTAGTCAAGGAGAAAGTCCAATTCGTTTCTGGGCTGGTGTTTCTTCTGATAAAAAATATGAAGCTCCTTTCTGGGTAAAAGAGGATGGCTCTTTTCGAGCGACTAGTGCATATATTACAGGAGAAATTCATGCCACAAGTGGTGAATTTACAGGTACTATAACAGCAAATAATGGTTATATTGGTGGCTGGAAAATAAATGAAAATACCCTAAGCAGCGGCAATATGATTTTGTCTTCTATTCAAGGAGATAATCCAGAACGCATCAATGTAAATGACAAATTTATTGTACTTGACGATGGCACAATGAAAGCTACTGGCGCTGATATTAGCGGTATTATCACAGCCACAGGTGGCAAGATTGGTAATATGACCATTGAACAAGTTGAGGACATGGCTGGTAATTTAAATACAATTACTATAAAAATTGAATCTTCTAATGGAAATATGTTTAATCAAACTGAGACGTTTTCTACTACTTTTACCGCGACAGGATATAAAGGTAATATACCATTCACTGATACTGAATATGCTTCTTATACTATTATTTGGGAAAGTTCCATAGATAGTATCAACTGGACTACATTACAAGAGTCATCTGAGCGCACTTATTCTTTCAATCAGCAATTAAATACAAAACTAATTATTCGCTGCCGTTTTATAAGCTAATGAGGTGATACCTTGATTAAAGAAATTTTGTATAAAAAATTATTAGGAGATAAGGCCAAATTATTTGGCCTCTCTTTTAATTCTTTAACTCACTATATTCTATTAAAAAGACTTACTGATGGAGACTCACCGCAACCATCATTACCAAGTTCTAAATTAGGATTTTTTATTCTTGGTAAATCTATACTTGGCCAAGAACTTTTTGCATCAAATTCTTCTATTCAGGATTCTACTAAATCGGGTTAAAAGGGGGATAATTTATGGGCGAACTACTAAGTAATACTATTACATTAGTAGGAGTAGCAGACGGCGCTCCAGGTGCGCCTGGCACTTCCTATTATACATATATACGTTATTCGGCAAATGCAGATGGTACTGATTTTTCAGAAGAACCAAATATCTACTTAGGTATTTATACTGGCCCGTCTGCTACTGCGCCCGTGGAAAAAGAGGCATATACTTGGACGAAAATTGAAGGCGATCCAGGCAAGACAACTTATATTGATATCAGATATAGTAACGATAATCTTACTTTTACTTCTAATAAAGGTCGAGATGTTGGCGACTATATGGGTATTTATGTAACACAAGATGAATCAATAAAAGATGAATCTTATGAGCCAAGCTTCGGTAATTACACTTGGAAGAGAATAACTGGCGATCCAGCAGCTTCTTATAGTTATAAAATCAAATATAGTAATAAATCTATTTTACGTTTTGTAAGTAAAGCTACTAAAAATGACATAAAATATAGTTATACGCCCGCGGAGTTTACGGCTACTATTGTTAAATCTAGTCTTGCTGGTGATGAGCCAATGACAGATTTTACATTAACAGCGTATTATACGTATTATGATAATTCTGGTAATATCCATACTGAAGTCGTAAAAAATAAAGATGGTAATGATATTGTTTCTGAGGAAGGAACGATAACAATTACATTAGCTTCTAATTATGAAGATAGCAATATTCAATCTTTTTCTTTTATAGCAACCGGTAATGAAAAAGAAACAGCAAGTGATATTGTAGATGTTGTTTATGGACTAACAGATGATATGGCCAAGTTTAGCTTGAATGCAACAAATATTGTACAATCTATTTTAGATACAACTTTAACTTTTGATACGTCAGGCTTAACTGTTCGCAATGGCGGCTTTATTATTAAAGATAAACAAGATAATAAAGTTTTTTACGCTGATGAAAACGGTAATCTGTTCTTTTCAGGAAGTATAAATACTAATAGTGGCTCTCTCGGTGGATGGATTATTGAAGCGAACGGCCTAAGAGATAAAAATAACTTAGTCGGCATGTATTCTGGAACTGAGCAATCAATTGGAGGAGCCGCGGTTCGTTTTTGGGCTGGTCGCTCTGAAAAAGGAACAGTCAATTCTCCATTCAATTATGTTTTTGCCGTAAATGAAAATGGTTCTGTTTATGCTTCTAATATGTTTCTTACTGGCAGTCTGCAATCTAAAAAAGGTTTTCTGTCTGATAAACTTACTGTGGGAACAGCAGAGGATGGAGTAATTATCTATGGCGGCTCTAATAAAGATAGCTTTATTAGCTCTTCTAACTATGCGTCAGGCTCATCAGGTTATGGATGGAAAATCAGTCAAGATGGATCAGCGGAATTTAGTAATATTATTGCCCGTGGTAAGATTCAAAGTTCTGTATTTGAATATAATAAAATTAGTTCTGTTGGTGGCAGTTTATATATCGCACCAACAATTTATATAGATACATATTCTACTAAAGTTGTTCATAATGCAGATAAACACCAGTATTATTTTTCTTGGACTCTGCCATATTCAAGTGCAACTAATATATGCGGCCACAATTGGACAATAGAAGATTTTGTAAAAATTAACGGCGAAGTATTAGATGATAATAAAAAGATAATTACATTGTCCGACATTGATGCGAATATTACAGCAATAGTAGAAGAAAATGATTCTACTACTATGACTTTTACTTTTTCTGATTCTATTAGTTCTATTAGTAAATTAGCTTTAGCTGGCACGACCATAGCTCCAGGCGCGATTGTGATCTTATATGGAACAGGCACAAAAAAACAAGGATTGTATCTTACAGCCGCCGATCAGGGCGCACCTTATATGGATGTATATGATAGTGATACTGGCACATCAACAATGCCTGCCGTTAGACTAGGCAATTTAGTAGGTATTACTGACACGAATTTTCCTGGCGGGAGATTAAGGGATTATGGCTTATACAGTTCTAATGCTTATTTGCGTGGACAATTGATGTTGCCTGGCGCAGGTATTACAAATCAAAAAGAAATATCTTTTGGTGAAGGTGAAGCTAATAGTCCAATTCGTATATGGGCGGGCGCGCCGGATATTGATGATATTAGGGATGCTAATTTTATCGTTACAGAAAAAGGATATCTTTATGCTAAACATGGTATATTTGAAGGTACTGTAAAAGCGACTAATAGTGAATTTTCTGGCTCAATTAAAGCAGCAGGTGTAATTATTGAAGAAGGAAGTATTGGCACCAATCCTTTGGTGAATAATAATCATTTTTTTGTAGCTTACAAAAATTCTCCCAAGACTTTTAAAGACTATGTACTTGATATAGGAGAACATGGACTCTCTATTTGGGAAGGAGCATTACGTGCTTATAGTGATTTTGCCAGTGGAGAAAATAACTTCTCTCCTGAATATACTGATGATATATATGGCTATGATAGTTCCAAACCATCCATAACCCCGCTACCATATTTTACATTAGTGGATGATGGCACTCAAGCTGAGCTTGATTCTCGTATAGTAGCTCACAAAGCACATTTTTCCAAAATTAAAAAAATAAATGCAACGTATTCAATGTCTTCTGCAATTGTTGATGAAGGTATTTGGTTTGGCACAACAAATTTTTCAACTGTTAATGCCAATTCAGAAAAAACAGCTTTTGCAAATATAAAGAATCAAAAAAATATTGGCTTAGGTTTTAATGATTCTACTTTAATAGCTAAAGGCGCAACTGTTAGTATTGAAGCTAATAAGAGTTATATTGGCTATAATCAACAACTAATAGAAAAAGCCAATTCTGATGGAATTCATATCAATGGTCAAGTATCAATAAATAATATAACTTATGAAGATGGCAAGGTGGTAAAAAATGGAGACAACATAGTTGTACTTGGAAAACCCGAAATAAAAGAAGTAATTATTGGCGATAATTCAGTTGGACTTGATTTTATTATCAAGTAAGAGATAAAAGGAGGAATCATTTATGAGTTGGTCAGGAGGAATTAGTGCTGATAGTGTAGTAAACACTTCGACAACTTTTACACCAGAAATTAACATAGGCGTTACATGGCATTATCAAATTACTAGTTATACCTTCCCTAAAAAGGGATTGTATCGTATCCAACTTTATGGCAGTTCAGGTACTCCTAGTATGTATACAGGAGAAGAGGCTAGAAATACTCCAGGTCGTGGCGGCTATGTAGAATATTATAAAGAGTTCGAAGCTGGTTCATCTATATATTTAGGGTGCGGCTCTTATTCAGCTTGTTCTTTTATTTCCACTACTACTACGACAAATGATATTCAGTCTTTACAATATATTCCTATATCTAATGTTTATGCTATTGCTGGCGGTGGTGGAGCTGGTGGTTACTGTCATGATACAAATAACAAAACACAATATAACTGCGTCCGCGGTAACGGTGGCTCAGGTGGTGGTTCCTCTGGTCTAGCTGGTGCTGATGCACGAGATAATCCTGGCGGTGCGGGCGGCACACAATCTACTGGCGAAGCATATGGTAAAGGTGGAAGAGGTGGATGGGGTAGTGAACCTGGATATTACGGCAGCGGCGGTCAGGGCGGAGACGGTTACTATGGCGGAAAAGGAGGAGCAGCTAGTGCTTGGGATATGGGAGGAGCTAACGCTGCAGGTGGTGGCGGCGGCTCTAGCTATGTAAAAGAAGGTATTGCTTCTCAAGTAAATTACAATGGTTCAATTTATACCAATGCGACATCATCGTCAGGCCCCGAAAGTGGGACGGGCTACATCACGATTACTTTTATACAAGAACCGAATGGTATACCAACAGCTCCTTCTAGTGTATGGCTTGATAAAACTATCGCTGATTCCCTAGGAGAAAGTTGTACTCTCTCTTGGACAGGAGCAACGGCGGGCTATCGAAATACTATTGTAGGCTTTGATATTTATAGAAATGGTCAATTATATTCTAGTATAAATACTGAACAAAATTTTGGTTCAGCTATTGTGGTTGCGCCTACAATTCCAAATTCTTCATATAGTTATGCTGTTCTAACTCGTGTAACTCCAACAAGATATTCTCCATTATCAGCTGTAGTGACGTTATCTACAACTACAAAAACAGCCCCAGGCGCACCAGCTGATGTAACAATTAACTCATCAGCTGATTGCTACATTGGCACAAATGATTTGTCTACACTAACAATTAGTTGGACAGAAAGTATAGGCGGCACATACAATAATGTTGTAGCTTATGAAATTTATAAGGATGATATTATTGTAGGAACAACCACTGATACTTCTTATAATTTATTGAATAGCACAGCTATTGATAAAAAAGATAATAATAATTATGTTGGTAGTTACACTGTTATAGCCAAAGGTAGTGGCGGTAATGATAGCACAAGAAGCAAAGCCGCTCTAGTTAAAATCATTACTGTACCCGCTTCGATCACAGTAACAAGTCTTATTCCTGAAGCTACCGCGACCGATCTGTATATAGCATGGAATAACATTGTTGTACCTGAAGGTTCCACTTCAATTGGATATCACCTTGCTTTTATGACTAGCTCTGATACAGAATGGAAAGAATTAGGGGTTGTAACAAATCCTACTTATACTTTTAAAATTGAACAAATAGAAAAGGGTAAAAATTTCCAAATCAATATTACAACTTATGCTTATGGAAGTGGCGGCAGCTACACGCCTTCAGTATCTATTATATTATCTTCAGGTCGAGTTGGGTTCTTCAATATGCCATCACCATTCTTTGCAAGAGTTTACGATAATGCCGCGAATGATGTAAAAATAGCTGTTAATGCGTTCGGTTATGGAATTATGTCTATTTATATGCAACCAGCAACAATTGCGGAAGCATCTGGTAACATTTTTACCTATACATTAAAATGTAAAATAGGTAATGGTACTTGGAATGATATTTATACTGTAACAAAAGCTCCGACTAGTTCTGATTATGGAGAACAATTATTATATTCATATAATCTTGCTAGTGTTGGCGAAGGAACTACTGTTTATTTTTATTGTTCAGTAAGAGATAATTATGGTTCTGAATTATCGAGTGAAACTATCCCAATTACAAGATTGATTTCACCTATAATTAGTGATGTATCAATTTCACATTCTTATAAAAAGATAACCACTAATTTCTCAGGTAATATTACTACACCCAATTTAAATGATACATTAACTTATAAAATATATCTAGGCTATGAAGAAAAATATGAAACATATAACACAGGTATTATTGATTCTAAAACTTCAAAAGCAAATGCTGATAGTACAATAGATTTATCTAAAGGACAAAATGCTAATATAAATACTTTTATTGGTGCGTTATATGATAAAGTAATTACTCAACAGTATCCCAGACCTACGGGTAAAGTACGAATTGAAGTATACTATACTACTTATCCTCAATGTAAAGCTATTTCTTATTCTTCTGTCACCTACGATCTAAGAAATGATATTAGCAACGCTGACGGTCTTAATATTTCACTTACTCCTTCCATAGAACATCCTACTTATTTTAATTCTGGTGATACAGTACAATTTAATTTTTCTCCTATTACTTGGACTGATGCTGCCGGAGGCACTAATGGCGCGAATATTACATACAGTTTTTCTGATAATCTTGGAACAAGTTCATCGGTAGAACCTAATACGGTAATTTCTCAACTAATGCCATCATTTTCACAAGATATTCAAATAGTATATACTGTTACTGCAAAAATTTCTTATGCTGATGACACGAGTCAATCTAAAAGTTCTAGTATAACTTTTGATGGGGCCAGATGGTTTGACGGCGATAGAATAAGTATTAGTAATGCAAAACCAACTGATCAAGCTATTACCGGCAATTGGATATTGCCAAATACTTTATGGAGTTCATCTCGTTTTGGCAATTTAGCTAAAGTAGAATTAAGTTTATTAAATGGTAATGATAAGGATAGTCCATTTATTGGAGAAGGAGCGTCTGAAGTATTGACTTCTTTTACTTCCAAAATAATTCCTTTTTCTATTTTAAATGCAGATTTGACTCAGGATATCTCTATTCGCGCGAAAGCTATATGTACTAATACTAGCGGCAACACGATAACAGTATATAGTTCATATTATCTAGTACGCTCAGCTGCGGTTACAATGGCATTAAGAAAAGGTAGTTTAGGTCTAAATGTTAGTGGTTCTTTTAATCCCACTTCTACGGATTCTACTCTTTATATCAATGCTAAACCAAATGGTGAAAAACCAACAGTTGTAATTTCAGATAATACCGACCAGCCAAATCAAGGGAGAATGTTATCTTTTCAAAAGGGAGGAGAAGATAAAGGTAGCCTAAACGTAGAGAATGGATATCTTGTTGGGAAAAAGATGAGAAAAAATATAACAGCTGTTGTTCCAATAGATAGTTATAAAATGTCCGTAGGAGGGGAAGCAATTGTATTTAAGAATGATATTTTAAAAAATGATTGCGAAATAATTATAGAATGTAATACAGCTTCTAAAAAAATAAATAAAAGTTTTCATGTTGCTGATGTTAAACATGATAAAGAAAATGGAAAGATAACAATAACATATTATTTATCTCATATTTTCCCCACAGGTACTACTATCACTTTATCTCTACATGTTATAAATTTAACTGAATAAAATAAAAAAGGGAAGGCAATAGCCTTCCCTTATTTTTTTTTACTCAAATAGCGGCATAACCACCGCAAGTTCAGCACTAGACATTTCTGGTAACTTATCAAGTACATCTTCTGGAATTTTCTCACAATTTAATGTGATTTTATCATTCATAAAATCATTAACTTCTTTGAGGTATTCCTTTTCTTTTCCTTCTTGAACTAGAAACATTGTATTATCTTCATTAGTTTTATAGCTACCTTTCCCATCAGAGATAAAATAACGTTGCGCAAAGTCTTCACGAATTTTTTGAATTGTCTTATATTGCTCATCCATTTCCTGTGCGGCCTTAGTCACACGAAAGGCTAATCTTGCTGGTAATTTAATTTTTACTAGTTGTTGGAAAATAGGAATTGCATTTGTTAATTGTGCTACTGTTAGTTCAATCATATTAGTCCTCCCAGTCTATCATATTTTGTTCTTCTTTAACATATTTCATTGCTGTATGAAAACCAATACAAATTGCATCGGCTTCATCCTGTGTAGCTTGAACTGCGTACCATTCAGCTACTTTATTTTGAGCTTGTCGTTTCTGATCAGCTCTTGAACGGGCTGTAATTCCACAAGTCGCACGCCAAGTTGCGGGTGGGACTACCAAGCTAATCACTTTTTCTTCATAAAGGTTAGATAGTAGTGTTCCTTGGAGCCAAGCAAGGACTTTAAAAGTTTTTACATTTTCAAACTTACCTTGCTGAAGTTGGATATCTTCTATCGCTACAACATCAGGCTTCCAATTTGAAATCATACTTATCATCCATTGTTTGATTGCGACAATTCTTTCTATTGCATTAGGAGCACTCATTGTTATCTTACCATAAGTGATGAGTGCGTCACCATCAAAAATAGCATAGCCAGTAGTGCCTGTCGCATCATCTAGGGCTAATACTCTTTTTTTATTGGGATTCTTACGTGGTACATTTACTGTAAGATTCTTCACAACATGTGACCGCATACATGTTGGACATTCGGGATGGCGGCGCCACTTTTTAAGACTGATAAAAACATTATGTTGATTAGGACATAACATTGATAATTCGGTATCAAGGTTCTTATATTCTTCCGATACTAACGTCCAACCAGCATCTTTTATCTCCTTTCTTATATCTTCAATTTTTAATTTGGCCATTTATCTACCGGTGCTACCAAAACCCGATTCTCCACTTTCCGAAGCTCGATTATCGGTCGCGCCGATGGTAATATCATCTACTTCTTCAAACTTAATATTGTACTTACGTTCTACAATGAATTGAGCGATGCGGTCGCCGCGAACAATTTTATACGGGTCTTTACCTGTGTTAGTAAGGATAATGCCTACTGTATCGAGATAAGCTGTATCTACTGTCCCTACACAATTCGCCATGCGTAAGCCAGTTTTAGCACTTAATCCACTACGAGGACGAATAGAAAGAACCCAGCCGCGTGGTACATTTACCTTTAGTCCGGTAGAAATGATTCTTGTCTCCCCAGGTTCAAGCGTTACTGTTTCTGCAGAGCATACATCAGCCCCAGCGTCCCAAATATGAGCAAAATTAGGAAGAGGAATAGATTTATCTTTACGCTCCACCTTAATAGTGCAATCATAGAACTGATACTTCTGCGAGATTGGCTCAATCATTGTCTTGAGTTTTTCAGCAATTTCGCTAAACAGCTTTTTCTTCTTTTCAGAAGTCGTAGCTTCGCTATACTCAGCCGCTACTTTATCAATTTGAGCAATTGTCTTATTGACTTCATTTTCAACATCTTCTGGAGTCATAGCATATTGCTTTAGAGCAGCAATACCATCCTCAATTACGCTACGCACCTCTGGCCCGTCAAGAGCCACAACAAAAGCATCCATAATGGTGTCCCAAGAAAGATTATCAAGAAACTCCTCTGGAACAGAATCAAGTTGAGTAAAAATTTCGTTTAGTTCGTTATTCATATTATACCTCATATGAGCGTTCTATCGACACCTGAAACCACATATCGACAATCTCGCCTTTACTCTTTTTTGTTTTCATTGTATAAGAAGCCTTGGTAACAGTGAAATTAGTTTTCATATCTTTAATCAGTTGCATAGCTTCTTCTTCGCTATCAACACGATAAGTTTCACTATCCTTAATCTTCATTGTTGCCATTGGCCGCGGCCTCCTTTTCAAGTTCAATACGCTTATCAACTACGGCTTTATACATTTTAGAATAGAAAAAAATCTTCTCTTCATCAGTCATCTTATTCATTGTTTCTGTTAGAGTCGCGCCTTGTGGAATAATGTCCTTATTCTTTTTTCGTGTACTCCAACGTTTGAGAGTGGCTTCCATATCACGAGTTAGCTTCTTTTGGAATTTCGCCGCGGCTCGACGCTGTGCGCGATTTGGCCCATTTAGTGGGCCAGGATTATCAATATATTCATTTACTAGTTCAACATCTGCTTGAGTAATTTTCTTTTCATTTTCTTCGTTCATATTGTTCTCCTTATAGTTCATAAAAAATTAGTTCATCAGCATATGGTAGAGTATGTGCCCAATCAATAAAAGTCTTCCATTCAGTAAGCTTATGACCAGCACGTTGCTTTACAATATTGCGAATGATTTCATAATTCATTGTGACAGTACGAGTTTGGAGCCAAGACTCTGGTAGAAGTCTTACAAGTTCTTTCCAATAACGCTTATCTTTTGTTTCGTTGAAGCGACAACGCAAAGCCTCAAGACCTTCGAGATAATATTGAAAGAATTCTTCCACCGTAGTATCTGTATCAAAAGGCTCTTTTTCATAGATTACTAGGTCTTTTGCTAAATCATCACATTCAAAACATTCCATAGTGATAGGAGTGGTAGCTAACTTGTGCATTGTACTAGTGCTATTAGCAGTAGTGCCAATCTTATATGTATCACATTCCTTCCACCAGAAAATCGCGGCGGTTATGTCAACACTCACGAAAATCTGTCGCAAGAACTTTCGATGTTCTGGCCCCGACTTAATAAGCCGCTGTGCCAGCTTCATATCATTTTCTCCGATAAAGTAACCACCATACTTATCATAATCTTTATCATCTTGGTCAATGCGATAGCTATCAATTTTATTCCAGCTTGCCATAGGATTGCGCATACCAAACAATGCGTTTTCAAAATTCATAGCCTGAGTTCTTTCAAACTTCATTTAGCCGCCTCCATTCTTATTATAGCCATAATCTTGTGTTGCTAGTAATTCAATATATTGTTTTTCTTTTTCCGGAAGTAATTCCTTCGATACTTGCTCTAATAATTCAAAACTCCAATTCCAAAGTCCTTCTTCCTTCATAGCGTGATGTATTGCTTGGTCAGCAATGGTGCTAATACCAATAGCACTTTTTACATGGTCTTGTAAACGCTTCTTTACATTCACAGAACGACCAATATAAGCCTTTTTAGTTTGAATGTTGGTTATCTTATAAATACCACTGACTTCTCCAATAGAGTTGTCTTTTAACATTTCATTCAATGGCTTTTGTATATATTCTGACCAAATAAGTTTATAAAGAATATCAGGATGATGGAAGCGCGAACTTATAGAATAAATATATTCTATATCGTCTTTTGCTTCTTGAGTTAGATGAATCGTAGCTTTTTCGCGTGAATTAGATTCGTTGTTGAGTTGCTTGGTCTGGAAAAGTAAAGCCTGATATAAATTACCTTGTGTCTTGATTTCTTCTAATAGTTTATTGAAATTGTCAGCTTTTATTTGATATGCCGCATCAATAGCATCATTTTTTGCTTTAGCATAGCAACGAAGTTCTTCTTCTTTTTTATTATATTCTTCTTTTATTCTTTCATCAATTTGAACACGGTTAGCTGAAATATAATCATAATTATCTCTTAATCTATCACAAGTATCATTCGCACTATCAAGTAAAGTTGTAAGGCGTGTAATTTCATCTTGCTGACGCACAATTTGAAATTTGTATGTTTCTTTCCAACCTTTCACTTTGGTTTCTAGCTTTTGAGTTATTTTGTGGACATAAGACCAAGCAATTATGCCTATCAAAAATATAATTGCTAAAGCGATAATAATTATTCTAAAATTTACTTCACTCATTAACTCCTCTCTAATTCTTCAAAAATTAAGTCTTTAGGTAAAAAATTTCTACACAGATAAAAAGAACCAAAGCTTACTCCTTTTTGCACTTCCTTTTTTTCTAGAGAGGTGTAATAATTGATTCTTTTATCGAAAATAAGTGCTTGACAATCTTTCATATAAGGGAAGCGCGTTTGTCCTTGTAAAGAGGGAATTGGGAGAAGCACAGCGTAGGGCTTCCCCAATTCATAAAGACGTTTGATGACATTATCTTTACAAGAAAAAGGTGGGTTTGAAATAATGACATTATAGTGTTCTGGCTCATAATAGAAAAAGTTCTGCCCTTCATCAATATGAGAATAAATAACTTCATTAGTTTTTGAAATTAGTTTTACATACTCACTATCAGCCTTATCAAAGGGACACCAGACTATTTCCCCAGGCCAGATATATTTTAAGATTGGTCTGACAGCATATTCTGGAGTATATACTTCATCTGAGGCTTTATCTGTCTTAGCAGTTAAATAACCTTTATTGATTGCCATTGATAACTCCTTTTTCCTTTTTGATATAATCATTATATCATATTTTTCTTCCAATGTCAAATTTTTTTTGCATATTGATTGGGGCTGGCTAAATAAACATCAAGTACTTTATCATAATGCTTTTCTTGATTAGGAATAAAACGCCCAAACTTGACAATAATATTTGAATAGAACTTTAACCATTCAACTTGCTCTGTGAGTTCTTCTTCTTTATATCCAGTATAGATAACAATATCATCGTCACTAACTTGTCGGAATTTTTCTATAAAATCTTTTAACTCTATCCAAGAATCAAAAGGCTCAAGCCCGCCACAGACAACAGCTTTAGTAATATCATTATGCAAATAACGAGAAATTAGCTTGTCCGTATTTATTTCATAAGTCGCGGCTTTAGCTAATTCACTGTTTTGACAACACTTTACTCCACATTCTTTCTCACATTTAAAAGAACAAGAGGGGAAGCCGACGAACATTGCCGGCTTCCGGTAGTTGACAAAATCTTCTTCTACTAATTGTTTTATTCTCATTCTAACTTCATCCAATCTCTCATTGCAAATTCAGCTTTTCTTTCTTTAGAGTAAGTCTTTTCTGGAGTAAGGAATCCAACAATACGCTGGTAAGTTGTTACCTTTTTCCCGCCACAAATGGGACAAATCTCTCCATAGAAACCATGGTTGTTTTTACAAGCGCTGATGCGAGTGCAAAAAGCAAAATATACAACACCTTTATTGGCAATATAATTTAGCATACTCCATGCTGCATCAAAATTAGTAAAGGGGGCATCAATATTTATGTGACTGATAGATCCACCGTTACACGCTTTATCCAAAGTAGCACTCAATTTTACTTTTTCTTGAATAGTGGTTTTTACGCCAAGAGGAATCCATTGATTTCCATAAAGAGGAAGCTCATATGGTTCATTAGGATAAAAGAACTTATCTTTTTGCATTAGAATAGAAGCGGCACGTTCACCAGGAATTTGTTCAATATTTGCGCTATAATCCTTATCAGCTGTGAAGGTGTTCTTTTCTTTATTGATGGCAGCAAGAATCTGTTTTGCGAACTCAATGCCTTCATCAGTGTAATAGGTATAACCAAATTCATCTTTCTGAGTCATACCAAATTTCTGGAGAGTCTCATAAATACCAATAATACCAATAGAATTATATTGAGATTTTAGATTCATTAGATGATGAGTGTAATTAGGAAGGAGTCCTTTTTCAATATTACGAGAAATAATTCCTCTAATTACATCAAGAACTTGTAGGCAAAGAAGTACACGGTCTTTTAGCAATTTAAGATAATCTTCTTTAGTTTCTGTTTCATAAGCAATTCGCGCCAGATTGATTGTGTTGACTTTGATACTGCCAACTTCTAGAGCGGAGCCGCCAATACTATTGAAATAACCTAAGTTCTTTACATCAGAGACCAATCTACAACAATTACTAAGACTAGTTACATCTTCACTAATAAAGAAGTTACTATCTGCCCATTTCATATTGTGTTTACAGCACCACTTAGCGAAGTCTTCATCTACAAACTTTCCATTCTTTCTTAGAAGAGCATAAGTTAATACGGGGAAGGTCATCATGTTCTGAGAACGTATATCGCTTACCACTTCCATAAAAGCTTTTTCATACTCAATAATATCATCAATATAATCAATGATAAAACTGCCATCTGGATATTCCTTGCCGCCAAAAAGTGCTGCTAGATATTCACGGTCAAAGATAGAGAAATTAGTAAAGGCCGATTGATTGACGCGAAGATATGGCTGATTTAGTTTATAAACTATTCGTTGAAACTCTTGATCACGATAGGTTTCCGGAGTACCTGTATAATAATGATTTTCACAATCCTTCCTCCAGAAATAAAAAGAATAAATTAGAAATGAAGGAAGTCCGCAAGCACCAGAAGAACGATTAGAAGTATAACTAACAAATTCTCCGACAAAGTCAGTATAAGTAACTAGGTGCTTTGGCGGCTGAGCATTGAAGTTATCTACAAAATATAACCCGCGTTTAACTAATTCTTCAATATCATACGCAAAGCAATATGGTAGATAGGTAGAACTCGCTGCATCATGAAGATAATAGCGACCAACCCATTCGTCTCTTAACCATTTATTAGCAGTTTGGAATCCATAATGCTTATTCATTTCATAATAAATCTTATTGAAAGCAAGCAATTTAGAATGCGGCTTGTGCATCTCAGACATTAGTGAACAAATATCTTTTGTTCCAACATTAGCGTTACCATCAATAGACGCATCAGCCACTGTTTGTTTATCAATAAAATTATCAATAAAGTCTGTATAACTTAGCTGTTCATCACTGAAACCATTTAGCTTAGCCATATCAGTGCCATATTCAGCCATTAGTTTATTCAATTGCGCCGTAAAATTTTTATCTAGTCTAATATTGATTTTCATTATTGCTCCTCCACCCACTTATTAGCCTGAGAAAAATCCATGACTTCTCCATTAACTTCTAACATTGGAGCAGTAATAAATCCTTTCTTTATCATTTCTTCAGAATCAGAATTGATAGAATATTGGATATTTTTTCGGTCTAGCTTAGCCGCTAAAATTTTACAACGAGGACACCCCGTAGTATACAAAATTATCATTAGTCCTTCACCTTCCCACAAAAACAACAGCATTTCACGTTAGGGTCATTTTTCTTTGTTTCAAAAGCTGAAATAACAACACCATCATGGACGTATTCATGTGTACACATTGAACGATATTTTGCAATTTCGTTTCTAATCTCGGCGGCGCGAGCATTGAAAGTAAAATTACTTATATTCGCTGCATATTCTTCTTCAAGCTGACAAATTTCATAACTGATCTCGTAGTTTGTCATAGTCCCCTCCTTAGAATATCGTTTCGGCTTCGGCTAAGACAAAGTCGATACTTTGAATTTTCAGGGAATAAACTTAACAGAATTGGTAGTTCTTCTTTATCATAGGCACTAACCGCGCCATAAACACTATATTCATTTTGATAAATTTGATTCAAATTAGTTCTGATTATTTTATAAAGTTTATCATAAGGATTGTTGATATTATCTTCATAATAAATATTGAATCTTTTTCCATCAGCAAGACAATCATAGTAAAGTCGCAAACAATTTGAAAGATATTGTAATGACTTTTCTTTCGTTAGATTGTCTTGTAGCTTACTCGCAGGAGTCATAGGGATAGAAACAGAAAAGCTATAATTCGTGACCGGCAAATTTATCATATCCAAATATTCTTTTATATAACTATATTCTGTGTCAAAATCCAATATAACTTCCGCGGGACAGTAACGTTGAAGAATTACACTATTTTGAATAAGTCCATTCTCAAATAAATATAAAAATTGGTCAGGAGTTTTTAGTTTTATTGGCCAATAATAACGAAGGCGCGGCGGATAATTGGGTCGTGCGCGTTTAGATAAATCAACTAAAAGCTCAAGTCCATTATTTTCTGTAATATCTTTGTCATAAATATAGGTCACTCCCCACTTTTCTAATGGGAATTGCTCAGCTTGTAATCGACCTTTACTATGAAGCCGTACAAAGCCAGCGCGATTTAGTAGAGTATTATAATAAATTTTTTCTTTTGAACTAGCGACTGCTAGTTTCTTTTCAATATATTGAGAATAACAATCAATAGTTGGCGATGTATTCTCTATCTCCATATTAGGAAACTCTTTATAATTACCACCGGTGAAGGCCGCACCTCTAACAACAACATTTCTATGCTGAAAGAAATATTGCGGTACTGGCGCGTCTAGCTTATCTTGAAAAATATAAACTTGATCACAAGCCTCAAGCAAAGAGGAGTCCCCCAATAATTGGGGGAACTCACGACGTTTCTTTGCCCAAGCATATAATTTCATAGCTTCCAAATTGGGAATAAATATTTTTTGTTTCCTGAACGTTTCAGCATCTACAATACCAATCATTCTTCTTCATTCACCCTTTCAAATACTAAACTTCCATCATTTTCAATTTTAGCAAGTAAAACTTGACTTGGGGAATTCTTGTACTTCTTTGGTACAAAATCATTACCACGACGGATACCTTGTACAAGCAGTTTATTACCGCGAGTAAACCAGCTTCGTTCCAAGATTTTCTTCTTACCGTCATCGCCACGCTCAGAAATTTGGCGGTCATATTTTACGAATTGGTTATCCCAAATTTTCATATTGACAACGCCTGTCTCTGTAAGAAGCGTTACTGTATGTTTGTTTTTATTCTTATTTATTACCGTACCCGCGATAAAGCAAAGCTTATACATCGGGATTTCTTTATTGTCTTTTGTATGGATAACATAATCTACTAAAGGTTCTTCAGAAAGTTGCGCAAAATCTTCAATTTTGAAGCTATCAATATAACCTTCTTGATAAAACTTATGAAGCTCATGCGGTGCATAGTAGAATCCAACACTATCCATTTCCCATTTACTTACAGTACCTTCTGCATATTTCTCAGCCACGAGACTTACAGCATGCTCGTTGACAATATCAAGCATATGGTTTTCTGGGTTCTTGAGATACTCACGCATTGGCTCCATTGCTTTTTTATACAGATTATCCCATATCTTTTGTTCAATACAGAACCCTTCTTCTGTATCAATTATCTTTGAAGTATCAAATTGTTTTGCATAGAAATCATATGCTTCTTGAGTAATAGTATAGAATGTCCCACTCTTACAAGTTTTAAGATACTTATTAAATCGGAACAATTCAGCATAATCCGCCATTTCTTCTGGAATAAGACCTTCTCTGATAAGACCAGGCATATTCTGTAACGTCAAGCGTGATTTTGTATCAGCAATAGAAAGAAGATAGTTATGTAGAATTGTAGGGCGGTCTTTTCCTTCAATTTCATCAAAAGCACCAGACTTGATAAGGTTGATAGCTTGCGTTTTATTGACTTTTACTTTACTTAGAAAATTGACTAAACTATTATATGGGCGATTCGCAATGATAGATGATACCAATGAATCACCAATCCTTGTAATGCCCTTGATGCCATAAATAATTGTATTAGTCTTAGCGTCAGGAGTAAAGGAATAACGACTCTTATTGATGTCAGGTAACGCAACCTTAATATCATTGCGGCGCATTCGTCCAATAGCAGTACTGATTTTGCCATAGTCTACTGTCTTATTGGCTTTCTTTTCATCTTTATCATCATCATCATCATTATCTTCATCAGCATCATTCTCAATCATACCGTCCATAGCGCCGCTATCAACAATCATGTTAGCGCAATTCCAATAGATAGTAGGATAATGATAGGCAAGATTCATTTCCTGTAAACCAATGAGGGAGTAGGCTAATGTATGTGCCAGATTAAAAGAGTAGCCTTTCTGCGTAGATACCAATACTAGCCACACATATTTGACCAAATTCAGACTTAGATTTTTTTCTTCTGCATTTTTAAAGAAGTCTTGCTCTAGTTGTGCGAATTCCTTTGGCTTTTTCTTAGCTACACTTTTTCTTACTTTATCTACCTGTCCTAACGACCAGCCCGCGATTTGTGGATTCAAAAGTAATTCCATCATACGCTCTTGAGCCTCACAAATGCCATTAGACTGGTCAAGATAAGAATGAAGCAATTTTCTTTCTTCTTGAGTAAGTCCCCATTGCGTCATTTCTTCATCCCAAGCATATGGATCTTCACGAAAACGTTTATATTTTTCTAGTGGAGTTTCACCCTGTCCATCGCCCATTAGACGAATGATCGAGTTTAGAGCAGCCAAGTCTTCTACATTTTCCGGATGTGTCATAGCAATACCTTGAATACCACTTGCTGCGTCCATTTGGAAAACTGAGAAGATTTTATTATCCCACAACATTTTCCACATATTATGAGAAGTGCGGTCAATTTTATAAATACCTAAAGCATTTTCATAAGTTTCGCGCAAGGTAGGCTTCTTTTCAATTAGACCATCATAGCAAAGCAAATCTAGACAGGCTTGCATTTTATCTAGTGCTTCAATAGCCAAAACGTCTATCTTGATAAGTCCTAGTTCCTCAAGTCTATGGAGGTCAAACTGACTAATAGTTTCACCTTTCGCTGTTTTCATTGTGGCCGCACGTTTAGTGAAAGGCTCATCTACAATAACAACACCACCAGCATGCTGGCCGCAACCAACTACTAGTCCTTCCAGAGCTTGAGCAACTTCCCAAAGTTCAGGGTAGACTTCCGACATTTCATGGACAAATTGTTTATTAGGAGCTAATCCTTTTCCTTCATCACCATAGAAAGTTTGAGTTAGTGTATGCTGGATACCACGCTCACTAGTAATCATTGAAGCAAGATAGAGAGTTACATCGTTGTCTATTCCAAGTCCACGTCCAGCGGTTTGTATTGCAGCTTTCGCTGCTTCTGTCATAAAAGTACCAACACGAACAACTCGTTCTTTAGTGTACTTTTTCTGAAGGCCAACAATAACCGCATCGCGACGAGAGCCAGCACAGTCAACGTCTATGTCCAATACCGACATACGTTCAGGATTCATAAAACGCCAATATCTTAGTGGGGCCTTCTCTCTCGTAGGGTCAACTTGACATATATCAAGAAGATAGTTGAGATAAAATGAAACACCACTGCCACGACCAGAACCGACTAGGCTATACTGCCAAATAACTTGAACATAATCACTTTCTTGTAGAAGATAAGCAGACCAACGAATATGTTGTTTCTCAGATGAATCCCATAAAATCTGCATTTCCGTTTGAATGCGCTCTAGCCGCGTTTTTTCTTGTCCATCTTCACGATAGAAGCGAGGGCCATTGATTTCTTCCCAAATGCGAACAGCAAAGTCTCTATCTTCCTGATATGGAGAATTGATGAAGTTTTGCATTACAGGAATCTCTCGTGGTAAATTTACAAGTGTACTTATATCATAACTACGTTGAGGAATATAAGGAACTTTAATTGGAGCTTCAAGGTCATACTCTTCGCACATGGTAACGATTTTATTAGTGTTTTCCAAATATTTACAAACTTGTTCTTCTGTGAAGTAGTCCTTCATATAAGAAAACACCTCTGGCGCGTCCATAACATAAGTAGAAGCATAGAATTCATCTACTTCACGATCGCCATCTTTAGAATTAAGGAAAGCCTTGTGGATGCGACGATTAGACTTGGTGTAATAATGACTGTCTGTTGTAATGATAATTGGTAAGTCGAAAGCTTCTCCCACTTTGACCAATTCCTGATTTACAAAAATTTGTTCCTCAGAAAAAGAAGGCTGCATTTCTAGAAAAAAATTCTCTTTACCAAATACCCCTATACACCAATCAAGAAAGTTGGCAAGGTCTTGTTGAATTTCTGGTTTCTTAGCCTTATTCGCACCATAAGCGAGAATGCTCTTAGCAGCTCGACCACCTAAGCAAGCTGTACTGGCAATTATATGTCCAGGATTCGCACCAATAATTTCTTCAATATCAAAATAATAAGTAGGAGTTCGCCGCATAAATTTTACATAACTTCTTTCCCAAGCTCTAGTAGAAAGAATACACAATTGCTCCCAACCAATACGGTCTTTAGCCAGAAGAATGAAATGGTAATATGCGTCTTTTCCACTTTGAAAGTTTTCTCCATTCAAACCATTTCTACAAAGATAAATCTCATTACCTAAAATTAGTTTAAAGTTCTTCCAACTACCGTCTTCATCCTTACTTCTCATTTCCTTGACATAATTTTGTGCATCTACGTGTGCGCAAAGAGCTTCGTGGTCTGTAATTGCCATACCACTAAGCCCGATATCATGGCCATATTTGAGGAGTCTATCCACCTTATTGATACAGTCAATAAGGCGAATGTTGCTCCCTTTGTCTGTGTGATTATGAAGACCAGCATAATGGACATTCTCTATCATTCAATCACTTCCTTTTTCTTTGATACATATATTATATCATATTTCCTGAATTTTGTCAAATTTAGAAACTGCGGCCAGCTCCTCCTCCACGGGAGGAGCCGCCACCAAAACCAGAAGAAGATGAATGATTAGAACCAGAATGGATAGAACTATTACTCTCAGCAATAGCTTCGATAATTGTGCCAAATATCTCAAAGGCAGTTGAAATAATAGGCTCGCGCTCTTTATATCGGATAAGATGATAAAGGAAATAAATGAATGAACAACCAAATGAAAACGCTAGTAGTGCTGCAATGATAAATACTATCCAACCAAGTACTATGAGAATTGTTGCCATAGTTTTCTCCTTTTAAAATAAATATTTTGATTTTGATCGAGATTGAGCTGGGGTTGCTGTGATTTCATAATCAGAAATAATCACTTGTGGTGTAGTACGTCCGCACCATTCATTTACTGTACATTTACCATAAAGTGAAATTACTTTATCTGTGCTATCTCCAAGCTCCATACAAGCTTCTTCGTTCTTGAAAATAACAAATTCTACTCCATTCTTCTTAAACTTTAGACAATTACTTTTCATAAGTTGGATGTCGCCAGCAGCCAAAGTAACATTGGTAAATCCAAGCATAGGTTCAGCAACACCTTGCCCCCAATAAGGTTTACCACTATCAATAGCTTCAATGATTGTCCCGCACTCATCGGGGACTCCATCAAAAAGATAATCTACTTCATAACCTTTATCATGGAAGTCTACATTAGCAAGTTGCTCATTTGCGAGATGAATGAAGTTATCATATTGTGATTCAGGGAGACTGGCTCCGAACGCAAAATCGTGGCCAGCCGTATATTCAAACAAGTTAGTATGCTCAAGGTAATCTTTAAAGCTACCCATATCTGTGTTAGCTTCCGCACGAGCACTACCTTTAAGATTACCGTCATCACATTCGCGCAATAAAAGTGTTGGTTTATGATAGCGCGCAACACATTTCATTGCAACTAAGCCTGTAAGAGAAGAATGGATGTCGTCTTCATCTGTTATAGGAATGAGAAGAATTTTATTATCCAATAAGCCTAGCTTATGAATCTTAGCTTCAACAACTTCTAATGCTTTATCCACTAGTATTTGTTGTTTCTTCTTTACATTCACCATAATACGAGCGGCTTGTTCACCAAGGATTTCAATCTCTCCTGACTTTGCTCCGCGTTTAAGAGACTGAACAATTCTATTGCCATCTAACAGAGCTTCAAATAGGATATACTTTTCTTGTTGTGTGCCAACGCGAATGAGAGCATTGATGTGCGGTGCAATAAAAAAAGCAACATCCACAGGATAAAGTTCTGTTCGATCTTTCAAAGAAAAGTGTAAGGCTCTAATCAAGGCTTTTAACCCAGCATTTTGAATATGATTCAAGCCACGTTGAACAATATAATGCGTTTCTTCATTAGATAACAACATCATATCAGAGACTAAACCAACCGCGGCCAAATCATAAAAATTGTTTGACCGGCTATTATCATCAAAATATTCTTCATCATAACATTGACACATCTTCAATGTTACGCCAGCACCGCACAAAGTAGGGTTGCCATATTCAGGTGACATTTGATTGTTGATAACAATAGCGTAAGGATTATCGTAAACGTCACATAAGTGGTGGTCACAAATAATGATTGGTACACCCATTTCATTTACTTGCTTGTGAAAGTCAATTTCGGAAGAACTAGCATCAGGAATAAAGAGTAAGTCTGTATCAGGCTCAATTTGGTCAAGGATGTCTTCAATACCATGTTGCTTACCTTCATGAATACCGAACTTGAATTGACATTTTTCATTTGTAAGCTTCATATAACCAGAAGCAATAGCAGCTGAAGTATAGCCATCAGTATCAGCATCAACTACAATAAATATATGCGGCGAATCCTTGCAAAGGATTTCATGCAACTTTTCTACACCTTCGCGCATATTCCTTAACTTCCATCCATCCAATAACGCGGATTCATCTACATTACGATATAGATCAGGATTCTCAATGCCGCGTGCCCGTAGAATGTCATCTAGATAATCGAATGAATCTTTTGGTAATTTGTTTTCACAATAGAATTTCATTTAGTTCACCATCACCCGATTCTCAAATAGAGAAACGAATGTATCTTTACCTCTATCAATCGGGCTATCCTTCTTTCTTAATAAATTTTTTTGGTCTATAATAAAACTAACTTTAGAATAGTTAGTGTATCGCTTAGCAAGAGAATAAAGTTTATCAAAGTATTTATCACATTCATCGCTAGCATATTCTTCAAATTCTTTATCAAAAGCAATAACTATTTCATCAATTCTATTCTTTTTAATGAGTAAGTCTATTTGCGGTTTTGATATATTTGAGCCGCACACAGCCACAGCATTACTATTTTTTCCAAAATAACTCCGATGAAGGATAACACTTTTTTCGCCTTCAAAAAGAATAGCTTGATGAGAAGAATGAATTGCAGGATAAGATAAATTATATCCATATAAATTCATAGCTAATGAATGATTATACATCTTGTCTTCCATTATTAGCGGGCAATATTTTGGAATGTCTGTATTCTGTTCATGCTGCATATTTCTAATTCTAATGCCCACCAGTCGGCTATCTAAATCATAATGTGGGATAATAATTCCCATATGAGAAAGAGAACATCGAATGTTATATTCCTGAATTGCTTCTGGCGTCATTCCTTCTTTTAACCAAGATAATGGCGGCGTCGCGATAAAGCAATTCATTACGTTAGAACTATATTCTGGTAGCTGATAATAACTTGCCCGCTTCTTATATTTACTTGTTACAGATTCATAACGCTTAGTTTCATAAACTAAAGTATTGTAGTTCAAATATGAAAGCACATAATCGCGTGCTTCACTATAAGAACAAGACTCGCCTCTAGTTTGCTTTACTCTCATTATAAGGGTAAAAATGGTAAAAGCATCATTACACTCAGTGTAGCACACAAAAACGTGATTATTGAAATAGTAATACAACTTCATACTAGCTTCTTGTACATCAGCATTATGACAAATAGTAGGAAAGATATAGGCCGAAGAAGTTTCTTCATACCTGTCCACACCTAGACTCATTACTATTTCTTTTATTTGCTCAGGTTGTAAACTATTGATTATTGTTTTTGAATCTAAGAAAGCGGTTTCAATTTCGCCATCAGAGAATCCAATATTATACTCCATAGTTCCAAGAATCCTTCTTTCCCTTTATTTTTGTTAGCTCCTGTGGATTATTCGCGGCGCCTGTCTCAGTGATTTGTTTTATCTCTTTTTCCGCTTCAAAGTCAATCGTGTCATCAGAAAAGATGATGCGTGGTGAACCAATGTTGATTACATTGTAGTTTGCATCTGTAACAAATAAGTCTTGCCAACGAGCTGTACCTAAATCATATAGTCCCCAGATACGCACATTTTTATAACGTCCGCGCCGTAATTTGTAAATATCCATTACATGAGTAGGCATAGGCATACCACTAATATGACAAGCATATTGTAACTTAGCTTTATCTTTATCAGTAGTTACACAAATAATTGTACCGCAATCAATTTTATCTGCAATACCTTTAGAACCACGAATAAGAGTTTGATTTCTAATACCTTCAAAGTTCTCATAATCACCAGATATCTGAGTCGCGCTTTCAACAAAGAGATGATATTCTACTGCTAAATCCTTTAAGGCAGTAGATAGCATTGTAAGGACTACCGTGTTTTTCCATTATTTCTAATGGCACTGACTATTTCTCGAACTTGATTATAATAATCAAGTCTGTCACCTTTTCCAATCTCGTACCAATAGAGATTGTACTCCCCTTTGACCGGGGATAGTCGATACAGGTTAAAATATTAAAGTTACTGGCATCAGTTCATAATATTGTTCTTCTGATATACGTTTATACCATCTTCCAAAGAGCCTTTGATTCTGACAAATTGAGCTAGTAATAGATTTAGCTTTTAATCCATATTTCTTTTCAAAAATGGTGACGTTATGGTGCGCTTCAATAATTTCTCCGTTATCGTCATAAAGAGCTACTGGAGAAAACTTGACGCGATATGGTCGCCAATTCTTCAAATTATTTTGGATGTCTTGCTCGTTAATCCAGAAATAACCATATGGATGGGAATGTTTTTTTATTCCTTTACCAATGTTCCCTTGATTATATCCAGTAAGACGTTGAATTTCTTTTTGAGACTTAAAAGACCGTATTACCTTAAAAGTATTTTCTTCAACTTCTTCCAACTGGTAAACATTAGGAACTGCGGCTTGTTTACTTGCTATCATCTTTTCTCTAATTGAATCTGAATACATTGGATTGACTTGTCCTCCAGGGGCTAAGTTATACAATTCTCCAGAATAATTATGAATCAATTCATACTCGTGATTATAACCATCATCTAAATTATCATAATCAATAGATTCAATTACAGAAAATTCAAAGGCTTTTTCTCCATATTTGTTCCAATCAGATTGCAACAAATAATTTACGTGAGAATTACTTTGTAATTTAGAATGGTGTTGTTTCCAACGAATTTCCGGCTCTTTTTCTGTTATGCCAATATAAACTGTACCATTTATTAAATTTTTTATTTGGTAATAGTTGAATATCATAAACATCACCTCTACTTATTGTAGTTCTGATGTTTAGTAACTTTAATATTTTCTTCCCACGAGATTCTCTTTTAACTTTCGTCAGTCAGAGTTCCTCGTTAGCCACTTATATTGTGACCCCCGTGGTAACGGGAAAAATGACATAGAGGACATAAACGCTAGGTCTATCCTCGCGTAGCTTCGAATCTTTGAATTCTGTTAATAGACTAGGACTAGAGAAAACATAATCGTAGATTACATTTTCTACTTGATTCATAGCTACTTGTCGCTTTATAACAGTCCTAATCTGATTGATCGTTGGGTCTGGAATACTTTCAATAAATAGATTAGGATGCGCTTCCATTAGGTCAATAGAATCATCCACTCGTTGTTCTTCTTCTTTAGTATATGTGCCAGTTAGAATTTTCTCTTCATTTACACCACTAAGATAGGCTAGTACAATAGTCTGTACTTCTTCTTTTTCTAATTCTGTGGTAATAATAAGTGTTTTTTCTTCATTGCCGCTTTTTATCCATCCTTTGGTAGCTTCCTCATACCGAAAAGGATAAGCCAACATACAAGCGTCTCCTACCATACGACGAGACTTGCCGCCAGAAGTACCTGCAGAATAAAGATAGAACTTGCCCTTTCTTGCGCCACGTGCTATTATATTGAAGAGGTCGCCTTGTAATGGTGCTCCTACCTCTGGCGCACGTTTGAGATCTTCTTTCAATGTTTTAATATTGTCATCTGCCGCGACAGATTGAGCTTTACCAATATTGAAATCATACTCAATTCCAGAGATACGTTTTGCTATAACATTGAAAATATCTTGAATTGACATAGAGTCAAAATTTTCAAGCATTTCTTTTTGCTTTTTTAGGTCAAAATCATTAGCGGGATAAATGTCATCCACACTAATTCCATTCTTTACTAGTTTTCTCAATACAGAAAACTTTTTTACTCTAGTAAAGTAATATATAAAATTTTCTGGTTGTGCAATATCGCAACAATCCTGAAGATAGCCAATTCCATTTTCTGCCGTGAAGTTGGCATAGATAGCATTATACTGTTGCAAATATGTATCTATGTCAACAATGGTAATTTTTTCCGCGCCTAGTTGAAACAAATTATAAATAGCGTTGTAAATAGATTTACTAAACTTAGTATCAAAATCATCAACATTTAATTCATTACCAATTTCGGCAAAGAGGAGTGGCTTCTGAATCAAACAGCCAATAACATTCATTATGGCATTTTTATCAGACAGTGCCAATCAGCTCAGTCCTCCTCCTCCCACCAATCCATAGGATTGACAAGCTTAGTTTCTTTTTGAATAGTTTTCTTTTGTACAACAAGCACTTCTTTCTGTGCGTTCTCTATTGCTTCTTTCATAGTTTTCGCAGCTTGTTGTGCAATTTCCTCTTGGTTGCGCCAATATACTTGCGCTTGAGAATAATAAGTAGGCACTAATCCAATTCGTTCATCAGCGCCTTTAGGACTTATTTTCCTTATTTCATAAATATAACGAAGGGTATTTAGAATACCTTCATCAGTATAGCCACGCTCAAGAAAATTCTTTCTCATCTTATAGTTCGCAGGGCCTGGGGCTTTAAGGTTGAATACTTTACAAATATAATCACATAGCTCTTTTCTTTTCATCTTTGCAGCATAGCAATCAGTATGATAAAACTTTGGTTTCTCGTACACACCGTCTTGCTTTTCTAGATAATGTCCACATTCTCCACACACAGCTCTTGTATTCATTTTCTTCACTCCTTTTCTATATTATACCACAATTTTGAAAAAATTGCAATAAAAAAGGAGGACTTTCGTCCTCCTTTTATTTATAGAGCTTTCATATCAGCAAGAGCAGCTTCAAGTAAATCCTGTTGGTCTTCTGTGGCTTCACTAAGTCGGAAGTCAGACGTACCAAAATAGGTAGAAATGATTTTCTGAATCTTAGCGTAATTTGCATCGGCGTTGGGATTATCTTCTCCAACTAGACGCTCAAACTCAGTTTTTGCATCTTCCATTACATCAGCAAAGTCACGCTTAGTTTCTTTATTAAAAAGATAATCTGGCAAAGCATTGGTAGCTTGGCCGCCATTCTCCGCGATATCTTTATCAATCGCATCAGAAATAGCATCAACCAATTGCTTATAACCAAATGGAATGCGAGGAGCTAGATGACCATAACGACTACCGGCAGTAATAGTCGGGCTATCAGCCGTGTAAAGGAAACGATTACCACGTTTCGTAACTGGATCGTAATCCTCTACGCCAATATAACCAATAATGTCTACTAGAGCATTTACAATATTGGCAGCCATATTAGGAATATCTGGGCCAACCTTATAGATGGTATTGCCTTCTGCATCCTCTTCACCAGTTGAAATATTTTTGCTATGCGCCACAATGATAAGCCCAAAGCCAAGCATTGTAATCTCGCGTAGCGTTTCAGAAAGTTCTTTTTTGAACTTTGTATAACCAGCACCCCAAGCCGCGGCTTTTAACGTTTCAACACCAAGCTGTTGGCAAACATAAGTCTCGCAAGCAGAAGCGGCAATACCAATTGTATCAATTACAACAGTATCAAACATTTCTTTAGCTTGAGGTTGATGAAGCTGCTTTACAACTTTCTTGAAATCTAGCCATTTCTGAATTGGCTGGACACGAATAGTTTGATTAGGAATAGCATTTGTACCTAACTCAAAAGCACAAACTAGAGCACGGTCACATTGGCACGCGAATGAAGTCTTTCCGATTTTAGGCGCACCATAAATCAGCATGTACTTGCCCTTCAGTGACCTAGAAATTTCTGGTGGCTTCAAAGAGAAAATATCAATATCTGCCATATTTTATTTCCTCCTTACCAACTACGAGGAGTCTTCTTAGCTGCACTAGAAGCATTAGCCTTCTTTTGACGAGAGGCCTTGGCCTTTGCAATCTCAGTTTCAATACGTTCTTCACGCATTGCCGCGGCACGACGAAGGTCATCTTCCTCCCAGCCACGGTCAACAGGGCCACCACGAGTAATAACTAGTTCACGCTGGATACCAGAGCCGCCAAAGTCAATAGCTTCACCAAATCCATCTTCGATTTCATCGGTAGTAGACTTTTCAACAAAACGATTGCGAATATAACCCTCAACCTTTACACTAGAATCAATATCCCAATTCTTTTTGATAAAGTCAACAGCCTTTGGTAGACCAACAGCAAACTTTAGCATATCAAGACGATTCTTATAACCGACACTAAAACCCTTCAGAATAAGGCGGCCAGTCTCCTCACCAGAAGAATCAACCTCATCTTCAATACTACGAAGATAAATCTCATTCTTGAATACGGCCTTCGGCTTGAACTCACCAGTAACCTTGCTTACGAAGCTACCACTAATCTTCCAACCAAACACACGGTCAGTGCTGCCAGCGGGTTCATAGACATTCTCTTCAACTCGACAGCCACGAACACGAATACGGTCAGCGGCCTCACCATCAGTACTAATACGACGAAGATTTAGTACATCTTTGATAGACTTAAAAGCTGGGTTTGGCTCGCCATTAGTCTTGTACTTCATTGCAATCATATCAACACGAACATCATCGTGTTCAGGAACCTTTTCTACTTCTTGGTCAACAGCTACAATAATGTTACCACGAATATACTCGCGGCCATCCTGAGTCTTACCTTCTGTGAGGTCAACTTCGGAAAGAATACCTTCGATAACTACTTCATTATTAGACTGAGCTAGATTCATTTCTTCCATAAATTTAATACCTCTTTCATTTATTCATCTTTTTTGTTCTTTCCAGAAAAGAAAAAGAAAAGGAGAGGGAATTCCCTTCTCCTATTCAATTATCAATTAAGCCTTAGTCTTGGCTGCTTCCTTAGCACGAGCCTTAGCTTCCTTAGCCGCTTCCTCAGCAGCAACTGGGTCATAAGCAAGACCTTCATCCGTGAGCATATGGTAGTGAACTGTCTTTGGCTTCTTACCTTCCTCAATAACAACTTCCTCAGTACGGTCAGTCGCAAGACCCTTCTTAATCATCGCATTGATGCTACCGGTAACTGCTGGAACGGAAAGACAAAGTTCCGCAGCAATCGCCTGCTTGGTCATTTCCTCACCTGGATGGCTCTTTAGAAACTCGAATACATTTAGAGAATTAGTAGTCATATTGTGTTTTCTCCTTTGATGTTACATCATCATCATATAATTTATAAGTTGAAGAATTTATTTTCTCCCTCAACCTTATGTATATATTATACACTATTTTTCATTTTTTGTCAAACAATTGGGCCAGCAAATTTTTCACAAAATTGTTCATAAGTCGGAGTTGTGCCTAGCTCTTGAAAGGCAGGTAATGCCACGTCATTATATAAATTAACAGCCGCTTGAATTGCCGCGAGTTTATTTTTATTACTTACCTGAGCAATATTCATTGCAATACCAAGAGTAAGAATGTCAGCAGAATCAAGTCTTTCATCATTGATTAGCTTTTTTCGCAAATCAATAAACAAGCCGCGCAAAACATTATCCTTCTCCGGCGTAATTTTATTATGTGCTTCTGTTTCCTGAACAGCATCAAGAAGTTGAAAATTTAATGTTAGAGCTGCGTTAAATATATCTTTCCATTGCTTATTATACATTATTATCCCCTCAATCTAATTCATCAGCTAGTTGAGCTACTTCACTACGCTCGGATTTTACTAGAGTTACTGTACCAAATAGCGGATTACCGGTTAGCTTCTTTAGCATTCGTACAATGCCGCTATTAGTTTCAAAAACTTTGCTATCACGTTGTTTTAGATCACCAGCAAACCATACTTCTGAGCCTTCTGCCGCACGGCCAAGAATAAGTTGGACATGTTGCTTAGTTAAATGCTCGCATTCATCACAAAAGATAATACAACGCTTGAAATCGCGGCCACGCAAATAACCAAGATGAACTGGCTCAATAATATGGTCATCAATAAGTTGCATTAGGCCATCTTCGCCACCAACGTGGTCAGCTACTGCCATGAGGTATGGCCAGAGCTTCTCGTACAATCCTCCTGGAAGTGCTCCGATATCTTTCGTGTCCTTTACTGAAATGGTATTACGAATAAAAATTAGTTTATCAAACTTTCCTCTCTGAACTAAATCAATCGCATGAGCGAGCATAACAAACGACTTACCGCTTCCAAATTTGCCAAGCGCCAATTTTACTTTAATATCTGGGTTTTGAAGTAAGTCAAACAACATTTCCTGTTGAGGGTTACGCGGTTTTACTTCTCCCATAAAGTGAGAATGAATAGGCTTGTAGCTAATTGGAGTGAAGTCTTCGTTTTGCAATGAAGTATCACGTTTGATTTCTTCAGTTTCATCATCAATCCAATACTGATTCTGTAGTAGGCAAGCTTCTTTTCCTAGAATGGAACTCTTAACCCAACCTTTACCTTCTGTGATATCATCATAATAGGGAACTAATGATTCCTTATGTTCTGCGAGAGTGATAAAATGTTGCGCAGAAAACTTTCCTCTTACCAGCGGCTTTTCAAGCAAAACCGTTCTCATTAGAATATACTGACCATAATCATAAGTACAGAACACAGCAGGTTCTGTCAATTTACGGTCAACATAATTCCAATAGCAATCATATATAATTTTCGTGTCGGTAGTATCTCGCGAAAATTTCATCGCTAATTTATTTATAAAATTTGTTTTTCTAGGAAAGATAATTCTAATTTCATTTTCTTGGATATAACGAAAGGCTTTTCGTGCGGCAAGTTGTTTTTCTAGAATTTGACTTTTCTTTAGCCCATCCAATTCAAGGAAAGTGTGGTAAGTGATATATTCTTCATATTCTTCAAATGTGTCTTCTGCTTGAGCTTTAAAATCGTCAATATTCATTAAAACACTTGTATCAAGATAATAATGTGTCATAGAATCTCATCCACCATTCCTTTTTCTAGCATATCATTAGCAGTTAGATACCACTCTTTTCGTTCAGATTCACGGTATTCATCTTCTGTGATTTTGGTATTTTTAAGAATATAATCCTTAATAGTTCCCTCAACACGTTCATTAAACTTTACTGTATCCTTTACAGTGGAAGTGTTACCACCAAGAAATACAGAACCAGCATGGATAAGGCCATAACTAAACTTATGACAGAAACGCTTTACGTTAGGATTCTTACTACCTGCACAAAGAATAATACTACCCATTGAACAAGCATAGCCCATAACAATAATATTTAATGGCTTCTTATAATTATCAATTACATTTAGAAGCACAAGACCATCATCAATACTTCCTCCTGGAGTATTTAGAATGAGAGTAACAGGATCAGTATTATCATCCTTTTCAAAATTCATTAGTGGGATAATGACAGTTTCAACAATATCATTACCTACTTCACTATTGAAAATAATAGTACGATGACGAAGCAGACTATCATAGTATTGATACAGACAAGGGTCTGTATAATTTTCAATTAGTGCATCAATATCATCTGGGTCGTAGCTTTTATTTCTCTTCATAAATACTCCTTTTGTAGATTTTATTCTACTTTTATTAGTCCTTCTGTTTCCACAGAGGGTAATTCAATATTATGTAGGATTATTATTATTTTACTTTACATTTTTCATCGACGAATTCCAGCACTCGCGCGAACGCCACAAACACAATCTGGCAATTCATTCTTAAAAAGCACTCCACCTGAAATAACTTCATCATTATCTTTTAAACTAATTCCCTTTACGCCCATAGTTGCGCGGCCAGTAGAATTTACGCTATCCGCACTAAAACGTAAGATACGTTTTTGAGAAGTAATACGATAATCTAGAGTTGCTTCATTGCCGGTTAGAATTACAGAAACTACTTCATCATCATCCTTTAATTTGATTGCTGTTGTTTTCTTACTGTGCATATTATATTCAGTAACTAATGACTTCTTTACAATTCCTTTCTTGGTAAAAAATACAAGATATTTAGAACTTGTAATCGTGTTCGGTTCCATAATAGTTACTACGTCTCCGTCAATCGGATAATTCTTTCCGATTTCTTTATCTTGTAAACTTATTTTACCACATTTTCCGTCTTTTGTAAAGTAATACAAACTACCAAAATTTGTAGTTTCAAATTGGTTTAGAATGTCAGCTTTTGAAAACCGGCTTGTGCTTTTCGCGCGAATAGCTAATTCGCCAGTAGAAAGCTGATAGATATATAGAGGAATTTCTTGTATTGCTTCTTCTTCTATTTCTTCAACTTCATTGATTACTTTTGTGCGACGAGCATCACCAAATTCATCAGCAACCTTTTGAAAGATTTTAATTAGTTCAGAGTTAAACTTCTCCTTATTAGTTAAAATCTCATTGATAGAATTTTGAGACTTTTGATTAGACTTTAACTCATCCTCAATTTTAATGCCTTCCAATTTAATTAGTCGTTGCAACTTCATATCAAGAATGGCTTTTACCTGATTTTGAGTAAAGCTAAAACGTGCAGTTAGTTTAGCTGTCGCGTCAGAAGAACTAGAAGAAGAACGAATGATACTAACTACTTCATCAATATTAGCAATAGCTAAAAGCAAACCATTTAGAATTTCTTCACGAGCTTTGAGAACGCTGAAGTCGTATTCGTATTCTTTACGGAAGCAAGAAGAAGCATGAGCAATATATTCTTCTAATGCACGTCTGAAACTAAATACTTCAGGGTATCTTCCCTCTCTCAACATTACCATATTGATAGTAAAATAATTTTCCAAAGAAGTATCCTTACATAACTTCTTTATCATCTTCAGAGGGTTGACACCTTTAGAAAGAATAATAGAATAATGCGGTACTAGACCTGAAGTATCGTCAATCTTCTCTACGCCATAATTTTCATCTTCGTCCACTAACTCTTTGATCTGTTCAGTTACGGTAGAAGTGTAAACTCCATACGGCATTTCTGTCACTTCAATAGAATTAGTTGAAGGCTGATAAACCATAGACGCACGTAAACGACAGGCTTTTCCCTTGCCCTTCTTTAGAGATTCAACTACTTCATCTCGATTTAGCAGAGTCGCGCCAGTGGCAAAATCAGGAAGGCAAATAATTTCTTCATCGGATATTTCTGGATTTTGAATCAATTTGATAATACTATTATTTACTTCTTTGATATTGAATTGTGGCACACTACTGCTTAATGATACACCAATACCTGTCGTGCCATTGACAATGTTATAAAAACCAATAGATGGCATTACCGTAGGGAAGAAAGTTGTATCATCAAAATTTGGATTCCATTTTTCAATAGTATTCTTCTCAAGGCCATCATAAATATAGGAAGCTGTTTTACTCAGCCTAAGTTCAGTATAACGAGAAGCCGCTTCATCACCAGTCGTAATAATAGTACCCATATTGCCCTGACTTTCTTCCAATGGATATCTCATTGCAAAAGGTTTAGCCATACGGCAATAAGTACCATAACAAGAAGCATCACCATGAGTATAGAAGTTGCCTAAACAGTCACCTACTACACGCGCCGACTTTACAAAGGGTTTATTATAAACATTCTTGGTAACTTTTAACTGAGAATAAATCAACATTCTTGCCGCGGGCTTGAGCATATCTCGAACATCACAAATGGCTCTATCAAGAATAACGGTTCCAGCATAACGAGTAAAACCGTCTTTGATAGTTTGAGTAAGATTTACTTTATCAACCATATACAAATTCTCCAAAATCAATGTTATTAGTTACAAATTCTTTTCGTGGTTTTACATCATTACCCATTAGCTGCTCAAGAGTTTCAATAGATTCTTCATCAGGAATTAACTGCTCTAAGTGTTGCCATTTTGGATTGAACATACTATCTTTCAGGTCACATTCGGCGAGTTGTCCAAGGCCCTTTACGCGTATGATAGTCCCGCCATTCTCTTTACGATTACGGAATTCTTCTTCTGTATAATAATACTCCCTTTTTCCATTTTTGTCAACAATATAAAGCGGAGATTTTAGCCAATAGAGTCGGCCCTCTTGGATAAATTGCGGGCAAAGAACTTGTAATGCAACCATAAGTAGAAGTCCAATATTCGCTCCATCAGCATCAGCATCACTCGCAATAGCCAGCTTACCATAGCGTAGCTTAGATGGATTATATGTTTTACCATAAACAATACCTAAAGCCTGTAACAGAATTTTTATTTCTTCATTAGCTAATACATCTTCAATAGAGTTAGTATAACAATTTATTCCCTTACCTCTCATAAGAAAGATGCCATATTTACTTGGGTCTCTTCCAATAGACATAGAGCCACCAGCACTCAAGCCTTCTACTGCTAGTAGGATGCTATCTTGTCCTAACTTCTTGGCATCACGCAGCTTATTTGTACTGACAATTTTCTTTTTAGTTGCAGCTACTGCTTCTTTTTCATGGTTGAGAATTGCGTCTCTTGCTCTTTCTGCGGCGCGTTCAGCTTTTGTCATTTTATCCATTAGAGCTACAATAGAGCTAAACTCTTTTGGATAACTGGACTGCATCTTCTTTAATCCTTCTGTAAAAGCTTTAGAAGCTAAAGTACGTAGATTAGCATTATTGATTTTCGTTTTAGTTTGATTGGCAAAACTAGGATTAGTTACTTTGCAGTTAATAACGTAGAATAAATTCTCTCTGATTTTATCACCATCATAATCACCATTAGAAAGAGAATTGAAGGTCTTTGTAATGGCTGTTTTCGCACCAGTAATAGGAGCGCCGCCCTCTGGACAACGAAGACCATTTACAAATACATAACTTCTTTCTTTTTTACAACCCCACTGAAAAGCAATTTCTACTGTATCTTGACCATCAGTAATATTAGGAATGTAAATAATATGTTGATGTAATGGTTTCTCTACATTATCTTTTACAAAATCAGCAATACCACTTTTAGCACAATAAGTTTCTTTAGTACCATTATTCTTATTTTCAATTACAAAAGTAAGCCCAGGATAAAGATAAGAGATGTCCTTAATTTCTTGGCAAATTCTATTATAAGAGTAACCAATATCTCCCTCTGAAAAAACTTCCTTATCAGGAATAAAACGAACTAATGTACCATGCTTTTTCTTATCGGCCTTTTCTTCCTTATAAGAAATGTTATTACCTTTTTCGAAAATGGCAGTTGCACACTTGCCATCACGAGTACTGACAACAGTAAACTTTTCAGATGAAAGACATACACAGCCACCACCGCATCCATTAAGGCCGCTTGCGTTCTTATAACTGTCGTGATTGAACTTGCCGCCTGTATGAGCTTTGGTATAAATATCAACTAAGACATTCGTACCATCTTCTTTTACAAGAAAAGGCACACCACGCCCAAAATCTTCAACAGAAATTTCATTAGTTTTTTCATCTACCGTAATAACAATTTTATCGCCATAGCCCGCGAGTGCTTCATCCGTACTATTATTGATAATTTCTTTGAGAGCCTGATAAGTACCTTCAATATCATTGCTGCCGAGATACATATTGACGCGGCGACGAACTCCATCACGGAAGCTCAAGCTCTCAATAGAATTGGCATCATAGCTCATATTTCTTGAACTCCTTTATGAATTTCAACTATAATTTCCCAATGGTACTGTCTATATTTACAAGTAATAGAAGTGAGCCATTCTTTATAATACTTATTAAGTTCTTCTTTTAGGAACTCCATAAATAAACCAATGTTGCATTCGTTTTTCTTATCATGGTCACATGGAATTGCAAGACCACATGCAGGTATATTTAAAGCTCCATCAATTGTCTTTGCTCTAATTTGTTTTACATATAATTCCGCGGCCTGCTTTAAAGTGCCAAAAGTAGCATTCTCTCCAACAAATAACTTTTTAAAATCATCTTTATAACTCATTTCTCTTTTCTGTCCTCCAATTCTACAACAATTTGCCAACCAAAAAGAGGAAGATACTCACAACTGACATAAACTTCACATATTAAAATCTCTCGTAACTGCTCGGCCACAATTTCCATAATAGCATCAATTTCATAAATATCTTGGCCATCTCTCCATCCATTTTTATGGTCATAAGGAAAACTATAATAGAACTTGCCTTCCTTAGATAAATTATCTAGCACATACTGTACAACTTTACCAGCATAATAAGAATTAGTATCATAATAATACATTAGTCATCCTCCTTTATTGGCTTCCAGCAAAATACTTCGTAATTATATTCCTCTTCCTTCTGCACAGGATACCATGCTACGCCATCATAAATATAGCCATCTACTTTATAATCTTCAACTGCAATTCGCTTAGTACAAGTGAAGTATGCGGGATAACATTCTTGCGTAGTTTTAGGCTCTACACTATCATATGTTTTCTTGAGAAGTTCCAAGTCAGTCTTATTATGCGCATATCGTGTCTCAATAATCGTCGTCCAATGAATTGAACGATACCCAATAGGCATTTCACGCTGTGCATCTTCAAGAGAATAGAAGGTCATATCATCATTCCTTTCTTATCTTTATATCTTATTATACCATATAAAAAGAAAAAAGTCAAGTATTACACTTGACTTTCAGCGGCTCAACCAAAAATTTTCTCCCAAGTACAGTCCTCAACAGGAATATCATCTCTAAATCCAATTAGTTTAGGATGACGAATACTAAAGTCGTCTGTGCTCTCCATTCCTGTGATGCGAAGTGGATGGCCAATCCATTCATTAGGATTATCACGCATACTGAATTTGATTTCATCAGGAATACCGGCTAAATCACAAATCTTCACCAATTTATTATCTTTATAAGCTCCGCAGGCAATACTTCCTGGTGTACCATAGAAGTAATTCTTAGTAACTGGTTCCAAACAGGAATTTCCCGTAATATAACTATGATAAAGATTCTCATTATATTTAGTCCCATACTTAGTATCTTCCCAATACGTCCAATTTTCTACATCTTTTCCTGTATAATTGCGAGTAGGAGGATTCAATCCCATACATACAACATCAATATCTTGTGTGAGTTCTTTCTTTAACTTCATACTCTTACGCGCTGGACGCTTGCCTGGTTCAGGCTTTCCGTCCTTACGTTGTAGAACTACGCCTTCGCCGCCACGGGCCAATACGTCAGCCAATAGTTTATTTGCATTTTTAGCTTCATAATAACGTGCCATTTCAATAATGGAAGAATAGGAGTCGATATCCCGCGACTTTAGCCAAGCATAAAGCTTTTCAATGCGTTGTTCCATATAAGTATCCATAAGGGAATAATTATCAATCATCCACGCATCAAAGATATAGAAACGCAGTGGATTATCTTTTTGCCGCTCAACAGCTTTCTTAGGTAGACAGCGCAGAATAGAACCAACATCATGGTCACAGCCGCCAGGATAATAAAGCTCCCCAATTACAAAACAGTTTCTCTCACCCATAAGCTTGTGCATATACTGTGCTACTAATGGGACTTTAGCTTTGATGTCTGTATATGTGCCCGTTACCTTGCTAATGCCACGAGTTTGAATTTGAATTTCTCCATCCTGTTGAATATAAACCGCCCAGTTGCCGTCTTTCTTTTCAGAGCAAATATAATTGCCGCTACTAATAAGAGTTTGAGATAGCTGTTTAATTTTCTGCCGGTCATAGCTTACTGGCGGCGCCCAATACTTCTCACGCTCAATGTTAAATAGATTCATCAATAGGCTCCTTTCTAATGCGGTCAATTAACTTAAAAACATCATAAAATGGATTGTTGACAGCAAGACTATTCAAGTCATTGTCATCACAACATACTGTATAATTATAAATAATTTCAAACCAATTTTTATAATTATCCAACTCAGTCTCGCTACTATGTTGGCGTTGCTCATCTGTTAGATGATTTTTGTAAGAACGAATTGCTTTTTCATATAATAGGATCTTACCATCAATGGGATCTACATCTACAGAAAATCTTTCAATCCTAACAGGATATACTTGCAGAAAACGCATTTTCAAAGTAAGGAGTTCTCGTTCAAAACGAACATCAGTAACAATGAACCAATCATACTCGCTACTCATAAACTTAATAAGGTCACAAGTAATATTGACCCAAATATCAGGATTCTTCTTTTCGCGCAGTTCCGTACCTACTTTTTGCAGTAGCTCACGCCCTTTTTCATCCTTCTCACCATTCCAACCAAAATAAGTTTTGGCAGTATATTTTAGGACATCAGCAAAAGCAATTAGGCATACTTTTTCATTGAAAGAAGATTCAATGTATTGTTTTAATAAATCAGCATAAAAGTTTTTTCCACTTTCAGCTTTACCACTAAGTGCTATGATTTTCATTTATGGCTCCTTTACTGTGTATATTTTACAAAACCAACGAGGAATAGAATTAAAAGTAATCATCTTATCTTTTGCAGCACATTCTTCTATAATAACTTCTTCTATTCCAACTCGTCTTGCTCTATAATATTTACAATAAATACATTTAGGATGTTTTTTACGCCAATTATATACTTCCCAATCATATACTTCTTTATTCATTCTCAATATCCTTTTTCATAATTTCATGTAAGCAATCATAAGCATAATTCAATTCTTCACCTTCATAAACAGCTTGAAGCATACGAATAAGATTTTCAGCTGTTTTAAAAGCAGGAACATACTCATTTCCGTACCTTACATTCATATCATACCATAATTTTACTTTTTTGTCAATTTGTTGTCTACGTTCTTTCTTCATTTTATCAACTCCTTTTCGCGCAACTAGTTGAAACTATAAGTAAATAAATAAATAAAACAATTATTTATTTACTTTTACTTTTATTATTTATTACTTACTTATTTTCTATCACTTTCATTTGAATATATTAAGTCCTTTATATAAACTGTTCGCCTTCCCAAGAAGGGAAGAAAGTAGAACATCCATACTCTACTCTAGCAAGCGCTCCAGCCAACTTGCTGCTCTCCGGCCCCAACCCCAACAATACATTTCTGTCTCCTCTTCGGAGTTTTACTTCGCGTGGTACGAAGATTGACGATTTGTAGATAAAAAGAAAAAGGAGCAAGCGGTTAGCTTACTCCTTTGATTGCTAGTTATTACCTTAGCGTATCACTTTCCCGTAGTGGCAGAAAAGTGTAACTACTAAAATTGACAGTTATCTAGCTTGTATTAACCGCGCGAAAAATTTTGAGTACACTAAAAAGACCCACGCGGCTATCTACTGTAACCGACATCACTTTATAGCAGCGGCTGATGCGTACCTTTTACGTTATAGGTGTTACGGCTCACCACGGTACTTCACCGAACTTCCGTGTTCTAAGACTGGTTACTTAGACTTACGCGGCTCAAGCTTTTGCCCGATTAGCTTATAACGGTCAGCCACCCGCCAGAAATTAAATCATCAAAACTTCTGGAATATATAATTATACTCCAAAAAGCCTTTAGATAACTAAAGGCTTTTCAGATTTATATTCTTTTCTTACTTTACATTTATATTATAACACAAATTTTGGAAAAAGTCAAATTTTGAAATTGCAATTTTACTACAAATAAAATTTGCAATTATAAATTTACTTAGCTACGCCCGCGGCAATAAGAATCTCTTTTAGCTGATTCCAATCTTTTGCTTCAATAGCAACAGTCATTGGAGCTTCAATTTGGTATTCGTAAGGGAAAGGCTCAATAAGATAATAAGAATGCTTGATAGTGTCACCACAGTACTGCTCAATTGCCCAAAGATAGTCCTTTCCATCAATTCGAGCATATTCTTCTCTTACGTTTTCATTGTCACTGCAATGTATAACTTCTGCTCCTTTTTTATATCTATTAAAAGTAGACAGAATATCTTTATATTCTTGTGCTGTTAATTCAATCAATTGGCCACACCTCACAATACATATTACAACCGCACCTAGGACAAGCAAAAAGTGGCTTACCTTCAGGGCTATAAGTAACAACAAAAATGTCATCAATTTCTAGTTCTGCATGACAGGCAATACAATAGTCACAAGGGCGAAAGTATACAAGAGGAATATCTTTATTCATTTGGTTCTCCTTCACAAATAAGAACTGTGTTGCAGAATGGACATATACAAACTGAGATAGAGTTATCATAAGTAATAACAAAACGTTCATCAGGTTTGAAAACACGTCCGCAATTTCCACAGGTCTGCGGTGGACGTTTATATATAGGAGAAATACTGTCAAAAGCGATTCCATAATTTATAATACTCATATTTAGCTCCTTACAAAAATGGATTTTAATTTTTCAATGACAGAGGTAATAAGCGGGATACCATTGTTATTACTCTTTTCAGTTTCATAAGCCAAACCTTTCGCGCCTTTTCGTGCAAGTTCGTCTACTAGATTATTATACTTATCATTTGCATGACCTTTTGTTTTTACAATCTCAACGTCCATTGCATGATAAAGCAAAAGAATTTGTTCCCAAAGTCCTCGATTTTCCACAGGCTTTTTCTTGTTATTCACCCACCCATTAGCTTCCCAGTTTACATACCACTTATCTTTAAAGCAATTAGCGATATAAGCACTATCTGTATAAACAGTGATATGATGATTGCGGCCAAGACCTGTTACTTCCAATAAATTCAAAGCTAACATAACCGCACTGAGTTCACAAACATTATTTGTTACTTTATCGCCAGTAACTGGGCCATAACAATAATATGGATTTTCATCATTCTCAAAGAAAATTACAAACCCATAACCACCCGCGGCTTCAGTCGTTCCATTTTTACTAGTCGCGCCGTCAGTCCAAATTTCAATATTCATCAAGTTCATTCCTTTCTTTAGGCAAATTGTTGTAAAGATAATGATTGATCAAAGCCGCGATGCAAGAATGACTACCATCAGGATTGGCGCAATACAAATTGCACCCTTCACAAGATTCGTCAACTTCCCAATAAGTTCTGCATCTTTCAAAACGGCATTCTTCACCTTGTGCAGCCCAAAAGACATGTTCTAGCAAATCATGAAATTCTTTTCTGTCTTCAATTTCGTTCTTCATAATTATTTCCCTTCTTTTTAAATTATTTTATTCATTCTCTTCTCCTTTTCTTTTGTATTATATTATTTGTTCAATGGCCGCACCTTCAATCTAGTTATCGTTCTTCATATTGTTGACATTTTCGTTCTGCTTTGGCAGGTTTATTATAAGGACATTCCTTATTATAAATTGTACAGATGTATTTCGTTCGCTCTGCTTCGTCCCTACCTTCTTCTTTATATTGATAAGCACAGAACAACTTATTCATAAGTTTGTCTTCTCCTTTCTTTTTTCACTTATATTATACCAAAAATTTCCCCAGAATGCAAGAAAACGCCCTTCCCAAAATTTAGGAAGGGCAAAAAATTATTCTTGTTTACCAGCCGGTAATAGTTTTGAAGCGGCATCATAAGCACCATTAGCCGCGAGAGATACAACTACTGCATTTACAATATCAAGAGAAAGAGCTTCGGCTGTAAAAGTTCCACCAAAAACACCTGTCAGAATCATAATTAGTAGCGCGAAAACATAGGAAATAATTTGATTATTTACATTTTTTAGAAAAGGTACATTCTTCACAAATTGAGTAAGAATAGAAGTACCCGCAGTACAGCCAGCAAATGTAGCTAGCATTTCCCAAGAAAAGAAGTCGTTCATAATATCCTCCTTAAAAGTCAACCCAACCGGTCGAAGATTTAATTTTTACAACTTTGGTTGTAAGAATGAGTGCAATACTACCAAAAGGAGCTGATTCTGGCAAATTACCAAGATCAGCCGCGGTATCGCAAAAATACAACTCAATATTTGTATTTGGTTGTCCACCTTTTTCGATTAGCTGAAACATTTTAATCCTCTCCTAAAGCATTACTTAACTGTTCAAAAAGTTCGAGAGCTAGATTTTTATTCATTGTAATAGTAATAGTATCTGTACCTGTATCTGGAGCATCGGGCTGAGAGGAGCTATCATCTGTTATTTTTGTTAAAAAGGCAGCACTAGAATAACCTACTATTCCTTCATACCCTACTTGCCACCATTCAGAATTGGAATCATCATATACATCTACTAAAGCATCTTTAGGAATCTTTCCTATTTGAGCACTATCATTAGATGGTGCAGTTCTAATTCTAAGTGGCCCTGATTCTGTTGTTACTTTTGCTACAAATTTTACAGTCATAATATTTCCACCTTTATAATTTACAGCTTTTAATGGAGCAATATATTGCCAAGATTTATTTAATGGATCACGACAAAAGCCATATCTAGTTCCTTTAGCATTAAGAACATATTTCCCGCTATTATCTATTAAACCAATATGATAATAATCATCAATACCATACTTTTTTAATAAAGTTTCATTTGTTTGTTTTCTCCATTTTAATGCAGCCCAGCCTGGAGAAGCTGTATTATTTAAATTTGGTTGAATAATACCACAACTTTGTCGAGCAATAGCATTGGAAGAGTGAGGAATATATGGGCCGCCCAGAACTTTATACGCATATACAAAAGCACCCGAGCAATCCACACAGCCTTTTCTCGCGGCGCCCCATTCATAAGTCCAGGGTGTAGGCCTATACATTTGTTCAAATTGATTGATAAGGTCATCTTTTAGAATGAGTGCCATGAAAGTCACCTCTTAACCGCCATAGTCTGTATTATTCCAAGTGATATATAATGTACCACTATTTAAAGTAAAACTAAGTCGCCCATTAGTTATAATTGTATGAGCATTTGTCCAGTCAGGAGCGACAAGAGATAATTCATTGACTTTCCCTACTGTACTTTTTGCGCCTGTACGTAAAATTTGCACAAGTTTGCCAGTAGCATCATTTAATGCAACAATATTAGCTCCTTGTTCATCTCCACCAACTGATAGTCCGATAACATTGGGCGAACCACTCTGTTGAACAGAAGTAACTTTTACATCTCCGCCATAGCCATTTACAGAAGTAACAGGATAAGGTGGCTGATGGTTTGAATCGTAAATACCTCCTGATACTACTTCAGCATTAGGGGCACTTTTCCAATTCCATCCCATTGTACCAGTGCTTTTATCTACATATAGTTGTATAGTGCTTTCAGTTGAGTTCGCGCTTTTATTCGGAGTTTTTTCTGTGATATAAGCATACTGTTCAGTTTCATTTGGTAAAGAGATAATTGATTTTGTATTAGAACTATATAAATTTTTTATTACCGTCGCACCAGTTTCTCCATTTACGCTTGATACCGGTGGCGTATAAGTGATATTACCTGTTGCATCAGGAAAAATACCATTGACGCTATTTACAAAAGAACGAGGAATTGCTCCCTTCATATAATTTTCCCTCCGCAATGAAGGAAAAACGTAAAAAGATTACAATCTTCCCCCATTTATTATTTTTATTTTATATTCTAAAAAATAATTTCCAAATAAGTGGATGTTTTTCTATTTGATTGAGAAGATAACAAGCACAAGCATAGTTAGCATTTTGCCAATTACCTGTATCACATACGTAATGTCCATCTTCTACTAACAAATTTTGTATGAACAATGAAAAATCAAAACCATTCATTGAATGAAAGAGATTATCTTTATCTCTCTTATCAATTTGATCAAGCCACTTATTTAATCTGTCTATTGTCTTTTTCATAAAAATGAAATGGGGAGTTTTACCTCCCCATTCCTCCTTACTCTACTGCTAGTTCACCTAGGCCGGACTCTTCAAGAAGTTCCTTAACCTGGGGCTTTAGCTTCGCGGGGACGTCCTTGTATTCAGTCTTACCAAGAATTACGCGTTGTGCAAAAAACATAGCCATCATTAGAATTCCTCCCGTTAATGAAATAAGGCATAATGCCACGTCCATAAGGACGTTATCAATAATTTTTTTCATAATCAATAAATTTGTGTTCCATTAAACACGACATGAGTAACATCTGTTCCATTAAAGTTAATTTTTGTAACAGCTGTACCGTTAAACATTACAGGTAATTGCGCGGGGCCTTGATAGGTAATGCGAATATAACCTAATTTACCCTCAGCTGCGCCACCGCCAGTAGTCATAATGCCCAAACTCTTGTTTTGTATATAACCGCTGCCTCCGCCACCGCCGCCAGCTCTTGCACCATCTTTATAAGCAGAGCCACCACCTGCTCGACCGCCGTACCATCCTTCACCTGCGTAGCCACCAGCACCATAATAGTTACCTTCTGAACCCCAACCTGAATCTATATCACCTTTGCCATAAGCATAACCTGTGGTAGCTGTGCCCGCCGCGCCGCCTTTAGCTTCACGGCCATCTTCACCAGATGTACCTGATTCACCACCGCCATTACCACTGACACCGCGAATACAGTTATAACCTGTAAGATTATTATTATCGTGAGTAGTACCGCCAGTGCCACCTCCGCCAGCTACTGCATAAACATTAACTGGTAGTACGGTAGTTAAAGCATTAGAAGTATTAGTTGGAGCTGAAGATGATATAAAGGAACAAGAGCCTGCTCCGCCGCAAGCAAGATGAATCACAGTAGAAGGTTGTAAATCTAGAGAATAAGAAGTATATCCACCAGAACCGCCAGTCGCTCTCTGCTCATATCCATTGCCAGCAACATTGCGTGCATAAGCAATTTCACCACCGCTACCATATAGCTCGAATTTATATATTCCAGTTTTAGGTACGGTGAAGGAAGCAATTGTGTATTTATGTCTATCAGCCACATCGGGAGTTAGAGTTTGCGTAGTACCTGATGGGCTTGATGCTGTTATACCGCCTGTCCAACTCATTTGAGACTCCTTAAAATATTATTATTTTTATAAATACATAATTGAAAAGGTAATATAAACATATAGAAAATAACCTGTTAATATCAATTATGTGCAGGAATAGCCGCTGTTTCCAGCGCGGCAATGCGTTCACTCAACTTGGATACTGTTTGAATGGGATCAGCTTTACTTATTACCGTCACGCTGTCCGCGTCGGTCAGGACGGTGTTTGTGCCGGAGAGTGCGGGGATAACTGTGCCGCCCGTGGCGGTGAAGGGCTTGGGTTTGTCCAGCTTGTAAGCGACCTGCGCGCCGTTCGGCGGCGTAGTTCCTGCGGCATATGCCGCTCTATCGCAGATCCACTCGGCAGGCAGCGTCTCACCGGCGTAGCTGTCTATGCAGCCCCACGTCTCCTGTCCTTTGCCTTCGGCGTCCACCTCGCCGCCATACACGGTTTCAGGCAGGGTCAGGGTGTTGGTGCTGCCGATGTAGGGGGCGTAAGCAGTGGGGGCGGTGGTGCCCGGAACGATGTACGGATATATTGTATTGTCAAGCGTTGCGCCGTTAGTCACAATCATGTACCAATATTTCGTTACATCCCTAGCCAAAATCTCAAAAATACCTTTGGTGTTTAACCACAGTTTTTCCCCATTGCGCAGTACCACAATAGACGCAGATACTCCATTCGCCATATTCAGTCCGTAGTATTTTCCAGGTGGTAGATGCCAAATCGGAAATATTGGGCTATCCGAATTAGCCGTTGCTGTGCCAGATATATGAACACCACCATCCGAGGCATACTCATACGTAATACCTTTATTTTCGCTCGTATCAAATGGTTTTATATTCAGCAGGTTCTCCCCGCACCGCTCCGCCTTAACTTCCGTCCGTCCCTTTATCAGGCGGATGTTCTCCGGCGACGGGTCTCCGCTCCCCTCCTGCGTCGGCTCCCAGCTGACTTTGACGCCCAGCGGATAACCCGCCATAGGGTAGCATACAACAGGGTTACCGTTTTCTTCCAGCGGTGGACAAAGTATGTCCACAATATGCTTGCTGCTCCATGTATCGCCGTCTATGGCGGTGTCGTCAATCTCCGCTTTGTTTTTTTCAATTGCGGCAAGTCCATCTTCAATATGATTTAACTCCGCCGCAGTTAAAACATTGCCATCAACAAAATTCTGTTTTACATAACTCATTTACTCACTTCCTTACGCATAAACAATTGTAGCCATTTCAGCAATGCAATCATCTACGAAGTCGGCGCGGTCAGTGACAGACTTAATTTGAGCTGTTAAAAGAGTATTTGTCTTGTCTTGCTCTTCTAGCTTTTTTTGTTGTGCATCAATAGTTTCTTTTTGTTGAGAAATTTTTAATGCTTGTTGTTCAATGGTTGAGTTCTGATTACTGATTCGTTCTTTTAACTTATCAGCTTCAGTTACTTCAATTGGTTCTACTTGTGTGTTGATAGTAATTGTCTTACTGTCACCAGCGGTAGAACGAAGAATATTATAGAAAGCGTGATTTTGGTAGATGGCTACTACAACATCTGCTTCGTCACCTACTCCATATACTTTAATTTGTGCATTAGCTAAAGTAGGGAGTAAAGTCGCAATTTCTTGAAAAACTTCTCCTTCATCTTTGAGAATCAGAGCAAGTGTAGAGCCGCCCGGCATTGCTTGAATACCATCAAACTCTTTTTCTCCAATAAGGATTTTCATTTTCTCACCTCAAAATAGGGATTTTACTCCCTTTACTTACTTATATTATATAACAATTTTTATTTTTTGTCAAATTTCGCCATCACAATAAGTTAGGCAAACATAACCAGAAACTTCTACGGCTGGGGTAGACCCTTCTAGTGTTAATGAACCTTCGTCCGTAGTCCAAGTAGTAGTTCCTGTAATCGCTTGCGGATTCGTAGAGAATACAATATCTGTTACCGCATGATTGGCATGAATAGCACTATTACTTATAGTACATTTTGCATTTTTGGCGGGCCATTTAAAAGAAAGCTTAATATTACCATAGGTATAAATAACGGAAACGCCATTTGTAAGAGTAATATATTTTGCCTTTGTACTAACATCTGTATTTGCTCCTGCAACACCGTTCGCCGCGCCAACCCACTTTAAGTCTTTCCATTTACTAGTACCATCTCCAATTTTCATCAATGGAGTGTTTGTATTATTTAAAATGCCTGTTCCGGCATTAGTAGCCACACCAATTTCTCCGCTAAGGAGTACGGGGTTAGCCGTACTCCAATTAGCGGAAGTATCAGTGCGGTTCCGCACTTTTACATTGGTCAAAATCTTATCAGCCATTAGGAAGCGCCGCCACAGTCAAAGATTAGTGTGTTGCTGCCTTGAGCTAGTAGGTCGGTAGAAATGGAGGTGATGCCCATAGTCAGTGTGCGGCCTGACACAGAGCCATTTAGTCCATTATTCGCCGTAACAGCAGTTACGCCAGTATCAACGACGGTTTCAGTAGCAGTACTTACAGCCGCGACGTGGCCATAGGCATCAAGAGTAATGTTCTGAATATAAGTACGACCAGTATTAGTAGTAGCTGTACCTGTAGTTGGCTTAGCACCGTGTTTTAGCGTAATTGTGCCGCTAGTAGTAACAGTGCCAGAACCAGCCAGACCATTAGTACCTTCAACTTTAACACTTGTAACAGTACCAGTATTGCTAGTCTTGCTACTGGCAAGATTATATAGCTTGTTCAAAGCTTTGGTGATCGTATCTGTCGCGGCGATCGCGCCAGTATCACCAGTGGAAGCTGAGAAGCCGGTTAAAGCTAGAGAACCAACATTAGTAGTGGCAAGAGTAGTATTACCTGTTAAACCGGTAACGACCTTACCTGCATCAGAAGCAAGATTGCCAACTTTGGTATCAGTAAATACTGCGCTGGAAGGAACACTCTTACCTAGAGTAAAGCCAGTGGATTCAATAGTACCATCAGCTTTTAGCTTTGGCACTTCACCAGTTGCTCCTGCGACACGCTGAATAACATCAGCAGAAAGAGCATAGTCGCTTAGATCAATTGTGCCGCCAAGAGGTTCCCAAGAATAAGTAGTCGCGCCATCAACCTTGGCACAAACATATTCACCATGGTCAGCTGTAACATGATAAACGTGACCCTCAATGCCGGCCGCGGCTGCTGGTAGTTTGCTGGTATCAGCTACTGTACCTTTGAACTTAAATACAGAAGCTACATTAGCTTTGATTTGGTCATCGACATACTTCTTAGTAGAAGCATTTGCATCAGCAGTTGGAGCGGGTACATTTACTGCACCAGTGAATGTGCCACCACTTTTTGGCATAGCATTATCAGCTTTAGTACCTTGAGCCGCGGTTGCAAAACTAGAACTAGCGTAGCCACTATCCTTTACAGTATAGCCATCCGCGCCGAAAGCAACAAAATGATTTTCAGTAGTGCCAGAAGCAAGACCGGGGATTTGCTTATCATTAGTAACATTGCCTAGACCAACTTGAGAAGCATTAACTTTGTGAGGATTGGAAGTGTTGCCAGTGTGACTAGTTAGATCGCTTGCCTTAGCCGCGCCCAAAGAACTTAGAGTCGGATAAGCAGGTAGGTCGATCGCGCCATCAGTCTTAGTTTGAGCAGTACCACCAATACTAATGGTTTGTACCGCGGAATCAGCTTTATCGCCTTGTGCAGAAGTCGCATAAGCAGTAGATGCAGTATAAGCTGCGGAACCTAGACCATGAACTTTTACATCAGTGCCATTGAACTTTACTGTGCCGTTGGCTGTACCTTCAGCAAGCGTAGAAGCTGGAATAGTAACGCTAGATGCTGCTTTATAGGCTGTATCTGCATCACCTTTATTCTTGCTATATAGAGTTACAGTACGGCCAGAAATATCAATTTTATACTGAGTATCAGTATCTTTAATTGTGTTGTTGATATAAGTAGATAGGTTTTGAATTTCACTTGCGGCATAAGTAGGCTTTGTTGCAGCTTTAGCCCAAGCATAGACATCTGAACTTCTGGCATATGTCCAAGGTAAATCTTTGAAGGTTTTTGTTTCATCTGATGTACCAACTTTGAACATAATTGATGGAGGGGATACCACTCCATCAGCGGAAGTTTCACCTGGGACTTCACAAATGGCAATTTCACCTTTTAGAAGAGGTAAAGTAGAAGCTTGCCAATTTTCATAACTATCGTAACGAAGTTTGATTCTTGTGCTGATAATCTTATCGGCCATATTATTATAACAACTCCTTTTGTTCAGGGATCAGATATTTATCTCCCAATATGTCATTAAGAGTAATATATCTCCGTTTGAGATAAGGGATTCTAATGAGTGGTATATTGTGAACAATAGCGTAATGATTTTTTTCTTGATCTCTAAAAACAGTTTTTTTGAAACCTTCTTCTTCACCGAAGAAATCAACTGGATGATAATGTTGTTCTCCATCATATTCTATCAATCGTATAACTGCGTTATTAGAATCGAGAATAACAAAATCATAACGTTTTCGTGGGAAATCAGGAAAAGTATATTGTGCTAAAAAGGGAATATTATTTTCTTGAAGAATTTGTTTTATTTCCAATTCACCACCAGAAACATTTGAGCATCCACAAGAAATGATATCTCCTTTCCTCATTGAATGTCCACTTATAACTTTTTTAGTTCCACAATCGCAGATAACATTCCAATAAACGTCACCTTTTACTTTCACATCAGCCCTAGAAAGTACAGTTAGACATCCAAATCTTTTTCCTACTAAATCAATGAGATTTTGTTGTGAAATCACTTCTTTTTGATAACAACCGCAAGATTTAGAAGCTCCTGAAACCAATGCCTGGCGAAGGATTATTCTTTCATTGCCACATTTGCATCTACATATATACTTTCCACCAGTACCTGTTTCTTGGACTTTAGAAACCACAGTCCAATAATTATATTGTTCTCCTGGTTTTAATTCTTTGGAGTTCTTTTGACTAGTTAAAAAATTACTCATACAACCGCAAGATTTAGTATGCCCATTCTTCAGAAAACTAGCTCGAACTACTACTTCATCGCCACAATCACATCTACAAAGCCACCATGAGTAATTAGGTTTTTCAATATCAACTCTAAATAGAACAGTAAGATAATTGAATTTTTGTCCGGTTATATCATATCTTTTTTGAGTAGTTTTAGTCCATTCTACCCAAGTTTTGCCATTGCAGTCAATACCACTTCTCATTAGTTTACCTCCTAGTAATCTATAAAATATGTAAGAGCTGATGTAGGAGCATCTTATCTCATTGAGTAGCTAATTCAATGCTGCCTCTTACATTTTATTATAACATAAAATTATTCTTTTATCAAATTTTATTCGCTAAGATACATTGGTAATGTGGATTCTCCCATTATTGAATTGGATGACATGCTGGCTACTTAGCCGTTCGCGCCACCACCATTAAGGACTAGAGAATCACCATCAGGAATATATAATTTGGTAGTAGATACTTTATTCACTTCTAGCTTCCCTGTCTCAGAAACTGCTACCTCTTCACCTGTCTTGACAACACCGAATTGATCGGCAGAAGCCACTGGGATATTTAGAGTACGGTCAGCAGGATCAATTACGACTGCTTCTCCACCAATGGTAGCCGCGGCGATTACGTTCTTTTCCGCGCCTTCAGCAATACCATTTAGCTTCGTAACCATCGCAGCGGTCATAGCACCAGCAACAGTAGTAGAAGCTATACCCATTGCAATAGTACCATCAGCTGCAAGAGTTAGTCCATTGTCTGCGGTAACTTTTACGCCACCAAGCTTACTAGCAGTGGCAATAGGCAAGTCATATTGATTTGCAGTTAGAACGCCTTCGTCACTAAGTACAAGTCCGTCACCTACGCTCTTAATAGTAGCCATAGAAGCTAAGCGAGCAATTTCGGTATCAGCAATAAGAGACTTGCCGTCAGCCTTATCTACTTTACCACTAAGGTCAACACTAGCTACAATTTCTGCAAGGGTCTTGCCGCCATCAGCAAGAGAACCATCAGCAGTAAGAACAGCAATATTGTTTGCCTTTGCAGGGACGGCTTTCTTTGCATAAGGTGCTAGGTCAACACTAGTATCACCAATTTGTACAAAGGCGCCATCAATGAGCATATACTCCTTATAAGCGTCCCCGCCAGTAACAGTAGCGTCCTTAATCATGTAAATGGTGTCTTTATCAGCATCACTGACTTCAGGTAAAGCAGTAACGACACTTCTCTTTAGATGGCCTGCAGAAGAGATTAGAGCCGCAATTTCTATATTAGAAAGGGCTTTTCCGCCATCTTTCATAGTTAAGTCGCCGGTAAGAGTACCGCCAGTAGCATCAATCTTTCCAGCCAGATCGCCGCGAATAGTGCCAGGTGTATCATTATCACCTAGAGCTTTATTGATTTCATCAACAGAAGTACGAAGTGTACTTACTGTGGAGCTTAGTCCTTCGACTGTGGTAGTAGAAGGCTGATACCATGCAATTTCAAAAGTACCATCAGTGCCTGCGATTGATTTCGGTTCTAGACCTGCAATCCATGGATGCGTTTCATCAACTACTTGCTTTTCGTGGTGGCCAGCTACATAACCAGCTTGTCCCACTTCACCAACAGCATCAACCCACTTGTAGTATTCAACGCCCCAACTCTTCATCTTGAGCTTTCCAGCTTCAAGAGTGATAGTCTTGTCGTCTCCGACAGTGGCTGAACCTACTTCTTGTAGTGTGCCTGCTTTATCAAGAATGATATATGCTGTGGATTTGTTATTAGCTTCATCTACATAGGCTAGAATTTGACCAACATAAGCAGTTGCACCAGACTTAGCATATGTTTTTAGTTCATCAAGAGAATACCATACCGCGCTTTTATCAAGTGGTACTGGGTTGCCTCTATTGAACGTAATTGGGAGAGAAGAAGCTGCGATAGTTTTATTGATAACTGCCATTTTCTATTCCCTCCTTACGCCAGAGTAATCTTATGCGTCTCATCGCCGCCGATAGAAGCGGGTTGATAAACATAAACTTTATATTCAATACCTGCATAGCTATTTGCGCCTTCGACAGTTACATTTGGCTTAGCAACATAAGAAGAAGTAATATCAAGATTCATTGTACTAGTTAGTAGAACTTCTTTGATACCAGCGCGGCTAGTATTAGCAGGATAAGCAACAATAACACGCTTTGCCCCAACAGTTGCCCCTGGTGCAACATTGAGAGTTTTGGCTGAGTTATATGCACCGCCATTAGTCAATGCTCTAATAGTGGCACTTGTAATTTCACCATTGCCTGTGTCAACTCCATAGAAGAAACTGCGATAGCCGCTAACTTTCGCACTAGAAGTTGCGCTCTTAGTACCTGCTTGAATAGCAAGATTTGCTTTTTCTGTACCAATGTTGGTCTTTGGCGCAGCACCAGCGTTATGAGTCGCAGTAGCTGTAATGCTTAGGTTAGTAGAATCTTCAACTGTTATTTCATTAAAAGTCCCTTTGGCTGTAGTTAAAGTTTGAGGAGTGCTTGCGTTTAGAACAACAGACCAAGCTGAAGCTGTAACACCAGTCGCGGGGCCATATTCATAAGAACCAGCGCTAAGAGAAGCAGTATAAGAAGGAGAAATTTTTGTTCCAACTTCATAAGCTTTGTTTTGAGGAACAGATAGACTTACTGCTGGTTGAGTAATTGCTGGATTCTTTTCTTGAGCAAGAATAGATTTGAGAAGTTCTGTGACTGTTTTACCTGCGGCACTAACAGTTGCTGAACCCGTAGAGGGAATAGTAATTGTACCAACTTTTTCAGTAGCAACAAAGTCAGAGCTAAAATAAACGTTATCAGCAGAATAATTTCCGTCCATAGCGGCCCAGCCCGTACCATTATAGACATATGCAGTATAACTATAATGTCCTGTACTGATTAGACGTTTAACAATAAAGATATCGTCTACTTTTGCTGTTGCGCCTGCACCGGTTAGAACACGGGTAATTACTGCGTTATCAGTTTCAGAACTCTCAGCAGTTCCTTCATAATGAGCTGCATTTACAGTTTTATTTAAATAAGATAGGTCATTATATTTATTTACACCGTCACCAATTTTGAGAAGCCCAGTATCAATTTCTGCGCAAATTTCACCTTTCATTGGGACAGGGTTGGTAGCTTTCCAATTCGCAGCGGTATCATTGCGCGTAATAATACGCGTTTGCAGCTGTTTAGTTGTAGCCATTAGCGTCCCCTCCATTTAATTCAAAAATATTGCTGTCATCCCATCCACCACCGCTACCAGTTAATTCATGGTAGCTCATAGATTTGTCAGACCAATAATATAACTTATCATTGTTAGTTACAAGATATAATAAATTAGTTTGACCTACGGTTGGAAGTTCGTAGATAGTCAGAACAGTAGTAATGTTGGGATAATCATTAGGGTCTAGTTTACTACCAAGATATTGCTGAATAAGAGTCGCGGCCTCACTTGCGTTCTTAGCTGCTTCTTTAGCTTCCGCACTAGCTTTAAGTATATCATCAATCCATTCTGTTGGTATTACACTAGGATCATCGGGATTATCATCTACCATTTCACCATTGATACCAGGAAGAATGTATACTAGTCCTGAAGCAGAGATGACACTCTGCTCTTTTTGATATCCATTTAGAGTAAGTTTACCAGTACCACATTTATATAAGTCTTTTCTTTTTACTACCCAGCAGACAGAATCTTCACCTTGAGTTAGTACGATTGGATAACTCTGCCCATCTGGCCGCGAATATACGCCTTCAACTAATAATTTAGGAAATTTCTCTAGCCAATAGGTAATATCAATTATTACTTCAGTTGAGTTACATTCCTTTACGCGGCCAATACAAGTTGAAGACCTATCGAAGTATTGAATCTTCAATGATAATTGTCGCATAGTAACACCTCATATAAGTTATCCTGCTACTATCATATTATAGGACAAAGTTCCTGTTGGTAAAGATGCTGTTGTCAGTATTACTTCATTTTCTTGTGTCTCCCATTCTATAGTAGCTGTTTGATAGACTTGCGAGTTATTTGTAAAATCAAAGGAAATTACAGACATATACTCATCTACTCCAAACAGCGTTATGGTATAGGTATAAATACCTTCTAGGTTCGTCCATCCATTGATAGTTATATCACCAGAATAGCTGAAGAAGTCTGGCCCGCTAGGAGCGCAGTTGATGATAGACATGCGCGTATAACCTCCTTTTTTAAAGGGTAGAATAAATACCCTCTATTTTATATTTACAACGTTTTAGATAGTTAATAATTTTATCTTTATTTTCCACTGGTTCTGTAAAAGCAAGGGCGATAAAGCCAATGGTTTCATTATTTTTATTTTTTATAGCGCAACCAATATTCGCCTTGATATTATCTTGAAGTAACATATGATACGTGCCAGGGTCTTTTTCTTTGATTGACTCGACATTTACAATATCATAAAAACCATCCTCACTTAAAGCTTTGTAGATATAATATATACTTGTACGAAACATATTATTATATTTACTTTGTAATGGTTGAACTTGACCATTAGTTACTTCATCAATACAACTCATTCTTTGATAACTACGACCCTCATAATCTTTTCCTCCATTGTGGTAGGAAAAGAAGAATCCATGGCTTGCGCCGCTAAGATTTAAAGCTTCCGTCATAGCATCAACGATACTATTGTTATATTGAAAATTGTCAGGTTCATCTTTTAAATGGTTTTCATTTTTTAAATCACATAGTGAGTCTTTTAGTGCATACATTGAACGATCTAAAAGATTTTGTAAATATTTTTGTTGTTCTTCATTAAGATTTCTAAAATAATCATCTTGTTGTGTTTGTCGTTCTTTGTCAATTTTTTCCATTTGTTGTTTTTGAACAAACGTTTGCCAAACTAGCATTATGAATACACCAATAACAAGAACAGTCACACCATATTCGTTTATAGCACCAAGCAATGGTTTTAGTTGTTCTATCAAACGTCTCACCCCCTTTTATACAGGTTCCATCATAGTTATTGTATATTTAATTAACAATTTCTTTACTATTTTCATCGAAAACCTTTTGTGAAAAATTCACAAAAAATTATTGCATTTTTGTAGCACATTGCTAACTTTGAATCATAGCGGCAAAAGCATAATGTGATTACTATAATTTACTACATATTAGTGAAAAGGAAGGGCGAAAGCCAAGGAGGAAGAATATGATAACTACAAGAATACTTTATATGGTACAAGATGAAAGAGAAATCCCTTATATGTATAATCCCCAAGATTGTGCTGTATGTATTGGAGGGAAAGAAATTCGACTTATGTATCCTGGTGGAATGAAGATATTTGTTGAAAAAGTACAACCAGCTGCTGCGTCACAATTGGCTTCTTCCTTAGAAGAAACAGTTAAAAAACAAGGTGAACAGCTAACTGCGTTGACCGAAAAATTAAATCAACTTCTCAAGAAGGAGGAAATAAATCAAAATGACCAATCTAAAACAAATAGCACTAGAAATGCTTTCTAATATGAAAGATGAAGATATAATAACAACTTTGAAAAGCGCAGGCATTGACCAAGAAGGAATTGACGTCATCCTAAATATGGTCAATGAATGTCGAAATAATAAAAAGTAGGTGATTTTATGAACTTTAATGAAGGTATGAATTCTGGCCTAGACTTTGCGACTTTTATGAACAGCGCACTACGCAACAACGATGATGGTATGTGGGGTGGAAATGGCGGATGGCTTTGGATTTTCTTGCTAATTCTATTCGGCGGAAATGGTAATTTCTTCAATCGTGGCGCTGGTCAAGCCGTCAATGACGCAGCTGTAACTGAAGCCGTTGATGCTGCTATCCAGAAAGCTCGCGCTGATGGACTTTCTGATCAAGTAGTAATTGAAGCTGTAAAGGGCAACGGAAATGCAATTCAGCAACTAGCTACTACTCTGAATGTTGACCTAAGTACTATTAAGACTGCCCTATGTTCTCTTGATAAAGGCGTATCTAAGCTCTCTGGCGACATTGGTATGAGTACACAACAGATTATCAATGCAATTCAGAGCGGCAATATGCAGATTTCTAGTCAGCTTGCAAATTGCTGCTGCTCTATGAAAGAAGCTATAATTGAGCAGGGCAATACTGCTCGTATTCAGACAATCGAACAGACTAATCAGCTTAGTGAAGTAATGAACCGTAATACTGCAATGCTAAGTAATAAGCTTGATATCCAGACTGCTGAAATGCGTTCTGGCTTCCAGGGAATCAAAGATTATCTCTGCCAAGAGAAGATTGAGACTCTCCAGCATCAGGTCACTCAGCTTGAAAATGCAGCTAATAACGCAGCTCAGACAAGTGCTATTAGTGCTTATGTTGAAGCCGCTATTCGTCCAGTACAGGCACAGGTCACACAGCTCGTAAATGCTGTCCCACCAAGAGCTACACCCGCCTATATTATTGGTGGTAATAACCCTTACGGTTATAATTACTACAATAACTCTGGCTGTGGTTGTAACAATGGTTGTGGATGCTAAATAAATAAAGTGCCCGTCGCAAGACGGGCACAATTATTGTGCAGAACAAGTCTGCAAGGAGAAGATAATTATGTTTGAGGCATATAATATTACAAGTGCAACTTATACCACTAATCAGCCCGTAGCTTTCACTACAACTCGTTATACGGATTGTCGTGTAAGATTAAACAATAGCAATACAATCTATATCAACACTCCTGGATGTTACTATGTTCATTTTAATGCTGTCGGCGCGGCTAGTGCAGCAAATACCGCAGTAACAATTCAGCTATATCGTAATGGTGTGGCTGTGCCCGGTGTTGTAACCACTGCTACCACAGTGGCTGAAGCTAACCCACAAACCCTATCTATGAGTACGATTGTGAATGTTCTGCCATCTTGTGCCGCCATTTGTAATAATGCGAATCTACAATTTGTAGTAACTTCCGCTGATGGAGTTATTACTACTGCTGATGTAGTCATCTTTAGATTAAAGTGAGGTGAGTAAAATGTACGAACATTATGATTACGACTACAAACCATTAAAGCATAGAATATTAAAAGAAATTGAAGAAATTGAAGCATGCAAAGAGTGGGATTCTGAACACGTTTGTGCATTAGAACGCTTGCTTCATGCTATAAAAAATATTGAAAGAATAGAGCAATTGGACAATTATGAATGGGAATATGATAATGCTGAAGAAAAGAAGCCATTAACAGAAGTAAAAAGATAATAAAAAGGGGAGCAGAAATGCTCCCCTTATTTTTTATGGTTTTCTAAAAGCATCAATTCTAGAAGGAAAACAACCATTATTAGTCTCATTTACAAGGTAGGTTGAATCAAATTCAGAAGTAGCATAAATCATTCCAAGTAAGGAACGAGCATTCACTACTCTATCTCCTTCTTTATTTTCAACCGCATACCAGCTATTAGTTCCATCGCACAATGCTAGAATGAATTGCTCAATCTGTTCTTTTGTATCGAGCTGAATTTTGCATCTAATATAAGGATGGCCTTGATAATCTTGTCTCATATTTATTCCTTTCCGTGAGAACAAGCACGAAGAATGCTTAGTGCATGAGCAGTTTTATCAGCGCGATTACCCCAGCAAAGAATGATGCCGCAAGGAAAGCTATTGGTATAATTATAATTAAATCCTACCTCAATCGCGCCATAAGTGGAAATTATATAAGAAATTAGTTCTTCAATTCCGCTTTCTTCAAAATATTCAAAGGGGTATTTAATTCCTGGAATATCTTCCCAATCAAGAGTAAGATAGCCACGTTCTGGAAAACTTTCCATTGCATTACGAATTACCTCGTCTACATACTGCTTAGCCTTAGTCTTAGTCAAACTTCAAACCTCCCCGCTTGTTCACAAAAATAATTAGCAACAGAACTATATTTTTCTTTTAATTCTGGTGTTAATGTTTCCTTCTTAATTAAATGGTCACGAATATCGGCTTTCTTTACAAGAATAGCGCACTGGCTGCCATTTTTGAAAAGAGTATTGATGTATTCTTCATAGGATTCATCGTCACAACGTGTTAAGGCACAAATGTCTTGTAAATATAATCCTAATGTCATTAATTGTGTAATTGTACAGGCATTTTCTTCAATCGCATCATGTGCAATAGCAAGCGCACAAAGATAACGACGAGTTTCTTCAGGATAAAACCGATAAAGCAAATCCTGCTTTACATATTCCATTACGCTCGTAACATGTCGCCAAGCGTCAATAGAATAATTATGTTCACAAAGACTGTAAATTTTAGAAAACTGCTCTAGTGTCATTTGTTTTCTCCTTTCCTTTTTACAATTCGCGCGATTTCATCGTTAGGAAGCTGTCTCCCACTTTCATCATGGATTTCATCCCATTCAAGTTGGAAACGCCTCATATCAGAAGGAAGTGCGCCCATATATTCATCACCTTTTACACTATACCACCCAAAGAAAGTAGAGTAACGCATATTTGGAACAAGGCGGCAGAATGGGTCAGTCTCATCAGCACCATAGTAAATAGTAATTGGACATTGAGCTTGCCAGCTAAAGCCGCTATTTACTGGTTCACCATAAAGCTTAGCATATTCATATTCACTATAATAGCGAACTTCCTTATAAGGGTTGGTTTTAGTTCGGACTTGAACGTACAACTTGCCATTCTTTTCATAAGGTTCACATAATACAGGATATTTCTGCCAAGTTTTGGCTACCATAAAACCACACCTTTCCTTACCTTATGTATATATTATACTATAATTTTAGAGAAAGGTCAATACCATAACGAAGGTAATATATCCGCAAGTAGAGAGAAGGCAATCTTATTATGATAATTTATTTCATTGAACATTTTTTTGATGTCTTTACTTTCAAAATTGTCTTCAACGGCTTGCGCTTCCTTAATGTGATAACAAATTTCATAGATTTTGTTTTTTGTTTCTTCTGAAATCTCAATAATTTCTTCTGCATTAGTGAGATATTGTTTTAAACCAAAATAAATTACGTTGATAAGATAAGTATCAAAATCCATCAAATCAAAGTCACAATAGCCATGAATAGCACGCTGATTGATCGCGGCGTTTAATTCAGAGTGCATCAGGGTGCTATCAAGAAGATTAACATTATTTTCGTTCATTATTCATTTTCCTCTCTATTAGATTATTCTTTGTTATGAGTCTTTATCTGCGAGTTTTGATACTTTTCATATTCATTTTACCATATCCATTCGCAATCAGCTTTTTCGATAACACGACCGCAAGCACCATTTGGACAATGAATATATGGCCCGCGAAAAGAGAAAGGCCCAGGGTCAATAAAGTCTTTCTTTTCACAAGCAACGCCAATGCCGCATTTGGGGCAGACTCCTTTATAATAAATGAGTCTTTCTTCTTGCTCTGGTGGTGCAATTATAATAATCATATCATACACCTGCTACAATATCATCAAAACGAGCCGCGGAAATTTCTACACAATATTTAGCTTGAGAAACTAGCTCATTGCAGTTCGGGCAAAGTATAGTCCATTCTGTTTTATAAAAAGGTGAAAATTCATCAGTAAAATCTTCAGAAGTAGCCACAAAATTGCATTCACAACGTGGACAAGTACAACTATAATAATGGGTAAGGGGTTTACCTTGTCTTACAATATGAATCATAATTTTTCTCCTCTCACTTGATAAGTAAGTCTACGATATTCTTCTGGCGCGATTGGCCATAGATTGTCTCCATGTACGCAACAAAAACAACCACCAGGACAGACTACTGCTTGAGTGCCGAGGAAGTCATCTTCAGAACAAATAAAATGACATCCACATCTACCACACCAGCCGCCATAATATTTTTTATTATCATTATAGCTCTTTGGTGGGGTAATGATTGTAATCATATACCTACCTTCTTTCCTTTTCTTTACCTATATTATATCAAATTTTATTGTTAATGTCAAATTTTATATTATTTAAATCCGCCAAAAATCGCATCTAATTGAGAAAGTATAACAGATACTTTTTGTGTAATAGTTATTGCATCAATAATATCTTGTCCTTGAGCTTTACCAACGGCCAAGAGACCAGTATTGGTATATCCACCGTTTTTTATAAGCCTGCCACCAGCCGCAACTTTTTTCCTATACCAAAATTCTGAAGTTGAAGCTGTATCTGTAAAAGATTGTTCTATTTTTACACTTGCATATAATGGCGAGAAGGTTTGAGTCTTTAAATCTTGTAGCCAAGCCAGTAAGTCTCTAATTATCCATCTAGTAGGAAAGAATTTTGAATTAGAAATTACCCAAAATATTGGTGGAATATTTACTACCTTAGTTTGTGTACCATCGGCTTTTTGCAAAGTGACAATACCGTTACCCCCAACGTGAAGATTATTAAAATCATCTAGACCTTGAATCATTTTTTTTACTGATAGCGCGGCAATAATTCTTCTCATATCTTCTATAATAGAAGACAATGATTCGCCCATCTGTGAGTGCGTTGCGCGGGCAATTTTTACTTTTCCACTACCTTTATTGAGTCTGCCATTAGTTTTTACAATTGTACCGACTTTGCTAAACCAGGTGTAGTTGGCAATAGCGTATGTTAGCCATTTATATTGTTCCTTAGATAAAAATTTTTCTTCTGAAAGTGATTTTCCAATTGAATCCCATTTTGCATCCTCAAAACCGCCAAGGCGCAGATTCTTTTTTATCCTTTCATTTCCTTTTTCACCTACTGTAAGTTTATAGTTTTTTATCTGCCAGCTGGTTTGAGATATAATGTTATCTAAACTATTGCCAATTAAGATCATCATATCAGAAGAGACGTCTTGTCCTTTAATATTTGTTTGTTGGCCTGTCATTACATTTATTATTTGATCTTCAATACCATTCTTTTTTGCAATATTGATAGCGACATCCAGTAAATTACGCCCGGTAAATAATTCTCCGACGCCGCCTCTAACATTTCGGTATTCTGAAGATTTGAATTCGACTTGTGTATTTCCTAAAACTTTATCAATTACTCCCAAAGCTATTTGCCGAGTATCCGCGGAATATTTTAGACAGTAGGTAGATAGTCTATTTTTTATTATTGTTCTGATACCTTTTTGTAAGGCATCTTCTTTAATCATATTCTCGTTTTTTATCAATCGTTCAACTTCTGCCTTGCAATCTTTTTCTATGTTTTTGTAAAAATCATCATTAGTATTTATGTAATCAGTTAGCTGCCAAAGGATAGCATCAGTAGCATTTTTCATAGAATCTCTATATTCATACATTTGTTTTATAAAAGTAGAGAAACCATCATCATCACGAGATGTAATACCAATAGAAGCATAAAAATTATTTTCTTGTGCCAATAATTTTTCTTGTTGTTTCAATAATTTGGCGGTAATTCTATTTATAGCTACTTCTACTTTAGCGACGGTATGGAGATTCATACCTTGCATTTTAAAATTCTCTATGTCAGAGTGAACATAATACGGATATAATTTTGCCATAAAATCACCTAAATAAAAAAGAAGCCCTTACGAGGGCTTCAGTTTGTCGTTAATATCTGTAAGCATATATAAAATACACATTAGAACTGCGAAAAATAATGGAATCATAACTTTTTCATAAGTTGCACCATCAAAAGCAAACATAAGAGCAGCAATCACTTGTGTTATAGCTACGATAGCCATTGAAACAAAATTACTAGTTTTCATTCTCCATCCTCCTTTACCAAGTAGAAAAACTCAGACCAACTACCAACATCAACCTTCGTCATACCATCCTCTTCCCAACAGCGGCGATAGTACGACTTGTAATTATGAGCTTTAAGAAAGTCAGTGATAATCGTATGACATTCTTGCTCTGTGCCGCGACCGAGACAGATGATTTCACCATTACTACGCTTGAATTTTACTTTCATAAGCTTTATTCCTTTCTTATTTCTTTATGTATATATTATACTTCAATTTTACTTATTTGTCAACATTTGTCGCGCGAGTTCATATGTGTGAACTACAACCATAGCTACTGTCATTGGCCCAACACCGCCAGGTACCGGAGTAATGTAGCCTGCTACTTCTTTTACATTCTCAAAATCAACATCACCACATAACTTGCCATTTACTCTATTTATACCAACATCAATTACTGTTGCTCCTGGCTTTACCATATCAGCCGTAATAAGATTTGGTCTACCTGCGGCAGAAATAAGAATATCAGCATTACGAGTATATTCTGCTAAATTCTTTGTCCTAGAATGGCAAATTGTTACGGTAGCATCTTCATTCAATAACATTCGTGCAAGTGGCTTGCCAACGATGTTACTTCTACCAATGACAACCACATCCTGATAAGCTAAGCTAATACCATAAACTCGTAAAAGTTGCATTATTCCTTCAGGAGTACAAGGTACACAAGGTGACCAATATGCTCTTTCGCCGCCCTGAGCTAAAGTAGCAACAGACTGTTCACTAAATCCATCTACGTCTTTCTGCGGACTAATGCAGGCAATTACTTGGTCTGGATAGAGTTCTGGAGGCATTGGAAGCTGGACAATAATGCCGCTCACAGTGGGATTGAAATTCAGTCGCTGAACCAGAGCACAAAGCTGATGACAAGAAGTTTCTTCTACCTTGAAATGATAATGTTGAAATTCTACACCTGCTTGTTCGCAAGCTTTTTGCTTATTCTTTACGTAAACCGCACTAGCTGCATCATCACCAACGCTAATCACAGCCAAGCAAGGCTTTGGCGAGTTATTAGGCCAATTATTATCAACTTGCCACCTAATATCGGTCAACATATTATCACGAAGTTTCTTACCATCCATAATAATTGCGCTCATAATAATTCTCCTTATAAATAAAGCCACTAATAGATATTCTATTAGTGGCACATAATAGTTTTTAATTAAATCAGGTGCAGGTGCTGGTAGCATTCTTTAGTCTGATAATATTCAGCACAGAAGCGATTTTTATAATTGCTGTTAAGCATTAGGTCTGCGGTATTTTTAGTGGTATCCCTCATCATTTTCTTTTATGCGTCGCTGGCTTTGAAATTATAGACAGGCTGCATAATACGTTCAATGCTGACAGTATCTCCAATAGCAGAGACGATCTGTTCCATCGGTTTATAAGCCATGGGAGATTCATCCTTGGTGGCTTCACAGACGGACGTAGTATAGATACCGCGCATAGATTCCTGAAATGCCTGCATGTCTACTTTGGCTTTAGCTTCTGAACGGGACATAATGCGTCCCGCGCCATGAGGAGCAGAATAATTCCAATACGGATTTCCCTTCCCTGTACACAGAAGTGTACCATCACGCATATTCATGGGGATAACCAATCGTTCACCAGAAAGAGCAGAAACAGCTCCTTTACGAAGGACATGCTGCCCATCAGGGAGAGTGGTGATATAATTATGTTTGGTATCAATGATGTTATCATAAACATCATCTAGCCAACCCATGTAGTTGGCAATAATAAAAGCAATACGCTTGCGGTTTCGTTCAGCATACGTCTGACAGATTTTCATGTCGTCAAGGTAATCCTGCATAAGCTGTCCACTGAGATGAGTTACCTGCTTAGGCAACTTTTGTACAGGATGAGCCTTGAGATAGGCTTCAATCTCTTGTTGACGGCCTTGTTGTTTCAATTCATCAATCGCTTTTTGCCGTGCCTCATCCCATTTTCCGTATTGCTTATAGGCTTCGTTTTGATAATACTCTGCCACCTGCTTACCAAGATAACGACTTCCTGTATGAATTAGGAGCCAGTATTCCCCTGTAACATCCTGGTCAATCTCAATGAAATGATTACCTCCGCCAAGCGTACCTAAGGAAAGCGTCGCTCTATCCAGATCCACGTGATCTTTGCAATGAAGTTTATCCAGCTCAGTTTGATCTTTGCGAATAGCAAGAATGCTGCTGCAAGAATGAACCTCAAAACCGCTTGGAACACGTTTGCGGATAACAGAATCCAGCTTAGAAAAATCTAGATGTTTATCTAGTTTGAGATGTGCCGCAAGCACACCGCAACCAATATCAACACCAACAAAGTTTGGAATAACCGCATTGGAAATTGTCATGGTCGTCCCGATAGTACAACCTGCTCCGGCATGGCAATCAGGCATAATGGCAAGATTTTCGCCAGCCAGACTTTTAAGGTTACACATTTCGATGATTTGACTCATGGTTGCGTCATCAATGCTGGCGTTCGTCATTACCTTAGCAGTATTGTATTTTCCGCTTACTATAAACATATATTTCTCCTTTCAGTTATCCCGTGAGTTTATCAAAATAAGAACAGATATAAAATCCACAGTCGCGGCATGGCTGACCGAGTGGGACTTGAACCCACATCCTCTCGCTTAACAGGCGATTGCTCCACCGATTGAGCTATCGGTCAATAAAATAATGGTCTAGGTGGGACTCGAACCCACATGTATCTTACGTGGGAGTTTTTAGTTCCTCCCGTGTCTCGCCAGTTGCACCACTAGACCATTTAGAAATGAGATTTGTTCTTCTTTCATTTTATACAATGGCACAGGGCGTGGGATTTGAACCCACGGATACTTTCGCATCACTAGCTTTCGAGACTAGCGCAATAAACCAAGCTCTGCCAGCCCTGTATAAAATGGAAAGCCTGAGACTTACTTGAGCTTTCCATGTCCTCTTCTCTTGCTGTTGGAAGCAATCAGTCACACACCGGACTAGGGTGTAGAGGACAATAGCACGAGTTTTGTAACTACTCGCAAAATCTTACGCTAAAGCACTATAAATTTCCTTTCAGCACATTCTTCCTTGCGGGATTCAGAGATTGCTGTCTCTTAGAGTTGCACTTAATTGTACTTTTTCACATATTGGCTTGCGACCTTTATGCGTGTCCATATTACAGAACAATAAGCTATTTGTCTCTTTAGCGTCGTACGCGCTTTTGCTTTATAAATCAAATTTAATTTCATAATTAGATTTTATTCTCTCTGAACGACGGGGCGTACGTTTGACCATTCGTAGCTTTTGACCACGACCCAGTCACCGCCATTCTGCTCGTCTTGCTATCGACTTACTTTAGTAAGTCCACCGGCCCTTTCGACTTATGACTTTCTTACTAATAAATGAAGCACCCCTTCTAGCAAAGTTGCACCTCAAATCAACTCGTCAGCCACTCATTTCTGAGATTATTTTATAGCGCATTTTTCATTGCGCCTATCCTGCCATAACCATTAGCAGTTGCCCTTTGGTTGAAGGGTGGACATTGACGATGTTGGTTTTCTGTTGAACAGATTACTCTGTCGCATGAGCTTTGAGCGACTCATGCTTTATACGTATCACTACGCTTATCTAACGACCCGAAACCAGCCGATTGTTTTACGTTTTTAGAAGGGAACGACTCAATGAAGAAACCCTATGGAACCAGCCGTTGGATTCAAACCAACAACTTGCGACCTGCGCTTTGCAAGTGGCCACTCTATCATATTGAGTTAGGCTGGCATATGATAAGGAGAACCTCACTCCTTATTACGTTAGCACCCTATTTTATTGCTAACTTCCACGGCCTAAGCCAAAACGAATCGCAGGGCGTGCAGTTTCAATCACGCGCAAGTAACGTGGAGTTCCACTTGTGTTACTTAGCTATTGTCTTACCAACTTTTAATGCTTGTTCACCTGCGAAATGGGTGCAGATTTGGGAGTCGAACCCAATCCTCGGAGTTTATGAGACTCGTGACTTAACCGCTTGTCCTATCTGCAATAACGTGAGCGGCGAAAGGGTTAGGCCTTTACCTTTCACCACTCGAAACCTGCGGCCCGTAGGTTACACAGGGAAGAAAGACAGAAAAGGAAAAGTCCGGACTACTTCCTTTTCCAATAGTGATACGAACACAAGAGGATAAGGCGAAGAATCCTTACATCCCCTGTTCGCGCGTCTCTTATAGTCACTACTACGCATGTGTCTTTGCCAGCTCGCCTCGGCCCCTTCCACTAGACAAAAGCATTTCAGCCACTGCCCTTTCTAGAATGTGGAATTAGGATCTGGTGCAATATTTCAGACTTGAACTGAAACGCCTTGCGGCGGGAGATTTTGAGTCTCCTGCGTCTGCCGATTCCGCCAATATTGCATATTGTAAGGAGGGAGGGAAAGTTTCCTCTCTCAACCTTACATAAATAGTATACCATAAATTTAAAAATTTGTCAAATATTTACTGACTCAAAATTTCAATAATTTTTTCAGCTTTTTCAGGTGTTAAGCCTTGCGCATAAGTAGTTTGGACAAAATGCGCGGCTAAAATTTCATCTTGAGTAAAGCCATCATCATAGTCATCAATAATGGCATAAGAAGTGACATTTGAATGTGATCCTATCCACAATTTTACCTCATCCGCGCGATTACCATAAGCATAGCTAACTGTGGAATCTCTAATAGACAAATGATATAGACTCAGTTGCCTTCTTAGTGCATCCATAGCTCGTTCATTAGTACGCCATGAAGAAGTAAGTACAATTTCTGCATTAGTTTGAAAGACCACATTTTGTAGTCTAAGAATCATTTCTTGACTAAGTAGATAACAACTATTAAATCGCGCACCATAGGTAAAGGATTCAACATACTGATCCCATTCTTCACTATTCAGTACGCCATCAATGTCAAGAAAAATTACTCTCATTTTACTCAACCTTTCTAAGTTGTCGCTTAGCCTTAGCAATAAGGCCTTTGTTCTCCTTCTCATTACGAGACAAATTAGCAATTCGCGCGATTAGTAGAGCCTTCTTAGTTTCATTCTTCATATAATATTCTCCTTATAAAATCACTCATAGCAAATTTCTTTTCTTTAGGTCATTGCAATTTTTTCAAAAGTATTTTTTAATTTCCCGCATAGCGGGCATTGACTCATAGAGCTAAAGCACTCATAATGACGTCCATTATCTAAAACAGTAAATTGCTGCGTGTCAATTAGATCATATTGATGTTTACATACTAACTGACGAAACCAAGTTTTTACGTCCTTCAAGAAAATCACTCCGTTTCTGCTATGAGTGACAATTAGTAAAATAGTTTTTCTTCCGCAAAACCATCGCGGGTTGTGTATTTAATATTCTTGATACCCAACTTCTTTATAAAAGCCATACAGCTTGGACAAGGACGAGATTCAGCTAAATGACCATTTTTCCATTCTCTATAAGTATACACTTCTACTTGAGAAAAGTCAATATCAAGATAACGAATTTTTTTCAATGCCGCAAGTTCTGCATGATTTTTAGAAGGAGTATCATTTTCTGGGAAACGATAGCGATTATATTGCTTCTGCAAAGGAGAAGTTTTATCAGTATTATGCCCACGTGCAAGTAATGAACCCTTATAATACACGGCGCAACCAACCCGTGCCGACCCTGAATAGTCACTCTTATTCATTTCATCATGAGCAACTTTGAAAAAAGACTGTTTCATACTTACTCCTTTACAGAAATGGGACGCAGACCTACAACCGCGAAGTCATAGAAACCTAGGTTCTGCGCTGGCATAGAGGGAAGAATTTGAATCTTCATCTTCTCATTTTGGAGACGAGCGGTTTACCAATTAGCCTACCTCTACATATAAAGGAGAAGAGTTTCCTCTTCTCAAATATTATTCCATCTCACCAAAAGAACAAAAATCTTCGGGAGAAACAGAGACATGAACAAATGCGTCATCATCATCTGACACTAAGTCATCTTCCATTCTATTACCTAAAAGGTTACACTTATCTCTTAGCTTGTCATAGTGGCGGCAAAAGCCGCAAGTAATTAATCCAAGTTCATACCCATCAATTCCAGAATTTGTAATCATAGGATGACTTCCTTTCTAGCCATTTTGGAATGTCAGCCGGCTCAACAACATAGCTACCATCATAATAGTCACGAATCCTCCTACCCTGGCCGCAATCTATACGCTGACATTCATAATCATTATAATGAATATCAAGCACCTCATCACCACTAAGGACAGTTACACCAATAAAACGAATATCATCTAGATTATAACCATTTTTTAGAGTAATAGGAATCTTTTGGTCGTCCCAGTCATATCCAAACAACATATTCATTCCTCACTTTCTATACATAGTATATCATAATTTTATTTATTTGTCAAACAATATTAGCAGCCAAATATACGCGAAAAGCCCAATCACGTACTCCTTGCTCTGTAAGAATCCATCCGCCGACATCAATAGTACGACGAGGAAGATGCGGGCCTACCTGATCGCGCAATTTGCCGCATTCATAATTATTATTCATTTCTGTTTTTAGAAAAATTTCAATATCTGATTCTAATAGCTCAACACGATATAAACAATTCTTATAATATTCATAAAGCTGATCGCACTGCCTCATAGAGAATGGGTCTGTATAACAAAGATTATCATTTTTATAACGTACCAGCCAATAATATTGTCTATACAACTCTGCCCAAGCCAAACCGTCATAATGGTCACTTTTTTTCAAAATATTATAAAGATTGCTGATACTAGTACAAACAATATGATTAAGTTCTGTTGGGTCGCGATAAAGGAAATTAAGAACATATTGGCTCAATTCTTCTTTATAGTCGGCGAAAATATCTTTCTTGACCACATAATATTCTGATGCAAGTACTTCTATTACTGTAATATTATTCTTGAATAACTGGTCAACAAAAGTATTGATATCAATTACAATGATTTTCTCACCATTTTCAAGTTCATAGCTATCATTAAAAGAACGTTTCTCAAAAGCATATTGGCGACTAGGTACAACCACAGCCAAACTATTGATAGGCGAATTATCGACATCAAGTCCATAATTCTGCACACCGCGCAAACCAACAAAGAAGATTTCCCAATATGGTTCGTTACTTACGTCAATCTTTGCTTCGACATAATCTTGATGTTCTTTTAGTCGTGCAATAATTTGATGATATCTCATATATTTCTCCTTTCTTGGCGGGGTGACATTCCCGCATCTCCTAACAATGGGTGATAGCTGCCTGTTCTATCCTCAAGAAGGAGAAATAGTAATAGCGGTTTTAGTGGAAGAAAGGTAAAGACTGTTACTTTTGTCAATATCTTCTTCAATCAAGAGCACATCATCAAAAGATTCATAATCATAAAGAGGAACAATTCTCACATCATTGATCATCTCATCCCCGTACTGCCTAACAATGGCAGCCATAGCGTCAGTAACAGTCTTGCCATAAACAAGAACAACATCTGTGCTATAAAGTGACTTTTCAATATCGTTTAGAACTCGTAGATTAGCAAGATAATACATAAAATCACACCTTTCTTATGCAAAGCCATACCCAATTTCATCGCACAAGTTAGAATTATTAAAGAATCTGTCGGCTTCTTTAGCATCAATAGGCTTCTCAACATCACCATATTGCTTCATAAGAAGATTGTATCCTTCGCATCTCCAAGCACTCCCAAGTGCCATAACGCTTGTAGGCACGTCCTTATCTTCTTCCCGCGGCGGCATCATAATTTGAATAATACGCTTATTTTTTGCAAAAGCATAGCCAACTTCCCAAGCAGTACCAAAAGTACATTCGCGCCCATAGTCAAGAAATACCACAATATTTGCAGCATCAAGCTCATGCACGTCAATAGAAAATACACAATGCGCCCAAGTTTCAGAATCCATACACCACGCATTAGGTACTTGCATCTTCATTGGATCATAAAAGGTACAGCCGCCATATTCAGGAAATTCATTCTCCACCGCGTTCAACATACGAACAATCATATCACGCATGTTCTTACGTTGTTCCAGCCATTGAAAATGCTCGTCAGCGGACTGATTTACTTTCTTTACGATTGGCGCGGCAAAATAAACACGAAGCGGTACTCCCATAAATAATTGCTCCTTTCCTTTACTGTATATACAGTATACCTCATTTTCCTTCTTTTTGCAATAGTTTGTAGTAAAATAACATAAGCTCTTTACATTTTTCTTCGATATTGTGGCGGCGTCCAGAATTGCACTGGCGTAAACACGAATGGTGTCAGGCTTCTAATTACCTCAAACCGCCATAAAACAAAAGGAGAGCCGAAGCTCTCCTAGAAGCTTCTATCAAGCTATTGGACGCATCCTCCAGCTCAGGCCAAAATCCGAGGATATTAGGCCGCAATTCATAAATATAAGAAGCTTAATACAATGACTTTAGTAGACGACTAAGGCCAAATAGACCATCATCTTCAAAGTCAGTTACATCTTCATCCATAAGTACCTTGCCATTCTTAGTAACGGTAACATGACTAGTTTTATTGTTGGATATTGTAGTAATGACAGAGTTGAGATATCTCTGATACTTTTCTTCTCGTTCTTCAGACAGCTTATCAAGCTCTTTTTCCAGATTATTCATCTTCTTATCGAGTTCATCGAGTTCATGTTTCAGACTATTTATATGGTCATCCTTAATCTTTGCTTCGTGTTCAGCTTCATTGAGCTTGTCCACAGTATCAAAAACTTTCTTTAGCGTTTCAGAGTAATACTTCATAGAATTACCTTCCTTTCAAAATGATAGCGGGTAAAAGACTGTATAAACTCGCAATTAGTGCCGCTGCACTTTACGCCACATAGCGTACTATGTGCCGCTCTTCCAATTTTCAATCTAACTAATTGGACAGTCTAGGGCCGTTCCGTTTTAGATTCCGAACGTCCAAGCTACGGTTCCGATTAAGGCTCAAACCAATACGATGTACTGAGTTAAAGTCATCCATCATGACTACACGCTTTTATAGAGTATTGCGTCGTTATCCTCTTTTTGGCAGACAAAAGGACTCACACCTTTACCAACGATTTTAAATATCGTTATTCTACTATTGAAACTATATCTGCATAATGGAGAGGGCGATGACCCTCTCCGCGGAGGTGATGTTTGTAGCTGTACTACAATGGGTGGAGGTGGATGGCGTATAGTAGGGGAGTTGAACCCCTCTCTTTAGCGTGACAGGCTAATATTCTAACCGATGAACTAACTACACGTATGGCGCGAATTACAAGATTTGAACTTGTGGTAGCTTTTCACTACGGCAGTTTAGCAAACTGCTGCCTTAGACCAACTCGGCCAAATTCGCGAATAAAAAGGCAGTCACAGAGCAGTCGGTGTATGCGTTACCCGCTCTGCTATTCCACCTTAGCGGCCCTTTTACATCTTTCTGTGGAGTGGGACGCTACTTCTCTCTCAGTCAGCAAGTAGGTTTTTATGTTTCCAGCGCTCTACGCCTGTGCGCCGCAGAGGAAATAACAACATAGCGCATACTTGTGTTATTTCAATCTGACCTTCATCATCGCCAATTAGTTTCAGCTAGAAGGTGTTTTCATTTGACTAATGTCAGTCAACTTTTATTTATAGTTGCAAGCTAACACTACAACTTGAAGAGTAGCCGCGTCTAGCCCTTCAACTTCCCACTATGCCGGAAGCCTTTCTGTACTACGGAAAGCCAGTAAGTATATCTAACCACGTACTTACCAAAATGCGCCCATTGTGTGCAACCTGCACTAACTCTAATGGAGGAAATGGAGCCGCCATTATATTTCAGACTTTTTGGTTCGGAGGAAGCCCTTATAAACAACACAGGGCGGGCCTGCCCGACGCTTTGGCGCCAGTTATGTTGTTGCGATTTGGCTCTTGTCCTTTCCAGCATCGCCACGCGGAGGCAAAGTCATGATGCCAAGGAGAATAGAGTGCGTTCTCTATTCTCCCACAAGGAGGTAAATCAATGGAAAAGTTTTTTATCAGATTGGTCTTTCGACCGGTGGTACACCCACCTGGTACCGCCCCAGGAATCCCTCCTTATAAGAGAGGTGCAAAGACTATCCTCACCTTGGGTGCATTTAATGGCTTGCCTTACCATCTAGGCTCACTCGCGGGCCTCCTAAGTTACGCTTAGTTCTCGTTTGATGCAATTTATAAAGGCGGTTTCATCGTTAGCTCACTTCCGCCACGACCGGATTACAATCGTCGCCACTGATTAAGATTGAGATACGACTTATTCCTATTCTAGCCGGACGCGGGAGAGTAGGCAATAGTATCGAATTTCAGCAAAAAGTTCTTTTATCGTCCGTTCGCTTCAGTTGGTACGTCTCTTACAACTCCATCACTGTAACGAAGAACTTTTCTCTCTCAACCTTACAATAATATTATATCAGATTTTTGGAATTTTGTCAAATTTTGGAGGAGGAATTTTTTAGTGAAAGAAGATATTGATACATTTCTTCTTCTTCTTCAAATTCTCTATCCAGAACCGAGCAGACATAAGCACGCTTGATTTTATAAAACTTACCAGTTTCTTCATCAAGATAATATTGGTACTTTTCCGTAGAATAACAAAGACTCATATCCCGTTCGCGAATGAAGCCTAAAGTCACTGTCTTTCTCATACTCTTCCCTCACTTTCTATATATAGTATACTATAATTTTGAAAGAAAGTCAAGTTATAACACATATAATATTAGCAGAAAATCATAGAGCCGCGGCTATGCTTCTCTAAAAAACTGCTGATTTTCTTTTTTCTTTCTTTTTCAGATAAGTCAGGAAAGCATACTTCTGCTGGTATAAGGTCGTGATAAATTTCTACTTCTTTCATCAAATCTCTTGCGTGACTAGGTAAACAATCTAATCCTGTTAGAATTGCACTGTATTCGCCGCCATTATAAAAATTATAGGCGCGGCGTAGAGGTTTATCTATCTTTTCTATAATTTTATTTACAGTAGCGCATAAGTTTTCGTCTTTTTTAATAATCAAATAATAAAAGTAAGGACATTCTAGCTTATCCTGCACTGTTGTTAGCTGATAATAATTCATTATCATTCCTCTCTTTTTATACCATTTTTATATTGTACCGTTTTCTTGCATAAGACGACATTACTTAATTCCCCAAATTATAAAACAATAAAGCTATAACCAACAAAATTATTGCAGTGCCAAGTGCGCCGCCTATAATCATTATGGTTTCAATCATACAATTGCTTTCTCCACTTCATTCCAAGGATAGGCTACATGCTCAGCAAGATAAGCACGCCACATAGAGTCACTGAAATAACCTAACTTATGATAGTAAGTTGTACTACCATATTTTACAGCTTCAAGAAAAGAAGCTAGAATGTTAGCAGGTGCATTGTCAATGGGATAAGCGTACAATTGTTCCATTTGTTCTGCCCCTAAGAGATCAATGAGCATTTCATCAATGTTTTCTACATCAGTGAGAACATAATAATAACAGCACTCGCCATTCTTTTCCATCATTATAGCAAATCTTTCCATGTTATACCTCACAATGTATAGGGATTATTATGAGAGTCATTGTAAAGAACAGAAAACAGGAACCCGATAGTAATAATTACAAATGCAATCATCGTCATTACACAATCACCGTCTTATCAGTAATTATTGTATAATGATCACAGAGAAGAACATCAACATAATGTTCCCAGTGTTCTTTATCAGTTTTCTTTAGGAAGAAAAAATTAGGGCTATGATTCTTAACAGAGACATTGCTTTCTAATACTTCCTGGTCAGTTTTTAGCGGCCAAAAACTAACGTCATCAAATTCAACTTTATAACTCTTTTCAAGTAAGTTGACTATCCGAAAAAGAGTATAGTTTTCATCAGCCATATCGTGCATGAAAAGAATATAGTAAAGATTTTTCTCTTCGTTGGCCGCGCGAACAGCATAAGTTCTCATATTATTTCTCCTTCCAAGTTTTAATAAGATCAATAATTATATAGCCAATAAGTACAACACCAAAGAAAAGAAAAGCAATGGTTGTAATTTCTTTCATTTTTTCTCCTTTCTATTATATTTATAGTATATCAGAAATAGAAAGAAAAGTCAATTATTTATTGTATACAAATAATTTTTCCGTTTGAATAGTGGAGTTACTTGCCGCATTTAGAATATTGCGGATTGGTTTACTCCAAATTTCTTTCCATCCTTCTGGCGCGGAAAGCTCAGAAACAATGACAATATTGTTCGCCGCCAATTCTTTAGCTTTAGTCCAAAAGCGTTCAACCTCATAATCATCATAAGGATAACCAGTAGTAGCATTATAAGGTGGGTCACAATAAATACAAGTACCACTAGTATTTAAGTCAAAGAAAGATTGAGTATAGAATTGACAGTCGGCAATTTTAGGAGCTTGGGCTTTCATGTTGCGATATTTTTCTCCATGATGACTACGAGTAGGAGAATTACTATATGCGTCTTTGCCCCAACCGCCATTATAAAATTTACCGCTAAAAGAACCAATAAATCCAATCATGCCAACATACCAATCTGGCTTTTCTTCATGGTTGTGCGCGCGCCATAGATTACGGCAATAGTCATACTCTTCTTTTTGAATGGGAATGGAAATTTCATTTAACTTATCCAGATTATTTAATACTGCAATAAGATAAGGATTGGTATCATACCCTATTCTAGTCTTAGCATTGATATTTTGTATAACGCTGCCGCCACCAACAAAAGCATCAATAAAAGTATCAATATGATTGTCATTGATATACTTTTGTATAATTGGACAAATATATTTTACAATACGAGTTTTACCACCTTGATATACCATAAATTCCTCCAGCACAAAAAGCTACCCGAAGGTAGCTAAAGTAATTAGTTATATTTATCATATAAATATTTTTCTTGCTCTTTTAGCAAGTAGTCATACATTTCTTCCGCATTTCTCGCGGGAATTGTGTTACCGCGTGCATCTGTCCAGAAGGTAGGGTCTATTTTTAGTCTTTCGCCGCACTCAAGTTCAAGCATCCAATACGACAAATCACTACCTGAGACAGAATTCCAAACTTCATTACGTTTATCCCACGGTACATAATCATATACGGCTGTGTTAAGAAGCTCATAGGTAGAATCTAGTAGCTTCCATATAGGATTATCATCCATTACATCAATCTTAGCATCATAAAGATGATTGAGATAGGATAAGGTGTTTTTATAAATATCAATATAAGTACAAAATTGTTCTTTAGAAATCAACATATAATTCTTCCTTTCTTACCATTCAAATTCTGGTTGTCTATCCCAATAAACCAGATCATCCCAATCATAGTCATCATCATAACGTCCGCGTGAAATGCGCGAAGGTCGTTCATCGTAATAGTCAGCAATGTCACGAACTTCATCATAATAGCCACGCATACAATTCCCCTTTCTTATCGGTCATTTGCTTTTAGTAAAGCTGTTAGTACCATACCTAAGACAAGACCTAGTGCTGTGCCAATAAAAAAATTTAGCATTGTATTTCTCCTTTTTAGTACATTTCTTCTGGAAGAGCTTCTATACAGCATATATCAAGTTCTGAATCGTCATCACGTCTAGCTATTACTTGTGCTTTTACATGATACTCATTAGCTAAATAACAAGCAAAAGAGCGAGTAATTTTTACAACTTCTTCATAGCTATAAGTATAATTTGTGATATAAATTGACCCTTTACAATACTGAGATGTGCGTTCGTTGATAGTAGCTCTCAAGCCATAAAAACTTCCTATATCGCAAATAAAGTCAGTATATTCTGATTTTGATTCTGTTTTTTCAGAGTAAGTCTCTTTCATCATCATGGCAATGCCATAATTTTGAGAATGAAGTTTATAGCCTTGCGCCGCTAGTTCATTCATTCTCTTTTCAGCATTAGTCGTACCATCTCGTAAATTGATAATTTTATAATCAATATCGCAACGATATTCTTTATCCATTGATATTCACCTTATATATATTCATAAAATTTCAGAATGCTTGATTGCAACGTATGAGCTTACGTTATAAACTTGTCGTAAATATTGTGAAAAGTCTTTCGTAACGCGGTCTTGTTCTGTATAGGGTAGAGAATATGGCATCCAGATAGTGGCGTTACAATAGTATGATGTTACGCTGTCAATGGATACAGGATAGTTATAGAAAGTAGTGTCCTGCGGTATTTTGTCTGGATCATTTTCTATACAAATCAGCCGCTTTACTACTATATAGGAATCGCTGCGATAATCTTCTTTATATCCAATAGCTAATAGATGATTTAGGTGTTCTTTCTCTTCTATTGGAATTGCTCTATAATTCCACTTATATTCTGTCATTCAGTCTCCTTTTTCACCATCTGCGCGAAAAGTACACCGTCAGTCGTTGAGTATTAGGATTATAACGATAATGTCCATTATAGTACCAACAATCAGCAAGCGGCGCGACTAGTTTAGCAGCTTTGGCCGCCCAGAAATTAAAATTAATAGAAGGCATGATGTAGGAGAATTCTTTTTCAAGCATATGAGTATGAAGAGTAGTGATAACGGGTTCATCAAACTTATTCATATACACACAACCTTTCCTTTTACTAATTATAGTATACCACTAATCGCGCGAAAAGTCAAGAAAGTTTAATCCAATTTTTACAGCCAGGGCAAGTAACGCCTATAATGGGAACAGAACAAAGTATGCCTGTATCCGCGGGAACCATAGTAACGCTAGTTTTTGTCTCTAAATCTTCTTGGTCATATTCAAACACAGTATAACAAACTTTACACATTGCACGCTTAGGCCAAGGAGAATTGTACTTAATAATTTTCATTCATCATCATCCTTCATTACTTTAATACTCTTCGCGCAACTAGGACAGACAACAAAATAGGCATCATAGATATCTCCTAGCTCAGCCATAGTTGGTACATGTTGCACATCCCGTTCATCATACTCAAACTTAGTCCAACAGCGGGGACAAGTCTGTATCTTTGGTTGAGGTTTCCATTTGTGTAGTTCCAGAATCTTCATTAGATTTCTCCTTTCTATTAGTAGGTAGAGAATGTAGAATCCAAAATAAATTGTTTATTTCTGTTACATATCCTTTCTCTACCAACATCTTCATAGCAGTATGAGCTGTGGTCTTACTAAAGCCGCTCCAATTCATGAAGGCTTGCGGCGAATACATAACTTCAAACCCATCTTTATGTTGATGGAGGTAAAGATACAATACTAGGGGTGCGCCATTAAGGTCACGACAGGCTTGTTGTAGTGCATCAAATGGTAGCGCGAAAAACATACCATCTTCAGCTTTAGGCTTGTCAATTATAATACAGCGTTGATAGGGATATGACAATCAAATCACTTCCGTTGTGCTTCCAACAGAAAAACTTGACTGCATGTTGGAGAGCAATAGTAATAAGGCGTATGCCATAAAAAATCATCTTGATATTTTCCCGCGGCAATAAGCAATTTTACTATCGCTTCTGTCATGCGTTTTGCATTAGAATAAGAATGATAGTTGTCTGAGCAAACTACGCGGCCATCATACAAGTTGAAAGCGCGAATACAAAAGAGGGGTTCTTTTGTATCACAGGATGTAGAGTCATCGTCAGATAGGTGGGTTAATGCTAAAATTTCTTGTTCTAGTTTGGAAAAGTATTGCTTAACTTTTTCTTTGGTGGGCGGAATGCTGTTTAGTTCGGGTCGTGGTGATGTAGGATGATGGGTGTTCTCTCCATAAGTGAAAGTAGTTTTCATTTGGGTAATGCTCCTTTCTTTTTCCTTATACATATATTATCTCATAAATTTGTTTTTTTGTCAAATTTTAAAAGTAAGAAATTTCTTTGTGACTTTTTACCCTGTTATCCCCTTGGGTCGGTCGCGGCGCGGGTCGCGCAAGCGACCCAAGGCGCCAAGCCGACCTAGGGGGAAATGTTTAAAATTGAGAATTGAGGGATAGGGCGAAGCCCTATCCCGAAATTCGCTATTTTAAACATAGGGGGTGTCCTGTATGGGCAATAAGTAGTGGCCTATTATATAAAAAGAAGTTATCATGCCAGTAATCTAGGTATGATTTTATATTCTATATAAAAATAGAGTTGCGGAGTTCGGTTTTCTGAATTTTTATTCTGAATTTAGAACGCCCCGCTAGAAAGGTAATATAGAATATAATATATAATAAAATATATTATAGAAATAATATAGTAAGTATAATATATAATAAGAGTATAATAATAAATATAATAGTAATAATTATTGACAATATAGTAAATATAATATATAATATAATAGTAATAAGTAATAGTAGTAATATAATAAAGAATATAAATAGTATAAT